ATGGGATATAACAAATCTTTGAGGTATAGCCGTCACGAAGGCACCACTTGTGTAATTGATAATCATCACCTTAAGAGTTTAGGCTCGGTGCTCAACGATGTGCGTCGCAAGAAGGATCACATCCGCGATGAGGAATTCGGTCCTATCAAGGACATCGCTAACCAGTACATGGTTACAGAGGATCCCTTCCGCGGACCCGGCAAGAACGTACGCATCACCCTGTTCAAGGAGATTCGTCGAGTCCACCCCGACACAATGAAGCTCGTGTGCAACTGGAGCGGAAAAGAGTTTCTTCGCGAAACGTGGACGCGTTTCATTTGCGAAGAGTTTCCCATCACCACCGACCAAGAAATCATGGACCTGTGGTTCGAGCTCCAGCTTAGACCGATGCAGCCCAACCGCTGTTACAAATTTACGATGCAGTACGCTCTCTGTGCTCATTCCGACTATGTTGCCCACGACGTCATCCGTCAGCAGGATCCTTACTATGTTGGCCCAAACAATATTGAGCGCATCAACCTGACCAAAAAGGGATTCGCATTCCCCCTCACTTGTCTCCAGTCAGTTTACAACGAGAACTTTGAAGAGTTCTTTGACGACGTTCTATGGCCCTACTTCCACAGACCCCTCGTCTACGTGGGCACCACTTCCGCCGAGACCGAGGAGATCATGATCGAAGTGTCTCTTCTGTTCAAGATCAAAGAGTTTGCACCTGATGTACCACTGTTCACCGGCCCAGCCTACTAAATAATACCACAAATTATATCCATACAACAGCTTTATTGATCATTTTATTAAATATCTACTGAGTACAAGCGTCGCAGTTGGACAAATCCAGATACTTTTGATCCGCGGTAAACATTAAATAGTATATAGCAGTCTTGAGTTTCGCGTCAAACGTGTAGCGCAGTACACGAAACACATCAGCATAGGTCGCCTTGCAATTGATGATGACCGACTGCGACTGATCAATGTACGGCGCCGTCTTTTCATACACCTCCACCTGTTTCTTGATAGTGACAAACTGGTTGGTGCCCGGTTCCTTGCTCTTCAATAAAAAGAACGGAGTCTCTGCAAAGCGCCCGATGCCAGAGTTTTTGGTGATGGCGACCGCGCCCGCCATGGGATACTGAATCGATTCGGTCACGTTCGTCAACAGACTTGTAGTGGCGGTCGGCGCCTGCGCGGTTAGCATACTGTTAGCCATACCGGCTCTCATGTGCGGTCTGATCCTATCCCACTCGAGCGCAGGTGTCACGTGTCTCAGATCAAATTGTAACAGTCCGCGAGCAAACTCGCTCGAGCTATAGTTGCAGCACTCGATATTGTACACCCTGTTATACACAATACTAGATAACACACAACCCATGTAAATATATTCGGACACTAGTGCGGCATATTTTGGCATCGCGTCCCCATACACCTCGGCGCGGCCGCAAAAAATGTACACCGCGTCAAACAAGCCCGTGGGAGTCACGCCAATTTCGCGACGCGGTGTATCGTCGAGCATAGTGTTGAGCACAAACACCGCCATGTATGCGCTAGAAAAACAATGCTCAAAGAGATCGTTGTCAAACTGCGGCAGACACTCAATTAATCCGTGCGTCATAAGGTCGTGTTTAATTTCGGTCATAATCGCGGCCCGGTCATAGTCTTCGCAGTAAGCGGCCACATTTACGGTTAACAGAGTGCACATTGAGCTATCGCCCGAATCGGCATACTGGCATATCTCGGTGCACAGATTCAGCGTTTGCACCGTGCCCAGCCGCTTTTGATTATTGTACTCGTTTACGCGGTCCCGCCACACGATGTACGGAAACCCGTTCTCGGCGATACACGTAATAATCTCGCCCAACACCTGTCTGGCCGACATCTTTTTTATGTACAACCGCTTATCCACCATGCGCCAATACAACTCTTCATACTCTTTACCGTAACAATCGTTGAGAGAGGCACCGTCGAGAGTGGTGTGTCCGTCGAAAAAGTACCACATGGCGTCACTGTCTCGTTGCTGCATCGTAATAAAAAAATCCGGTATCATCAGCCCGTAGAATATATTGGGCGTAATGCGCGCATTCTGTTGGCGCAGCGTTAGGCAGATTGTCGAATTGATATTGTGCATAGACACATACATAGCGGTGCGGCTTTTTCGTTCGGCCACGTTTAGATTGTTGCCACCGTTAAGGTATTGGCATATTTCCATAAAGTTATTTCTTAACTCACCACTCTCCGTGGAGCCTTTGTGACGCAAATTGTCCGCGCCAATACCGACACCCGTACCGTTCACACACACCGACACCGCCCGGTTTAGCTCGTCCAGTTTAACTTTCGCCTTATAACTTCTACTGAACGTGGTCAGATGGCACGCGCTCGGAGTATCATTGTTGTCCGCGCACAGCGCCGACGACGGTATCAGCGACACGCTTTCCAGCAACGATTGCACCAATTTACTCTTGGTCGGATGAGAATTGGTCATCTTTTTGGCCATTCGTAGGCAAAATTTTGACGGAGACTCGCCAACCCGCATCATTCTGTTCACCAGAACGTTTTTACCGCTAGTTTGCAAGTTGTTGATGCGGTTCATGTTGACTGTTGATCTGCACCCGATCGATGCGCATTATATACACAAGAGATAAGATTACTATCTCATGGTATAAAACGCCCGCTGCGTATGCAATCGCCACAGACATCAACGATTAGTAAACAAACAATGGAGCGTGTGAACCAGTTCTTTAACGCTACTTTCCAAACTCGGCTCACCGACGAGGATCAACAACGACCGTTCGAAGTGTCGGACACGTCCACGGGTAACTCGTTGCAGATTTGGCCCCCAAAGTACGGACTGTCGTGGGAATTTTACCAGAACCACCAAGCAAACTATTGGTCGGCAGAGGAGCACGAACCGCTGGACGATGTCAATGGATTTATCAAGTTGTCGAGAGAGTGGCAGAATGCCGTGCTGCGCTCGTTTGCCGTGCTGGCCATCGGCGACGATGCCGTGATGAAATTTATTAACGAAAACGGTCTCGAGTGGGAAGAGAGCACCGAGTGGTTGTTTAAGGATCAGGGAGCTCGCGAGACCGTGCACAAGATTGTGTACAATAAAATGTTACAGCTGGCCAATCACTCGAGCGACTACGTGGTCAATTCGTTTACGAGTGACGAATTTGTGTCGTACATAATGGGCGGCGATGTGTTGGAGTTTGAGTCGTCAGGACAGAAGAAGGCGTGTTTTCTCATCAAGATGATTTTCTGCGAACGCTACCTGTTTGCTGTGCCATTTTTGATCATCAATCTGTTGGGCGAGACAAACGCTATCAATACTTGTGTCAAAATCAATATGCAAGTGATGAAAGATGAAAATGTGCACTATTTGCACGCGGTGGCGCTGCTTAAGGATATAAAGGGGGACAACGCGCAGGCGATCGACGAGCTGTTTTGCGCCATCGGGGAGCGATTTGTGAAAATTGTCGAGCCTATGGTGATCAAGATTGGACTGGAGTTGACTGATAAACAAAAAGCGGGACTAATGGACCATGCGCGATTCACGCTGCGCGAAATATACATGGACAACGGGATTGAGTCGCCGCAGAGCGTTGCTCAGTATACAAAAACACCCTTTTCTGTGTTTGATAAAAACACTGGTGTGGACAAATTTAATGTGATGGAGAGCAACTCTACTGTGTATAAAGCTGTACGCGGTGTATATATGCCCGATTGGACCAAGGACGATGACGAAGAGGTGCTTATCTGTAAACGCAGAAAGGTATAAAAAGACCCACCAAGACCTGCTTGCCATCAGTCAATCATGAACTGTATTCTTCCTCGTCGACCGATTGAGTGTTTTTTGTGCAAACGCCGATATGATAATATTTTTTATACTTCCACCAGTTGGTATTCCGTGGAGTGTAGACACAGCATTTGCTCGAACTGTTATCAACAACAAACAAAATGTGTGCGGTGCGATGTCGACACAGAGTATGCACAGACGGATCGGCTCGAAGAGATATACCACGAACGAGCCGTACGCGAGATGACAATATGCACTGGCTGCAACAAGTTTTGGGACGTGAAAAAGGAGCGGTATATTGCTCTTTGCAAACATTGGGTGTGTCCTGCGTGTTTCGTCTCGGAACATATGTCGTGTGTTAAATGTAAAGAAACTAAACAGTTTCATCACGTGGCAAGCTACCTTGACGGACAGGGTTATTTACTTGATTTGGTGATGTACAAACCATGCGAGTAAACATAAATGTTATATTGAATTTTTTATGTCGTAATCCAATAAAATATTGTTTATGCATTTTTCTATTTTATTTTCTGCACTTTGTTCCGCATCCACAACTTTTTCATTGCTTTTTTCCAAAACTTCATCCACAATTTTTTCCACAACTACAATGTTTTCTTCACTATTTTGCACAACGTCATCCACAACCACAACGTTTTCTTTTACTTTTTCCGAAGCAACAACACTGGTGGCACGAGACGGTTGCTGGATAAATAGTTGAATTGTTTCAAAAAATTCGACACATTCGCTCAATGTCAACGTTACGTTATCGTCGTTTGACGAGTTAATTTTGTTTTTTAAACTCTTGTTCCATTTAAAACGGTTTATTGTTGTTTTAGCGTTTGTTGATTCTTTAATATACTTTATAGCTTCTGCTGCCATGTCTGCCGTCGCTAAACTGAATAGTGTTATTGGGGCGTTGAAAAATATAGAAATTATCGGACCACTGAATGTGGACGAAAATGAGGCCGACGCTTATGAAAACGTTTATTTATGCAAAAAAAAGGACACGCAAACGTGTTATGTACTAAAAGTTGTAACAGGAAAAAACAATCCAATGGAGTATACCGCCATGAAAATTATGAACAATCACAATAATTTTGTCACCATTCACGACTATTTCGACGTGGACGGTGTTACTTATTTTATTATGGATTATATCAAGGATGGGGATTTGTACAACATTATAGAAAAAAAGGAGATGGCCAAGAGGGACATAATCGATGAAAACAAGTGTCGCAAGCTAGTGCTGTCACTGGTCAACGCGCTCAACAGACTACACGCGCACAAGATAATACACAACGACATCAAGCTGGAGAATCTATTGTACGACATTGGCAAAAACCACTTGTACATTTGCGATTGCGGTCTCAGCCATAGCATAGACACCCCTTCCTGCGACGACGGCACATTTGTATACTTCTCGCCCGAGAAAATCAACAAGGAGGTCAACCAGGTGGCGTTCGATTGGTGGGCCGTGGGAGTTGTCACATACGAAATACTTGCGAAAAATTACCCGTTTGATATTAGCGAGGAGGACGAGATTAAGCAAGATCCGAAAAAACTGATGAAAGTCATCAAAAAGGGTATACCGAAAATAAAAAGACGCAGCGAGACGGCTAACGATTTTGTCAGACAAATGTTAACTTACGATATTACAAAAAGATTGTCCACTTACAACCAAATTATTAAACATAAATTTTTACAATAAAGAATGTAACATCAAAGAAGTTGCCTTTTCGTATGCGCTATGCGCCTCCAACAAACAAGTGTGGTTGTTTTTGATGCATTTTTTTTGCTCAGCCGCGTTGCGCAGTTCGTTTAGTTGCTCGCCGATCGTGTTTACGTGCGGTTGGTTATTCAACATATAGTGACGCAGAACCACAAAGTAGGCGTTGAACGCAGCGTCGATACGTTTTAGGATGAGCGCCAAATATCTTACGTACCACGCGTGATTGTCAATTTTTACCACGCGCAAAGCACAATTTACCAAAACCGATTCTACAAAACGCTTGTTACCCAACAGATTCATGCTATGATCCATTATATCAAAAATGGCCTGCAGCGCGATATACGGTTCGTCGTATAACGCGACTTTTATGTCAATATCAACACTGTCTGTAATAAACACTTGCTCATTCTTAGCTACGATACGACAGTGTTGACCGATATTGTTCTTTTTTACATAATCAAATCCCGATTGGGATAACAGTTGCACCACATCGGCAAAACAAAAATAAACGTTGTTATCGTCGAAACACAACGAAATGGCGCCGCCTCCGCACATGACCTACGATCAACAAGTCGCCTACACCCAAATTGAGGATAAACTTAATAAAGTTAAAAAAATTCAAGATATACCAGAGGATTTAGAGAAAACAATCGAAATAATAGTGACAGGGTTCTTCGCGATGCTCTCTTGCGTGGAAGATAATGAAAAAGTATCCAACATTCTACACGATTTACAAACATTTATAGACACAATATACGAAAATCACGTCAATTTTGATGAAACGTCGCTTATGACGTCGAATACGTAAAAGTTTTATTTTAAATTTCCAAATTGAACATTTACCAATTCTAAACCTGTTTTTTTTTAATTTTTGGTTAAAAACTTACAAAATATTTGTTGCGTAGTACTAATTTGTAAAAATTATACACACCGCCGCGAGTGGTGTTTTTACAAAAAAATTACACACGATAAACGCAAAAAAAAAATAATGATGTCCAATCTGCAAATCTAAAAAGTTAACTTTTCATTTTCCACATTCGACATCATTTTTATTTTGGTGATAGTCGGTGTATAAATGTTCCACCGCTTCGCCTACGCTCACATATATATCCACACCTTCACAACGACTGGGCATCAAACATGTTTCGAAGCGACAGCGAAGACGATCTGCGTAGCGCGACCAAGGTGGCCGGCGTGTACTTCTTTAAGATTAAAATAGAGGAGCATTTGGCGTCAATGGAACACCATATTTGCGATTTGCACAAGCTGACACTGGACTGCGACCGGCCGGATCTTGTCAGCATCATGTACCAAGCAAAATTCGCCATGCAGCTTTGTTCTATAGCCAACGAGGCACGTTCAAAGAGCACGAGCGCCGTCGCCTGATTGATTTTGATTTCAATAAATGGTTTAAAGGTTACATGTATCTTTTTTTTAGTCACCCAACAAAAACTAGGCAACAATACCAAAGATAAAAACACGGGCCGTTATCTACATTATCTCTTATAAAAGATAAGATTTAGTATAAAACGACAGCTGTAGCGAGTAAATTATCATTCATCGAGAAGTAATCGTTAATATTACTCCAAAATGTATCATTACATAATCCGCGTTGAATCACCCGACCTTTACGAGATCGGTCACGCCGACTCGAGTGACGTGGTGGAGGGCAAGAACATAATGATGCTAGTTCCGATGTTCCACCTGGCGGAGATTTATACAAGGGCGTTGCTGCGCCAGTTGGAGGGACACAAGGAGGGAGACTACTACAGGTTGGATAACCCTATGATGGAGCGTTTGATGATGATGGCGGACCAGTATATGAAGATCTACGGTATCAACATCGCCCCCACCATAATTTAATAAACAATAAAGAGTTTTTTTTTACATACTTTTGATTTATTTTTCATGAACCTTACCAAGACTAATAATCTAATCTATACTTTATATATTCCGCCTTGGGTATATATATGGCGTTGTGTGTAAAATTAATTGTTAAATTATGATGGACCGTGAAGAGGCTCGGTTAAGCACTTTCAAGAATTGGCCCGTGCCGTTTCTTGATCCCCAAACTATGGCCCGCAACGGGTTTTATTATTTGGGTCGAAGAGACGAGGTGCGTTGCGCGTTTTGTAAAGTGGAAATCATGCGGTGGGTCGAAGGTGACGATCCGGAGAAGGACCATCGGAAGTGGGCACCGCAGTGTCCGTTTCTGCGTTCGTTGACCGTCGGCGGGCGGGACGAGGTTGGTTCGGGCGCGGTGCACACCCCCGGCCCAGCCAACCCTAGGTACGCGTTGGAGCAAGTGCGTCTGCTCACGTTCAAGGACTGGCCGAAGAGTATAAAGCAGAAACCAAAGCAGCTTGCCGAAGCTGGATTATACTACACGGGCCGCGGTGATATGACAAAGTGTTTCTACTGTGACGGGGGTCTCAAAGATTGGGAGGAAAACGATATACCGTGGGAGCAACACGCGCGCTGGTTTGATAAATGCGCATATGTCAAACTAGTCAAAGGGGAGGAATATGTTCAGAAGGTAATTACTGAAGCGTGCGCCGTTTCAACGGAGCAAGCGCCGCAACCGGAGAATGTTGAGTCGCCGAAAAAATTTACAACACTAGAGGAGTGTAAAATTTGTTTTGAAAATAATCGTAACGTGTGCTTTGTTCCGTGCGGACATGTGGTGGCATGCGCCAAGTGCGCTTTAACCACGAACACGTGCCCAATGTGTAGGCAGAAGTATATAAACGCTGTACGTGTTTACTATTCTTGATTTAACTTTTACGCTAAATAAATACATATTTTTTTTACATATTCATTTATTAATTTTACACATATTCAGTAATGATTCCTACTCGTAACATAAAATTGTTTTCTTCTGCTAAGTCGGAGATACAAAATGAACAATTTTGTCACCTTATATCAACGTTGTTTTCTAATGGTAAACCACCGAAAAAGTCTGAACTTTTAGTCATATTTAAGACCGACAACACCTACACAGGAACGCGTGGACAATCAAATTACATAAAAAAATATGAAATGAATTTACGAAAATTTCATTTGAACGTTGACAGAGTTTTTACTTTAAAATACATATCAGCTATAGACGCAGGATAAAACTGAGCGTTTATTTTTTAAAAATATATAAATTAACCAACTTGTAGTTTTATTTTATATGGATAACAAAAACCTTAGATATTTCTGTTGTTGCTAGTGAAACTAGTACAGCGAAAAATTTTATGTATGGGCATTATAAAAATTAACCAACTTTTATAGTGTTCTTGTGCATAAATTATGTATGGGCATAAAAATATCAAATGATGTCGAATGTGTAAATCTAAAAGTTGAGTTTTGAATTTACACATTCGACATCATATTAGGAACTAATAATTTTGTAAAGGGTTTAATAATACGGTAAATTATGGATAAATCATTTATTTTAATAAAATGTTACAATAAACTGATATATAATTAATTAGTACCGGTTGACCCAAACCCTCCCTCTCCGCGATTGGTGTCAGTCGTGGAAGTAACCTCTACCAGTGTGGGATAAAAGATTTGTTCACAAATTAATTGAGCAATCCTGTCCCCCTTATTCACGACAAAGTCTGTGTCGGAATGATTGAACAGCACCACTCCCACGTTACCCCTGTAATCCTCATCGATCACACCAGCACCCACGTCGATGAAGTGCTTGACCGCTAGTCCAGAGCGGGGCGCGATTCGACCGTAGCATCCCACCGGTAATTGCACCCGCAAGTCGGTCATGACCAGCCCCTTGCCGTGTTTTGGAATCACGGTGTCGTAGCCGCTCTTGAGATCAAACCCAGCTGCCCTGTCCGATCCCTTCGTGGGCGCAAAAGCGTTTTCGGTTATACGGAAAAATTGCAGCTGGGTAGTTTTCTTGTTGGTCTCTTGCAGTGTCTTGATGAGCTGCTGCTGTTCTTCAATGGCCTCTTGCATAGAAATCGTGGCAACTTTACTTGTTCTCGCTCTACGCATCGGTCCAGCGTTGGAGTTTTCGGTGTTGGTGTAGGCGTCCATGTTGATTGTTGATTGTTTGTGCCAAATTGGGACCGTTGCAGCGTATTTTATACCCCGTTAATCACAGAGATATCGTTATCTAATCTGAACTTTTTAGTGGGGTGGGGATTCTGGCTCATGGGGATTTCTGGGTGGTCTGTTAAATTTTCGGTGAAAATATAGGTAGACTGATGTGTGAGTTACCACAACAACAGTTGTGCAAGTATAAACAAAAGATGACTATTAGAACAATTACAACAGCGTAGGTAATAAATTTTAATTCCCACCACCAGTTGCCAAATAAATTAGTGTACCAGTTTGCGTTACTGTTGTCATATGCGGGTATAACTAAATCTGCGTCCGTCTGTTCCTTGGTTAGTAGTTTGTCTAGATTACGGGCAATGTCGCTAAGTCCGTCGTAGTCCAGTTGTTTTATGGAAGACAGCGTTGAAATGGCGGTGTTATTTGTTAATAGGTAGTTTGAAAAATTAAATGGGGCTAGTTTGTATTTGTTATTAAGCCCGTCATTGTCTATACGCTTGGACACTAGCACCGTTCGTCCCGTTTTAAGTTTACAATATTGTTTTAGTGTAATAATACCGGTACCTTTTAAAATTGTAGACTTGTACTGGCCCGTGCCGCATGTCAGTCTAATGTGCGCTTGTTTCTCCACCATATACAACCATTTGTTGATGCTATTTAGACTGTAGAAAATTTCAGAGTTAAATTTGGCCGCGCGCACATCGCAGCCTGCGTGCGTAACGTTGGGTTTAATAAACATGTTGATGTCACAACCTGTAGCAAATTCAATTTTTTCACTCGTAATCGAGCCATAGCATAGAATCATATCGTTGAGATTGTCGCACGCCGACAAATCGTCCAGTCTGACATAGCGTTTTTTGTCAAAACCAATATACTGACTGTTGGGCGTAAGAAACTTACACAGTCGGTTGTGATGGCAATGGGGGATGGACACGGGTTTGTAAAGTGAAAATTTACTCTTGTCCACGCGGGGCACCTCTACCATAAACATAATTTTATCATCTGGATCTAGGAAAACGTGACAATTTAACAAATGTATCAAGAGGGGCATATTCTCCTTGGTGGGCGGCACGATCCATTCGGTCTCAGCGTCCGAATTCACCAACATCAGCTCTTCTAAAAGCACACTGGGGTGTAACATAAAAGAGGATAGTTTATTGTTGTACAACGCCATTTGTATACCTGTCATAATTTTATTAAGCATAGACTCAATTTCCTGCAAACTATCTTTAACATCAACGGTACAGTCGTCGTGTTTCATGTACTCTGCTAGTTGTAGCGTGGCGTCGGTCAACATTTTAACCCTATATTCTGTACTATTCTCGCGCCGAGCCATCTCATAAAGCAGCTCAGCGTCCGTGTCATCCATCAGCCCGATAGTGGACTTGTAAAATCTACCGACAAAATTAAATGTGCCCCCAAAAATGCTACGCTTACTGCGACGACCGCCAATTTTTTTATGACCCAACAAAAACCTAATATTATCGTGAGTTTCTAACAAATTATCTATACGCGTATTGAGCTCCGGTGTACAATTGACACTCTTCAACTTTACCAACCTATCCCTAATCACGTTATAGTCGACATTAAAAATAAATGTCCAAGTGTTGACCACAAACCCCAATTTATTCTGAAACTCATAGTGAAAACCGCTCGCGTTTACACGATTTATCGATATATACGACCCAATATCTGTACCAACATCGATACCCGCCACAAGGGAAATAAAAAAAAGTAACAACATTGTGCATTTTTAATTTATTTTATTAATTATTATAATACAAAAAGAACATAATTTACACATCTCAAACTTACTTCATTTCGCACGAGACTGACTCTCTTTAAATTTTTTAATAATTCTCTTAATAAGATCTTCGTCTCGTTTCAATATAGTGTAATCTTTGTTTTTATTACAAATATCATTAAACATCCTCAAAGCGTCTGCGACAGCATTGTTATTGACACACTTATACTTGCGCGGTAAATGACCAAATGTGTACAATAAATCCACTTGTTGTAACTTTTTCACCAAACTATTAGATTTTTTACTCTCCTTCGGTCCAGTGTTGATAGTGAAAATTAATTTAGTTCTACAATTCATCCTATTCAGTAGCTGCTCCCTGACAGGCGGCGGATTGCTATAAATATTCTTGTCAAATCTAAAAATGTACGCACCGTTATATAGACCCATATACACGTGCACATAGTGATTACAGCGACGCTTCTTGATCGCCTCACGACGCTTAACTATCAACACACTGTCACACCTTGCGCGCACATCACGCGTCTGCGTCAACAATGTAAGAGCGTCGGTAGTGGGCGACTCCAGAAACGCAACGGTCGCATCCAATAAACCCACAAGCTCCTGCATGGTCAGCTTATTCGCCGCAACCGCCGGAGTCTCTTCGTCTTCCTCCTCCTCCTCTTCATCTTCCTCCTCATCCTCTTCCATCTTTGTGGGCGCCTTGTCTGCTGTCTCCGGCTGCAGTGACGTTGATGGCGACGGTTCCACAACCGGCGGTGGTGTTGCTGTTGGTGTTGGTGGTGGCGGTGGTGGAGATGGCGGCGGTGGTACTTCAAAATGTACTTTTTTAGTCGGACTCATCACCGTTTCCTCGTCGTCAGCAAAAATATATTCTTCCATCTTGCTTTGAGTTGGGTTGCCGAATGATTAGCTTCAACCAAAGCGCAAGCATTTATACCAAAGTCTTTTGATAAAAATAGCGGGAGATATAGCTTATCGATATGTATCTTTGGTGGGGCAAGGGTGTGGGTGTAGACTAGATAAACGTTAACACTAGTTAGTTGGTCACTGGGTCTTTTGCGAAATTTAACTCCGTATGCTCGTTTGTGACGCTAGTTCGCTAGATATAAAACGAGTATTGTCTAAAAGACACAGATAAATTAAACTCAAATAACATCTAATTTATATATTTTTTATCACAAATATATCACAATAAATTACAACGGCGGTTGTTTAAAACAACAACTGTGGCTACTTAAAATGTTTCGAAACAACATGTTGCACATTATTTTGTTTTATCGACCTACAAAACGCGCATTTTCCCTAACTCTATACGGAATAATGAACATGTGTTCAAACCGCACATTTCACATCGCTGGATGTGCCCTAACATATCTATACGGAACAGGCCGCACATTTCACATCGCTGGATGTGCCCTAACCAACAAAATAGCGTGCAACATCTACAAGTTAACGCGAATAACCACAGTTGTTTTAAATCAACAAAAAAAATGACTATCATACTAGTAAATATCAATAACAATAAGTGTATAAATGTAAGTTAAAACTAAAAAAAAATAATGTCAATAATTGACTACGACCGCAAGACGTTGTGACATAGGGTTTGCAAAGATAATGGCATATACACGCTCGGCTCATTTGTCGGCTCATCCACAACGCTTCCTTCCGTTGCGGCGGAGGGTACTACAGAATCTTGCCCAGTTTCAATAGACATCGGCCCAATGTCCACCGAGACAGGCTCCGTCTCCGCAATACCCACAGAGCTGTTCGGAGGTGAGTTGACAATAGAGTCGATAGCATCAAAAAGAGAGTTAGTCTCCGTGACATTATCCGTTACAACACCGCTAGTCTCAGTTACCTTATCGGATACAATGTTAATCTCATCGTCAGGTACAACATAGTTAGTTTGTTCATATGGCGTAAATCCTATTCTATTTAATTTGTTCTGAACAATCTTGATGGCTTTTTTGGTATAGTCTATAGTGTTACATTCAATTTTTTTCGGTCCACGAGTAACCGCCTTCCTACATTTTTCTTTAATTTCGTCACAAAGACAAGACCACAACAGTTTAATATCTTCGTTATTATAAGTATCGTGCTTAACGGGACCAAACGTGTTGTCCTTCCTAAGCTGATATTTATTCTTTAAATATTTAATATCTCCCCAGGCGCATGTTAAAACAGTGCCAGTTTTAATAAAGACCATCCCCTTAGGGTTTGGTTTACGAGTGCTAACGCGGCGTTTCTTAATAACTCGAGCCACCTCCTCTTCGGCGCTTGTGTTGCTGGTCTCCGATGAAAGACGCTTCCTGCTGATTCCCGTTTGAGTTTTTCTGTCATGCGTAGCCAGCGCCTTCGCGTCAAGGGAGGGCGACGGCATGGGTGTCTTGGGGGTAATCGGGGGTGTGCAGCCGTCTCGAAAGGGCGACGGTCTGACAAAGGAACGACGATGATGCGGCGACGCAGCGGTAAACGCACGCGGTGCCGTGTGTTGAGGCGGGACAAAGACGACCGGGGAGTCGGACCGTTCATCGCCATGCATCCGCGCAACGAGAGTTTCTGGCGACTCGCTTTCCACAAGGGGCGAGAGGGGCGGCGCGACGCTCTTCATCCTAGTAACGATCGTCCGTGGAGACTCTTGAACGTGCTCACTGTTGCTCACCACATCCGCCACAGGAACAGTAGCACGACGACTCATGACCCGATTAGGCGTGGACGACGGCGTAGTCTGGTAGCTGCTGGATCTGCGGTTAGGAGTTAGCTGGACCGAAGCTATATTCTTGGCCCGTTTGCAGAGCATTTCAAACCTCTTGCGACGCTCAGCGTTGTTCATCACCAGCTGTTGGCGTCTGATCTTCGAATCCTCGTCATCAACAGGTATTCCGGCATAGATCTCTTCGAACTCGCGCAGAGACGACGCGCCGCCGGGGGGGTTAGACATGACAGCCTGCGCTTGTTTCGATTGCATATGTTCGACCCAGAAAGCCAGATCATACAATCTTTCAATAGCTAAATTATACCTCTTTTCAAAGAAGGCATCTTTATAAACCCTTATAAGTTTCCAGAGGAAGTGTTCGGGTGAATTTTGTTCTGGCCTGTTAAAATCATATTTTTTCAGGGTGTTGACAATACCCATGAAATAGATATACGTCTCAGGTTTATTTGTATTCGTTTCCATGATGCTGTAACAAAATAAAATAAAAAAAAATTAATTATTTTTATACTACGGTAACCTAACGACAAAATTATTTTTGTACCACACTAACTTTTTCGCACATGACGTCGAACTCATTCCGCAAAAAAATAAAGTTTATATTTCCACATTCGACATCATTTCATAATTTTTATGCCAATACAAAAATTTTGTCAAAAACTTAATGGAATTGAACCATTTTTTCCTATCTCAATATAACGTTCATGTTAAATCGAATCATAAGCTTATCACAATTTTAACCAATAATTGACATTTAAAATTGAACCTGCCGCAATCGGTAATGTTAACTAAAACGCGCAGCCTTGGGATCTAACCGATAGATTAACCATGCCGGGCTCGCGAACCACAACACCCTATCGCCATTGCGGAATCGAACCGCGGTTGGTGTGATAACTTGTATTTTTTCGAGTCGAAAAAATTTAGCAAAAAAATAATCATCGCCGTTTTTTCGATTTTCTACTCAATACGTACTATTTTAGTTACATAGTACGCACCGCTTTCAATCGATTTTATTGACACAAATTTTACAGGCAATTTTCGGTCAGAAAAAAGTAACCCCCCCCCACCTCAGCACCATTGGCTTACACAATCAATATGAATAACAGATTATATCATACAAGGTTTAGAATAATATGGATCAAGAACTTACCGGTCGTGGGTTAATCGTTGGGCAGGGGTTTCGTTTCGGTCGATTCGTTTCGTTGCTCGTACAAGACTGATGTCCAACTCGAATTTGTATGGGCTTATATACCCTTTATTGGTTGATAAAGGGAGGGGACATATCGCTTGTATCATTGACGTCAGAGACGGGACTACGTGACAATAACAAAGTAATTAACCTTGAATATGGCGTACGTGACAATAACAAAGTAATTAACCTTGATAGCGCAGACAACAACAAGATAATTAAGGTCGGCGTCATAACAACTGATATCCTAGAAACGACCTCGATAGATATGTCAGATTAGCTTGATGGATCAATTGATCACGTGGTACAAAAATACGAGTATATAAGCCCATACAAATCCGAGTTGGACATCATATTTCTACAAGCAGCAGCCGCGACAACACATACTCAAGAATGGTAAGAACAGTTTCTTTATATCTTATTACACTGCATAACTTGTGTGACTGTTACAACTCGTGGTTCGATTCCACCAATCTTATGTAATTGGTATAACACGTGGTTCGATTCCACCGATTTTACTTATCTTGTGTGACTGTTACAACTCGTGGTTCGAAATCTTATGTAATTGGTATAACACGTGGTTCGATTCCACCGAATCTTATGTAATTGGTACATTATGTGGTTGGATCCACTGTTCAATTTCAGCGGTTCGATTCCGTGAAGTCCTTGATTACGTTACCCTGATCTTATGCACGATGCGGTTTGATTCTGTTGATATGGTGATGCGCTGTACGACAATCTTTATCCGTGCCGGTTTTCATACGGTTAAAATCTATGACAAGATAGCGACACAATTAAGTATGTACGGTTCGATTCCGGTTCATAATCTAGTGTCACAATTAAGTGTGTACGGTTCGATTCCGTCCATGTTCATGATTAGATTCTGTTGGGTATTTTTTTTTCTGGTATTTATTTTAAGTTTTTTTTTCTTAGCAACGAGACGTGTCGACCTTTGCGAGACGCGCTATGCGCGCCAGTAAGAGATTCCGGAGGCGGATGCCTCCTGTCAACGCACGTCCGCTTCATCGCAGCGAAGCGAACTACATCAGGGACGAAACGAACGCGATATTGAACGGGTTATCATCATGGTTAGACAACTTTTTTAAACCAGCGGTCAACGTTTACAGCCCCGCTGAACCAGAACCTCCGCAACGCACGGTGCGCATCCAAGACCTGATTCGTGAACGTAACGAGAATCTATCCGATTCCGACTCTGAGTCTGAGTCTGATGATGACTATCAGCCCACCGACAGCACCTACGAACCTAGGCGTGAGCAGGATGATAACCGTGAGCAGGACGATGATGAGCTGGTGGATATTGAGTTTAACGCCACCGTGATCGTGCCGCCTGGTATGACAGCGCCTAACTTCGAATTCTTCACGAGGACGCTTATACACCCCGAAACCCTTGTAATATCCGATGATGAAGATGCGACTCTACGCAACGCTCCGCCCTCCAGCATCGTGGTCGACCGCGTCTTCAATGATAATGTGTTTCCTGATCAATTCTTTAACTATATCGTTGACTGTGCTCGTTATTTTAGTGACGATCATAATATCATTTCCCGTTACCTTATTCATAAAGATATTAATCATAAGTTTATCACTAATTGGGCTAGGGGAGATAGGCGCGGCTTCTTCGTTAATAGCAAGGTATATAACGAGATTAGACGCCTTAGGATTGCGGGTAAAATTGATGTTAACGAAACTACCCTTGAACACGATTCCACATTTCATATCAATTTTTGTAGTTTGATTAGATCAATTAACAGGATGTCTAATGACGAGTCGACACCTTATGGTTTTAAACGTTTTAATATTCCAAAAGATTTGCAATCCTTACATGACGAGACACACTCTATAACTGCTAAATCTATTATCGACTTTCCCCAGACCTCTCCTATGTGCCGTTTATATAGAACTATATTACATTCAAATATTTACAAGTACACATTTGATGTCACTGATGTTCCTCATGATTTGCTCAATAACGCTAGGTTTATTGTCTATGACTCTGATTTAAAATCGTTTTATAGAAATGTAAGTCGCCCATTTTTGCGACACGATGGTGTTTATGTGTCATTGTATTTGTTAAACGCGCATAGTCGAGCTGTGTATTTGAAATTGTTTTTGGTGTTTGTTAAAGACGTAGTAGCGAGTGATATTATTGATATTGAAGATGAACAATATTTGACATTTTCATCGCGTGATATGGAGCTGTTATCGATTGAATAATTACTTAATTAAACATACTCTTGTATTTTTACTAAACCCCTGGTGTGTTGCTGTTTAAAATGTTTAGTATATCGTTTGCTTTAGAGTTGATGCTGCACAATAGACCTTCTTGTCTCATCTCTATAACAACATCGGTCAAAAAGATGTTTGCAAACGCATTAATATGTTCTGGTAAATGCGAATCGTTAGTTACACAGTCATTGATCACACATCCCCTAGACAGTGACCTACTAGCTAATAGACCAACTCCCAAAGAGGTGATAAACACTTTATTACTATCTGAGCACGGCTGTAGTTGTTTGAGGATAGTTCTCTCGTTGTCTGGTAGAGAGGTAGCAGAGTGTGTGGGTACTCGTAAAATTTTTGACACTTCGTCCATGCCCACCCACAGAACCATGTCGTTAAATATAAAGGGCACCGACACACCGTCAAAGGTTTTATAGAACAATTCGTCAGACATAATGATTTTACTTATATTATTTCTAACAATTATTTCTCTACAAATCGGACAGTATTAATGATCTTTTCAAACGAGTCGGTTTGGTTAGTTAATTTTTTTACCTCTTTTTGGAGCGACAGCAGAATGTCTACTACGCCCGCGTTTAGATTAGAAACTACTCTTTTTTTTTCTGCGATTGGGTTGACTATGTCCGCGAGAGGATAGGTGTCGGTGTTCCACGTGGTGGCACCCCATTGAGGTACAGCGCCGCCTTTAAACGCGTTTAAACCGTTAATTATGTTAGACAGAGCGGTCTCAATATTGGCCACATCTGCCAACAACTCGTTAACACTAGTCTGCAGTTCATTGGTCGTGTTTTCTAACGCCGGCAACGCTTGGTTCGCATCACTTTGTAAGTTTGTAACAATGGTGCTGAGCGCCGCGATAGCGTTTAATACTGGAGCGAGATCAGCGCCTCCGCCGCCGCCGGCGGCAAGAATTTGTTGCACGTCAGCCAATATGGTTTGTAAAAGCGTGTTATTATTTTGAACCAATCTAAGTAATTCGCATTGGTTACCGGGCGCAGGCGGACACGGACCGATATTGTTGCGACCAGGCGGAATCATACACATGGGATTGTTAGCATTACACGTGCTAGGGTCAAGGATATATGACGCAATCGTATCAAACATGCGCTTAAAAGATGCCCAATTAGTTAGTTTAGTCTTACCAAAATACACTGCAAACCCTACCTCAGTAGTAAACAGCTTGTTGGGGGGATAAGTGTTATCGTTTGGGGCCAAGTCTTGGTACAAACGCGTCTCGCTGCGTGGAAATTCATCAGCATGAGTCTTGCTGTGACCCAAAATACTAAGCAACTCTGTCACTCCAACATAGGGCTTGTCAGTGGTAACGCCGCCATAAAATACCGGGACGTCTGTTCCGTCTACTCGCGTAGAAAATATAAGTCTTGACATTATGTTATATGAAAATATCTTAATAAAAACAAACGAAATTATTGTAAATTTATTTATTGCTGATTAAAATAGTCACGTCACACATACACACACACCACAAACAAATTTTATCAATAATATTTATCTGGGTTGACACTTTTAAGAAAGTACATACACTCTCGTAGTATTTTTTGATCTTTGCTAGACTCATCCCTATACGCAAATATTTGATAAAGTTTACGTAATCTATTCGGATTTTTATTAAAATAATTAATAGTCTTATCGCTGTCGAAAAAATTATCAAAACACAAGTCAGACATTTGGCTCTTGTGATAATTTAGAACCATATTTTTACACATATTCCACACACTATTCACACGCGGCCGGTCAGTATATCTATTATTATAGATATACAACAAGACCCTGTGTTTGACATAATACCAAAATTGCCACGCTAACCTACGATAATTTTTATATTTATCGTAGGTGTAATAGTGTTTCGCTCTAATACGATTCACCTGCTCGACCATCTGCTTGTGTCCGATGTAACCGTGCACTCCTTTTGGACGACGCTGGGGCTGTACCATCCACAAGAAGCTGCGGTGGATGTAGATCTCCTTCCCGATGATGCGAAACATGATCCTATGACGTTGCCCGATAAAGTTCCGAACGTTGACACTGCGGAACCCTGCAGCTATGTAGACGTCCTCCTTTTGCGGCAGCATTGTTGTTAATGGTTAATATCTCTTATCACAGTTGTAATTAAGACGAGCTATTATCACTAAACGACCCGATAACCGGTGATAGTCTAGATAAATTGATAATGATTTTAATATATAAACCCATACATCAGCAACGATAATCATAACGTCTAACTCGGCGACAAACAACCAAAATGAACAACAGACCCAGCAACGCTATGAAAGCCCCTGTCTCCACCTTTGTAAGTATCGCTTTTTATGTGTTATTTTTTTTTTCTCAATAGTTCACCAGTGCTGACTCTTTTTTTTTGTCTTGTAGAACCAAGATGTACGCGCCTTGTACGGCGGCGGTGCTAACTTCTCCACCATCAAATGCCTCAATAAAGCTTTTACAAACCACGTGTTGGAAAACGTTTCTGTCGAGTTCAACCGGAAGGTGATGAATATACTGAGGAACGCTTGTACCACCGAACCGACTATCAAGGGCGGACTGGTGTTAAAGGCGCTGATGGGCGAGCCTCAGTTAGGCGATCTGGACGCGGAGATAAAGGTGTCAAAGGATTGGTTCGAAAAGGTGATATTCATGTATCCCGATCAGATTAGGCGTACCGTTAGAGATGATTATTGTAACTTAAAAAATTACGATTTCGATTTTTGTAAAAATATGGGAGGGTTGGTCGAATCTTTTAAATTGGAAGATTATTTTTCAAAATTTATTTTTTTCTCCAATTATAATCAGGAGAGTTTCGAGTTTGCCAGCGTTGACACTGTGAATGAGATCAATGGCGTTAGTAACTGTATGTCTGTAATCGATAATGCTTTTTTGTTATATAGATTCTATTTAGACTGTACCATTCGTGGTAGAATTATACATAAACGCGGGGATTATAGCACCGAAAAAGATAATATCCGTGTAAAGTGTTACTTTTTGGACATAGTATTTAACCCGGGTGTGAGCGAAAATTTAAAAATTATGTCAGTAATGAATACACAATGTATTGTGCCGTCTATTGACGTGTTGTTGTATGATCAGATACATTCGTGCTTTGTGAATTTGATGCACAATGATATGGATAAGGTAGAAAGATGTACAGAAAAACTTCAAAAACTATGGCACATTTCCAAACCCGCTATCCCCATTAAGGTATCGTCCGAAAATTTTAAGAGACTCGTATTAATTCCCGCGACCGTTCGTCAAATTCGTGATAATGCCCATTTACTCATTCCGATAATGTTTTTGCAATACATTATAAAGATCCTACAGCGCAAAAATCTAATACAGTTACCGCACGATTTGTCCTTTTATAAAAACACCACCTCTCATGTCCTCAAAGGTGTTCAGCATCAAGAAGTAGTAGTAGAACATTTGTGTGGTATATTTAATAGGGTCCCACACTCTACGCTTAAAGATTGTTTTACTTTTAAGCGGTCGCTAAACAGTTACAAGCGGTCATCTACAGACTATGAGTGTTTTTCGCCTAAAAAACACACTAGCGAAAGAGTGTTCGATGTGTCAGTATCTAGCCAAGGTAGTATTAACCGAAATAGTAACGCTAGCGATACCGAATCGGAAACTAGCCAAGATAGTGAGAGCGACGAGAATTAGTTTTATAAGATATTTTAATGGCTTGTATTCCGGCAGACTCTAAAGCTTTCATAAAACCATTTGACGGTACCGATGTAACATGTTTAATTGTAGATGTGGTTGCTTATTTTGGCGCTGATGAAATAAATTCTATAATCAACACAAACTCGTCTATTTCACTTAAACACATTCCCAATAACCAAAAAGCGCTATGGAGGGACATAGAGCCTCAAGTGTGTAGCGAAAAGGTGTTTATAACCGCGCTTGGTGTGCGTCTACTGATTGCCAAAATGCAACAGGTGGACGTGGCACCCCCTCCATCTCCCTATCCTTCCTTTTATAATAACACACAAATCAACCAACCGTCCTCGTCCACGGTGTGTTACAACTATCCGCGGTTTGATCTATCGAAATCATTGCACAGTTTGGGCAACATATTTATTAACGAGGCTATTTACGACTTAAGGGCTTATCCCGAGTTGGAAAATATAAACAACAAAATCAACAATATTAACGATATATTAAGAAACGGCATCAATGATTTATTATTAATACGTAAGCCGGTTACAGCATAGTGCTAAATGTGCTTAAAAAGTTTTCCCGTTTTTTCTTAAGCTGGTCCATGGTGGCGGTGGGCTCTTTCTCGATTTTTGCCAGTTTTTCCAAGCGTGCCGTTTCTTTGATCATCATGGACTTCATGTAAGTGAGCGTTGCCATCTTATCGGCCAGCGGTAGTTTATGAAACTGTTGTTGTTTGCTCGACATGGTGAGACCGGTGGTTATGTAGATTATTTTAACCGCGACATCTTTTATATCATCTTGAAAAGGTTAGGTTAACATCTTGAAAAGGTTAGAGGTTAACATAAGATGGCTTCTTTTTTTACCGGTTTACGACGCACCAATAAAACATACCCCAACACAAACTCGTTTATTACCGACCATAATTTATTCATACGCAACACCTCACCTAGCGGGTTTAATTTAAACAATCCCACCACTCTAACGTTGCCTAATGGTAACGTGGTACCGGGGTATAATATCAATCAGTCGTTCGTCAGCAACGCTACCCTTAACAGTGTGTTGCGTAATTATGATGTAACGGCAATGCGTCAATTATTTCCAGGGATCACTAACTTACAAATAAACGGACTAAGAAATTTGAGCCGCGCCGACAACATTCCCGATGCCCTCTTAGATTCTATTAAATTGCGTAAATCAAACGTAAAAGTTTCCCACCCCGAAACCGCCGTTAGGGACCGCGCAGGCGTCAACAACGCCCTCAACCAAAACCCGCGCTTAACAAAATATTTACGTGACGCGGGTTACGTAACTCTGATCGGTGTGGGTTGTTATTTGGTGATTAATGTGGCAGATTTGATCGGGTCCATTGTGGACGCCATCAATAGAACGGGCGGTAGTTGGTATTATAGGGGTAACAACGGCGCAGACACGACCCAAGATGTTCAATCGTGTATACTTAGACACCGATCGTGTGGTATGAGTTTTGCCGACATAGAAGAGTTTGTGTGCGCGCTCGATCCCCACGACGCCACCAATGTGGATCCGTTATTGAACTTGAGCGAGGCGCAAAACTTATGTAATAACTATTCTTATGAGGCGGAACAAAGCGTATGTCGCGCGTCGGACACCAACGCTGACCCCCTTAGTTTGCAGTATTTGGATATTAGCGAGCTAGACCCTAATCAGACCATACAATGTGTGGAACCGTACGATTTCGGCGACCTGATAGGGGATTTAGGACTGGATTGGTTGTTGGGCGAAGAAGGAGCGGTGACTGCAAGCTCAAACAGCATCACTAGCGTTTCTAACAATTTTGTGACCATAGTTTTAGTTATTGGCGGAGTTTTGATGTTGCTTTTCGTAGGATTTATCATTTTTAAAACCGTAATTAATAAAAATATAAACGTATAACATACAAATATAAACGCTTATATTATCCCAATAATCAGTTATTAAGATAATCATGTCTGACAATGAAGATGCGCTAAACGATGCGTTTATACGCGCCTATTTTGATGTGTCTAATCATCCGCTAGACAGTATCAATATGAATATTGACGAAAGTGACGAAAATTTTCATAATTTTACCAATTATTTACACCAAATGGGTCTAAATAACCTAATAACAGACTACAGCAGAGATATGTTGTCAACCATTTCGCCACAATTCAAATTTGTGTGTGAGCGAGATTATAATTTGGACATTCTTAGCGCTTACAACTACAACGATGTGTACATTCGTAAGGGTGTCTCGGTGTACGCCACCAATTTATTTGTGCCGCACGAGAGATCGGACACAGTTATGAAATCGCTAGTTACAAACCTAGTGGGAGAAAATCAATTTGCCATTACAGAAGAGGGACAGGTGGAACTGAAAAAAAAATATTACATATACAACGGCACCGACGGTATAGTGCTGACTCATCCCTATGTCGATTGGAGCGGACTAAAAATTTGCGGGCGGGACAAAAAAACGCCGTCTTCGATGCTACGACTGTATTTAATTGGCGAGCAGGCGGTGCAGAACGCGCTCAAGAAAAAACTACCCAATTTCACAGGCACAGTGTTAAAAAACTTTCACAAGGGCACACCGTTATCGTACAGACCGGATAACCACAAAAACGTAATCAGCTCCAAGACGTTCATCACCAACAATTATGACGTGGTGTTTGAGAACTTTGAACAAGAGTTTAAAGAGAATCAGGCCGCGATAACATTTGTCCAACGAGACTACATTTTTGACGCGCAAAATTTCCCCGTCAGCCTATTGACACGCCTACAAGAACATTATGTATCGGAGACTTCTGTCATAAAGGAGGTGGTCAGATTTAAGCAAAAAAGCGGCGCATCCAACATTGGCAACCGCATGATTATCGACCGATTCGGCAGGGCGATTTACAAGAAAATGGTAGTGAGAAACGTTTACTACACCCCGCCAGACCCCGGAAGACACCTATTCATTCCACGTGATTTCGAACAATTACGAGGGACACTAAACGCGGCGTATGTGCCTCGGTTGGGCATAGTCATTCTGGCCGACCAAGAATTTTTCGGCACCACTAAAGTGTTAGAGTTTGAACCAAGTAAACATCTGTACACCTACGTCAAAAACAAAGTCAAGATTCACGAAAACGACCGCTTTTTTCATGTGGGCGGACAGTTTTATTTGGAAGAATCAAAATTCAAGATCAACGACGTGGCCATTTACATTTTAGTCAGAATTGAACAGGAGTTATTATTAAGAAATAATTTAATAAGAACTTCTCACAATTTAAGAGAACTAAAACAGAATTGGGTATATAACACGGTATTAAATTTATTTGTCAGAAAACACTAGATGGACACATTCAGAGGTGCAGGCGATAACGCTACACGTAGAATTGCTGGGTTGGAGCCTAATTTATTAATGACTATACTAGTGGTATTGGTTATCATCATTCTACTAGTGCTTTTGTTCAACATGAGCAGCGGTAGCGACAGCTCGGGTTCTGGCGGCGTAGCCAACCCAAACGCGGCCAACAGAAACTTTTTTAACCCCCTAAATAACGCCATGCGTAACAACTCTCCGGTTGTAACCACGGCAACGACCACCAGGGCGCTATAATAAAAAAAAACAAACCAAATTTTAAGTAAGATTAGATATGATAGTACTGATAATATTGTTATCTATAGTGTCGGTTCACGGCCACGGTTACATGGTACAGCCGTTAGCTAGACAAAGATACTGTTATCAACATCAAGATTATTATTGGCCTATTAACGGGGACGGAATCAAGGATGAAGCTTGTCGCGCTGCGTTCACGCACGTCGCGTTAAGGAGTAACGAGGTTAGCGCACAATACATGTTCAACCAGTACACCGAATATGCGGCGAATCATCTCATACAACACACACTTTGCGGGGCAGGCGCTAATGACTCCAACGCGCCGTTTGGCGACAAGTCGGGCGTAGACTTACCGCTACAATCTTGGCACACCACCCTTCTCACACATGGACCCAACGAGCTTATATTCTGTCCAACCGCCGTTCATGAACCCAGCTATTTCGAGGTGTACATAACTCAACCAAAATACAACTATTCCGAACCTATTACGTGGAACAACCTGATGTTGATTTATAAACAAGGCTCGGTTCTGACTAAGAAAAAAGTTGACAATTGTCACAGCGACCTGGTCTACACCATGGTGGTCGACATTCCATATAGAGATAATAAATTCGTTTTATTCACTAGGTGGCAGCGTGAAGATATAATGGGTGAGGGATTTTATAACTGCGCAGACGTTCAATTAACACAAAATGACGAGTTTTAATAAAAAAATTTAACAATTTAACAACAATTTACATTATTTTTCTTTACTTTATACCAAATATTTGGTAAAATTTAGTATTGTATACGCCAAATTAACAAAAAAAAATTGTATGCACACATAATTTTTTACATGATGTCCAATGTGGAAATATAAACTTTATTTTTTTGATTTCCACATTGAACGTCATTTTTTAATTCACCACCAACGCCCATAATTTTACTAAAAATTATCAAACTATCTGTATCGATGCGTAAAAAACGAAAGGCTAATTTTACTGAAAAATAACAAAACTTAAAAATAACAACTGTTACGAAAAAGGCTAATTTTACTAAAATTTGTTAAACTATTTGTATTGCTTTGTAAAAATATTGATATGATGTCCAATCTGGAAATATAAACTTTACTTTTTCAATTTCCATGTTCGACATCATATTTTTTTTTAACTCGTTTTAATGCGTATTGTAAAGATCGTTTTAGTACAAATTTTATAGTGATTATAATAAACCAGGCGCTAATGGCCGTTAATAAATCTTCGTTTTTGCTATCCTTTTGTTTCAACTGCTCCAATATTTTGTTTAACAGCGGAGATGTGCCGCAAAGAGTTACGGTGTTGTTCATACTTACAAGACCGCCGATGCTGCGTAGGCGTTCATCATTCCGCACGAGTTAATGTCCCGCCTAACCCTAAAGAAGCCTTGTTCTCCCCAATCGTCTCCCCAACTATTCTTGAACACCCAGTACGGTATGCCGTTGATAGACACACCGTAACCCACCAGCAACACCGCATGGTTGAGACCGTTGTCCGACCGACAATTATCCGAAATGCCCTGTTTGTAGTCTAGTATGTCAAAAACGTCGATAGCCACGGATATTGGACCGTTTTCAATCAACAACTGTTGTAGCGTATGCTCGTTAACCAAATTGAACCGTTTACAGTTGGTTATTGTGAACAAATATTCTTCTTTATCGCAAGCGGTCACCTCTCCCACATAAGGCGCGTGGCGCTCCTCCACCACACCGCCGTTGTCATTGATTAGAATGTTCTCTAGCGCCCAATGCATCAACCCTCCGTTACAATTATTGTTGGTGTAGTCGCAGTTTAGTAGGTATTGCTCGGCAAGATCCACCTCAACACCATACTTGATTGCGTACAAACTTTCGATGTTGGCAATTGTGCTGAACGCCCAACAAGATCCACAGTCCAGTTGATTTTTCACCGGAGTCACAGCGTTGTTGGCGCGCCAGTCGAACGAGGCGGGCAACGACCGCGATGGCGCATCCGCCACCAGCACGTACTCACATTCCTTGGAGGGATTTAGATTTTTTTTTAAATTAACACTAAATCCAGTTGACCTTAGTAGCTCGTTTTTGTTTAAATCGCTTAGTCGATTAATGTCATACAACGCGTTGGTGGTTTTGGAGTTTTTTTCGTTTATGACCACCAGATTGTTTCTGAATATTTCATATTTAGCTGCACGCTCCTCATCAGTCGCATACACTTTGTTATACTTTATAACAAAATCATCAAATAAAGCTTGGCTATTGTTCAAATCGTAAATAGCGAACGAGTTGCAAACTAAACATAACAGTATAAGAATATAATTCGACATTAATGTAAAATATACTTAATTATTGCAAAAATTAATACATATCACATACACTTATTACACTTATCTTTTCTCCATACGCTTGTTTAATTATTGCAAAAATTAATACATATCACCCGATAAAAAATAATAATTAAGTATGAAACTAGCAATTGTGTCTATTTTATGTTGTGTAGTTACCGCAAAACCAGGAGTGCCCAGTATAGAATGGGCGGAGAACAAGTATGCTCTGGTTAGTGTCAGACCGGATGCCGCCACGTATGAGACATTGATTGAGCGCGTCAGCGACAGTGTTAGCGTGTCGCTTAAATGGAACGTGTGGTCTGGCGGCAGCGGTAGCTCTGCTGAACTGTTGTTCGATAACAAAGCGGTCAAGCTGGCCACCGAGCAAGAGCTGCAGCAGAAACAAATAAACCACTTAGTCAATCGCGGCGGGCGATACAAGGCAGCGGTGCGGTTGTGCGACGACGACGGCGAATGTTCGGTCAGCAGCGCGATCAACGTGGTAGTGGCGGACACCGACGGTTCCCACCTGGCTCCGCTGCCGATCGAGTGGAACGAGAACAACGTTCCGTACCAGCGCGGCGGCGGAACCGTGGTGGCCGCTTACTTTGTCGAGTGGGGTGTGTATGGTAGACAGTATCCGGCCAACAAACTACCCATACCAAATCTGACACATTTGCTGTACGGCTTTGTGCCCATTTGCGGCGGAGACGGTATCAACGATAGCCTAAAACAGATCCCCAATTCTTTTGAGGTCCTCCAAAAGTCATGCTCAAACCGAGCCGACTTTAGTGTGAGCATACACGATATATGGGGCGCGCTGCAAAAACCGCAAAAGGGTGTAGAGGCGTGGAACGAGCCGTACAAGGGTAACTTTGGCCAGTTGATGGCCATCAAACGACACCATCCCCACCTATCCATACTGCCCTCGATTGGTGGGTGGACTCTGAGCGATCCATTCTTTTTTATGCACGACCCGGCCAAGCGTGCCGTGTTTGTAGAGTCTGTGCGCGAATTTCTGCAAACGTGGAAGTTCTTTGACGGAGTCGATTTGGACTGGGAGTTTCCGGGTGGAAAGGGAGCCAACCCCGCGATCGGTAACCCCGACATTGACGCAAAAACGTACACCGCGCTGTTGCGCGAACTAAGATTTATGCTGGACGAGTTGGCGGAAAAAAACGATCGCGTCTACCAACTAACCACCGCTATTAGCGCCGGGCATGATAAAATACAAGTGGTCAACTACGCTTCGGCCCAAAAACATCTGGACCACATTTTCGTTATGAGTTACGATTTTAGGGGCGCCTGGTCCAACACCGACGTGGGCCATCAGACACCGCTTTACGGCGACGACCAACTCAACGCACATCACGCCATCACACAACTGCTCAACCAAAATGTCGATAGCAAAAAACTCGTGTTAGGCGTCGCCATGTACGGGCGAGGGTGGACCGGTATGCAGCAACCGTCGGGACCCGCCACTGGACCTGTAACCGGCACCTGGGAGGACGGCGTAGTCGATTATAGGGACATTTTACGCCGGTACAACACCACCGCATATGACGACGCCGCCGAGGCAGCCTACGTTTTCAGCAACGGCGACTATATTTCATACGATAGTGTACGATCGGTGCTAGCTAAGGGCGCCTATGTTCTAGAACATAAGCTAGGTGGACTGTTTGCGTGGGAGATTGACGCCGACAACGGGGATTTGCTCAACGCCATGAATCAGGGGTTGGGCAACAAAAAAGTATCGCTGTGTAAGCTAGAAACTAATAAATATGCCAAATATCTGTGCCCGCTCAAACCCGCAATCCTTTATGGACTTGACGCGTTCTGTAAAGGATAGCAATAAAAAAAAACAACAAATATATGTAGATTTAGTATATTAAAAAAAATGATGTCCAATACGGAAATCGCAAAAATCAAATGTTTGATTGCCACATTCGACATCAATTTTTACAAAACTTATAACCATACAAATTTTATGTAAAATTTATCAACAAAATTAATAAATAAAACTTACTGTGGTACAAAAATTTTTTTCAACAAAACTTACACCCATACAAATTTTCGTTCATTAATTAACACAGCTTATACCCATATAAATAAATATAAATAATTTAGCACAAATAAAAGATTTTAATAAAATTATGTAAAAATTAACAATGAATAAGTGTGTACATATGAGAGATATTTAATAATTTAATAATTATTAGTACCGGTATAACAAAAAAAAACAATAATGATGTCGAATGTGTAAAATTAAAAGTATGATTTTTGATTTTCGTATTGGACATCATTATTTGACGTCAGTGGTATAAGATACAATGAACCTGTTAGATTTTTCCACGTTGATTTTTGTTATATTTATAATTATGAAAATAGTTATCTACCACGGTATTAAAAAACTGCAAAAACAAACATGGTTCATGGAACGATTGTGCGTCAACGGCTATTACGGATATGTTGGTGATCCGTTCGAATGTGACGCCTATTACAAGTGTCCGGAGGGTATAAAATTTTTTTGTGATTCCGACCAACAATTTGATTCGCAACAAGGTCGCTGTGTCAGTGTAGATGTCGACGGTTGTTATCAGGCACGGCGCCGGCTCATGCTCGACTAGTATATAAGGGGAGAGCGCGTATTGGTTGGACATCAGTCCTACTTCGACATCAAGCGTCCCGCATCACCAACACCTCGGACCTGTTTATCTCGACCGGTGGAAAATTTATACACAGTCCCTGTAAGTAATATTCGCACGAAACTTTGTACTTGTATAACGCTGATAGTAAATCTTTGGGTATGTTTCCGCTTATTCGGCACAATTCCTTGTCGTAATCCTCGTTGTTTATGCGGATTTTTTTTTATCTTGGCACTGGCGACCGACTCGTAGAGTTTGCGCACGCCTAAGACATACCAGTATTCAATTTTATTGTGGGTGTAGACTTTGACGATTGTCATGGCGCGCTGTTTAATAAAGTCTGTGTATAAATGGGGCAGGCGGAATAGGCTCATGACAAAGGTGTTTGGTATCGACTCGGTGCTGTTGTTGAAATCGAATAAGCAACTGATTGGTTTGGTGGCATCTAGGCCGCTTACCAATTTGTTGCGTGTTATAGTTGGTTGGTGGATATCTATAAATTTGTAGCAATATTTCACTATGGAGTTTTGCGTGTTGACAAAGTCTAGGTTTAATTCTGCCTCACCAATTGTGTTTACCGCGCCCAGTCTAAACATTTTTTTTTGTTACAGACAATGTTTATGGAGTGTGATGACGCGCCGGAATCTAAAGCTGTTGTGGCGGCGGCGACTACCCACATGCCCGATGACGTGACGCAAAATTATCGGTGGCTGACTAGATTTAACACCACCACTTTCAATATGTTTATTTGCCACGACGTGTTCGAGTACATCAAAAACGAACGTTTCTGCGACGGATTGTATAACACATCGTATAGGTATTTACACGGTAATTCTTTCGAGATTTTTATGAATAATTGTAAAATTTACGTGACTGAGCGTTTTTTAATACTAAATAATGCGGACAAAAGCTTGTTTCCCGACGAGGGGGTGGTTAGACAGGGTCATTTAACAAAGGTGGCGCGTTTGCTCGATCTAAAGACCGCTGACGGCATTAGTCTGAAGAGTCACATTATCAACGCTATGAATCTGTCAAACTGTATCGGACTGAGCAGCGTGGACAAGAATAACGCTAGGGCGTGTATGATCAATGATTATATGGACCGTGTTATGGAGGAAAAGTATTGTTGGAAAAGCGAGGATAGAAAAGTGAAAGTGTACAAAGCGCCGGTTAAAGAGTGTCAAATTGAGGCGTTGTTCCGCAAGTTTTATAGCGAAAGAGCACCACCCTCTTTTAAAACCATGTCGCTAAACCACAACGAGTATTATAAAGATTTTATGCGATGTATGGATAGCGACAAGAGGGTTGTTGGCGATTATTACGACAGCGTCACCAATCTCAAGTGGTTTATTAAGGATATTGCTGCCGTTTTGTGTAACATAAAGGGGTTGAAACACTTGGGCACCGTTGACGGCGACACCGATGAGGTGATCAAGTTTGTGCGCGAGTCAAAGAAACATGACGTCGGTCACATGTTTCTACACCTCAGAATAAAGGAGACTAAACGCGAACGGTTTAGGTTAAATTGCTTCAAAATGGACAAGGAGCATGTGTGGATAAACAGTATGGTGTTTAGTAAAACCAACAAGGACGAGTGTATTAATGTAAAAAATATCATCAACCAACAACGTTACGGTACACACCATATTATCAACATTGACTATGTGTTTAACACCAAATTAACCAAATATCACACAAATGTCACCAAACATGTTATTAGGTATATACTATCTAGACGTAAATTTAATTTGCTTAAATATGATGTGGTTAACCAAAAACATTTACACTATGATTATGTGTCTTTTGAATAATTTATTATTAATTTATTTTAGGTTTGTACATAATGTCCCATTTTTTTAGAAATATATAATCGTTAAAACTGTAATGTCTTTCCATTATTCCACCCAATACCCAATCTAATTTTTTATTAAATCCGCGTAAAATCTTATCAGAATCATCCTCGTTCAATGTCAAACACATAAGCACTAGGTACAGTTGGTTTGGTTTGAGACCCGGATAGTATCTCTGCAACAACAAATCTTCGCAGATATCGTAATTTTCTTTACGCGACGCGAAATAATTCGTTAGCTCTAGCTCGTGCAACATCTTGTCATCAAAAAATATTTTCTCCATCACCATTTTGTCGTATCTAGACAATTTTGCCCTCTTTTTGGATTTCTTGTATCTAAAATAGACATACATGGGTATTGATTTTAAACAGTTGTCAGATAAAAACCACAGCTTTTTTTTACGAAAAGCGTCAGTGATCTTTCCCTCATTTTGAATATGAGTAGTAGTTTCCTCGGCCAATCCGACGGTGTATCGCTCCATTAGTTTATCTTGAAATTTGCGCCGATAAATATTAGTTTTGGCAAATGCGGCGCGATAGGTGAACGGATCCATAAACTTGAAAATCTCTTCGACCATTTCCGTTGGTAACTGGGGACAGTTGTCCATTTTGCGCTCAAGTTGTCTCTTAGTTTTGATTCAAATTAAATTTTAAATCTCTTTTTATATAAAACGTTATCATTTAATCATTAAATTTTATCTTGTTTTTTAATCAAATTTTGTTTTTACTCTAATTCCATCCCAATAATATTTGTAGTAAACCTGTTGTGCCGATTAGTAGTTGAGTAAATGACCAGTATGTGTGTAATTTAAAGGACGGGTCTTTAATATTTTTTAGCTCGTTAAATTGTAAATTGAGATTGTTTATTAACACATCAACGTGTTCTTTGCCGTCGTTGTCTTTCTTGTTCATGGTGATAATTTTGTATCGAAACAGCCAATATTTGAGCATCTGATCAAAGGTTTTTTGATGTGTCCAAAAATCTTGTACATCGAATAGCGATTGCAGTTTTAGTTTATCAAGATGTTGGTTGATTACGGGCGGTAACTGAGTTAGGAGATACTGGTTGAGAACTAAAAGAAATTTTTCGCTAATGATCGCGTCGTTCCACAAAATTTGTTTCAGTTGATCGTAAGTACAAAACTTGAGTTTGGTGGTATCGTAAGTGTTGTCGTCGTTTCCGATTGTTTGGGTAATATTGTATTGATTTGTGTGATTGCAGGATAGGACGCTGTCGTTAAAAATTTCAACCAAACATTTAATATCAAAATAAAGTCGAGCTTGTGTGTCTAACATGACGGGCCATTTAAATTTGTACAAATCGTTGTACTCGTGTATAATTAAGCACCCGTCTATTTTGGCCATTACTCTTAATAATGTTTTTGCTGATAGCTCTGTTTTTGGGTGTAATTATTTTTTTTTCGTTGATATACCTTAACACCTCCCCCAACACCGCCAACACAGACGCGCGCGCGCGGTTATTGTTTGAGCGTCATAATATTTTAGACTGCGACGCGATAAAATTACCGTGTATGGTGGACGAACAATGCTCGGAGAACTGCAAATCGGGCATAACGATGCGCTGTGAAAACGGATTTTGTGCCACCAGACCTCGATATAGCGCCAATCACGAGGATTGTGACGTTAGCAGAGGTTTAATAATGGTGGTGACGGCACTCGATGGTTTTGCTGTTGAGAATGTGTGTGTGAGTATGTACAGGGATGTGGTTGAGGACGGCGGCGAACTCAGACCGTATGTCTGTGAGAACGGTGTTATGAATTTGGACTTGGAAAATGGTCCGTTTGCGGTTGAGGACTGCACCTGCAACAGCGGATTCACCCGATTTACTTACACATCTGGCGCGTTCAGTCGGCCAATACCCGTGTGCATAGACAACGCCTCTGCGGTGTTGTTTGCTAGGGTGTATAAATGAAAAATGCTCAATTTCTCAAACTAAAGCTGTATTGCTGATACGGCTCGTATAGTACATAGTGACCGTTTTCGATATAACAGTTGATCGGCTTGTATGATAAAGGTTGGTTCATCAGGTTCATCGCGTGGGCGACCACATCCACCGGTATTGGAGTTTCTAATGCATTATTGATACCGTACACCATGGAGCTTGTAACGCTAACGTAGGGATAATGAAATAACGTTTTGGCGTTGTTCACTGTGACGTATATCGTGTCGTTTTCAGGATTAAACGCTCGTAGATCGTCGCCGTCCTCCACCGTTAATTTAAAACAACTTGACGCTTCACGATTGTATAGAGCCTCGTAGCTGATAATCTGCTCGACGTTATCTACCCCAACGTTTACGGTGCGAACAACCAGACTGGGCACGTTGAAATTATTAACAGGTACCCTAGAACAGGTTACGCCTTCGTACACATATCGACCGTCGGCGTCGACTTCAAAACTAGGCGTATTGCTCGTTGTAGGTCTAGACAACACCACCATGCGAGCGTTTGTGGTTCCGATAGCTCCGTCGTTTATGCCCATTTTGTAGTAGAACTGAAACAGTCCCTGATCGTACATGAGCGTGCACGACGTAAATCCCAACCCGTTTAGTTCGTTTACTCTCGTTTCTGATATCATTGCAGAGTTATTACCGGCGACGGCGATAGCCGTTTGTGCCGACAGCGGTCTAAACGATTGTGTAGAAGTGGTGGTGGACGGCACTACGGTGGGACCGTTGAGGTTTTGCAACAAAACGCCCGATTCAAACGGCACAGTGTTGGTTGTGTAATTTGTGAAACCGTGTTTCCTGCTGTAAATTCGTCGGTTCATCAACCACAAGGGCGCGTGTGTATTGTTAACCGGGTCCGCTTCGTAGTACGCTAATCTGGTGGTGGTGCCGACAAGTGAACCGAAATACGTTGGTGTCAGATTTGTGACTATCTTGCTCCTGTGAGCGACGTGGGTATAGGGCCACATGTAATCTACGAAATGTCCCATCACGTTAGAGTGCATGGTGCCTTGACGAGACAAGACTGCGGGATTGGCCCACCCCTCCGGACATGACACCTTGAGGATTGATTTTGTCAACCCCTCCACATTTATAACATCCGATCCAAAGTATGCGATATAGTAGTTGAACGTAAAGAAGGAATTGATCAGGTAACCGTAGGCGCGTACGTCGATGTGATCAATGTAGACGGCGTCCAGATGCAAACCGTTACCCTCTGCGACTAGCGGAAAACTGATAATACTCAAAACTTCCTTCACACTTGGCTCGTTCTCTATCTCGGACAAATCGTAGCCTCTGAGCAGCTGCGAATACACGTAGGGCACGCCCATTCTCATTGCGTTACCCGCGCCACGAATCCACCCCAGAGAAGTGGTGGCTGTGGGAAGATATAGGCCGAGTATGTGGGTGGTGTAATCGGCGCAAGACTCGTAATAATCGGTGTCGCTCAGCGCCGCCGTGACGCACATGTACACTTCAGGCATGGTGATTGTGAAGTGATACCAGTCAGCCACAGGTCCCCACGGCGCTTGTAAATTGGGCGCGGGATCCGGTAGTCTGGACGAAATTTGCACCAGGGCGTTATGTAGATTGTGCGCAATTTGAATGTCATTGTAGTGTTCGCTCGTTGGATCCACAAAGGTAACGGCAAAACTAATGAGTCTGTGACAGGCCGTGCCGAAAACGTTGGCGTCGGTCCATACGGTCGGTAGGTCCGAAAACAGTGTGGACTCACTCCAGGCGGCGTTTATAGGCTGTACAATTTTCTCGGCCTTTTGCAAAAATTGCTGTACCGCCGTATCTTTGAAGAATGTGTGGAATCGCGCAAGGTCCCCGTCGCCGCGTTGTGGCCGGCGCGTAATAAGTATGTATATCACATAGAAAAACAACACCACAATAATAATTGTAGCAATTGATCGCACGTCTTGTGGTGCCATATTAACTTAAATAAGTTTTTAACATGCACGAAGATATGATAGTGTTAACAAAAACGTTGAACAAGAAAATCAACCAACTCGACGATAAAGTTTACGAACTACAACGTCAATATGACCATATGCAGTACGAGCTGCGATGCGTCAAGATGGTGCTCAAAGAAATCTGCCAAACGACCGCGCCGCATCGCTCTGCGCTCATAGAGGACATGCTCGACCAACACGACAAAGTTTACAAAACCTTGTACGGGTTAGATAACACTCAACCTTTAGCCTCGATTAGATATGCGCATCAGATTAATAACGACTTGGGCTCCGCTTATGTGTGGTTGTAGTGTCAGTATATAATGAGGTCATCTCAGCGAGATATTGTCCATAATGAGTCGCCACGAGATCTTATACAGTCCGTACACGCCGATAGATCCTAACGTCACGTATTTGGTGGACTTTTTTTGAGCGTCAATGGAAAGTGAGCGGATCGACAGAGTTTGTACCCGGCGGTCGCTTTTTTGTTATGTACGGCCGTAACCTTCAGGCGTTGGTCAAGCAAGCGGAACAACAAGCGATAGCCGCGCCGTCGCCGTCGTCCAATAATACGAAGAAACGTAACAAGTGTTTTTTGACCATAACCAATCGGACGGACATTATCAACTCGTACGAACAGCTGTTTTATTGTCGATATCCGCCACCAAAGACCAAGACGGATTTTAAAAACTTGTGCGTGAGAGTGCGCGACGACCGGTTCCAGAACAGACTCAAATTTAGTTATTTGGTTGTTAAAAACTTAAAGTGTACAAAGTGCAACAACAAGTGTATCTACGACGCTCTGAAAACATTTTATAAAAACGAAAAGAAGTGCGTTGCAGAGGTGGATAGGTTGATTTCAAAAGAATGTTGAGGGAAGAAACATCTTACGAGACAAAGATAAAGGTGATTTTTGACCACAAAGAACAGTTTGAACATTTAGCCAAACAACTAAACTCTACAGAAATTCAACAAATACTACCGACGGTTGACGTTATACGTTATAAACTATCAAAGTGCGCTGACACTAGCGATTTCAACAGTTTACAATCGTTGTTGCTGTTGTTGAAGGATGTAAACAAGCGGATGAGGCGAATGAAGAAATGGCGCAGCGTCAAGACTGAATTGTGGTTGATGTGTAATGGTCAATAAAAAAAATAAATGTACATTAATTGTTGTTTATTAAATCGTCTCCCTCACAAATTAAATTATACATTATATCGTGCGTGTCGCTAATGTGCTTCTTGTGCTTCTTTAAACGTTTACTCAGTCGCTTCTTTTTTATTTCGTTAGCGCCAATCTCTTGCACCAACCTATTGGTTAATTTGTCCGTCTCCTTGATCTGTTTCTGCAGTAGATTTTGTCTTGCGTCGTAGTCGCGCACACAATGCTCGTAGTAGGCGATGGTGTTTTTCAAACGCACAATTTCATTATCGTTGTCGCACAACCGTTCGGCCATAATCTTGATGTTAGCTTCGTTGTCTTGTTCTCGCTCGCGCAGCTTTAACAGTTCATTGTTTTGTCGCTGTTCATTTTCCAACATTTGTTCAAGTGCAATTTTGTAGACGGCAATCATTTTATCGTCGGGTAGCAGTCCAGACATTTTCGCGGCTTGTGTGATAATGTAAATCGATGCGACGGCGACGTTTAAATAATGACAGGTTTGGTCGCATTTAGCATTGCTCCAAGAACGGTACAATTTCTGATGACGCAGCGTAGATGATGCCAATTTTTTGGTCAAACTCGACACCGATGAGCGACCATTTACCCCTACCTACCCCCGCTGTCAACTCGTCAACGTCCAGAACCAGCCAATCTATGGTGTCGCCCACCCCTATAAACTTTTTAGACACCTCGGTGACCAGCGTCCACGCGGTATTATCTTCTAGTCTGTACACGTGTTTGTGTGAAATACCATATATGATGTCTCGTTCCGTAAACAATGTGTGGATGCGGAACGGTGTTTCGTTAATCACTCGCACAGATTGCAGCTTGTCGTAGTCTACGTAAATATACATCAATCGACCGCTCAGAAATAATAGGGTATCATTAACCTCAACCGCAGCATCTACGCTACACATGTCGTGCCAAAAGCTGTTTTTTATGTCACCGCTCTGTATCGTGCTGGTGTTTTGGTGCAAGCGCCAGTATCTGTTCGCCACAAACATATAATACTCGTTACGTAAATTAATCACCGTCATAGACGAGTGCTCGCATTTATCGTCGTCTATGGCATTGGACGATCCAAACACCCAGGCGGGTAACGGCGCGTACATGTTGGTGCCGTTCCACAGGTCGCGTGGTTTTGTGCGGTACGGGTTGTTGATATACAGCTGATCGATACCGTTGTACTCGTCTTTGCTCAGATTGGTTTTGTGATAGTCGTACGAGGGGTGCATTAGTGCATTTTTAATCGAGGAATGATACAATCCTAGCGCGTGTCCAATTTCGTGCACAATCACGGACATGTAGCGTGTTTTATCGTTATCATTATCATCATCATTATCATCATTTTTCAACAACCAAGACTCGTCCTTGTCAAAGTGGATCTCGCCAATGGGCGGATTGAATGAATGTGCCAAAATTCCCCCGCGTCCGTCAAACGGTTGACAGTGTTTGTGCTCCTCTTTGCTCAAAAATCTAATTTTTATGTTTGCATGTTCATTATTATTGCCAACGTTGACAAACGACAAACGATCGTCGGCTTGACGCCATATCTCGAACGCAAACTCAGTCTCTTCCACCACCGCCGTTTCGTTTAAATCGACTATAGTGTCGGTGAATACGCTAAACGTTACCGTATTGGAACTCCAGAAACTCTTTTGGTCCACGAAAAATCGTTTAATCCGTTTTTTTATGTCAACCGTTGTCAAATAATATTTTCTAATATTATTCAACAGCGACTTTTGTTGTAACCACGAATTGTTTTCTCGAATTACATAGGGACTATTGTCAACATTTTCATCAATAATTTTGCTATAGCTCACATCGACATCTTTTTCATTGAAAATACCAATTTTCGTGTCCAGCCTCAAACTATCCGCAGCGTGTGAACCAAACAACAATATTACTATTATCGAAAACATGGTGTGAACAATCGGGAGCGACGACTCGATTTTATAGGTCACCGGTAATAATTGTGTCACGTTATTATAAGTCATGAAATGTGCGTATGTAACACTGGTTATGTTGGGAGACACATACGTTCCGGGCGCCACAGCTCTGGCTAAAAGTCTCATCTTATCCGGTACATGCCACGATCTAGTATGTATGGTGACGGACGATGTGACTGTTACCGAGTTGCTGCGCAGTGTGTTTAATAAAATTATTAGCGTACCGTATGTGTCGTTTAAGTGTGGCGAAATGATGACAGAGCGACAACGACAACTGTACGGAGATTGGATCGACAAGTCGTTTACAAAGTGGCGCTGTTTTGATATACTAAATTATGACAAATGCATCTACCTCGACGCCGATCAAATTGTGACCCAAAACATTGATCACGTTTTCAATCTAGCACCACCCGCCATGTGTTTCAACTTTGTATACAACAAAATGTTTAAAAATTTTAGCTATGGCAGCGTGATCACACCCAAACAACTAGCGCTGATATTTAATAATTGCAAAATTCTGGGATTCACAGGAACATTATTGTACCAACCAAACAAGATAATTTTACAAGAAATAATACGCTTGTTGAGCCCATCAAACGCGTTTATGCGAGAGAAGCATTTTCATAACGGGTACGACGAAATAGTTTTAATGCAAGCGCTGATCAAATTAAATTATAGCGTAACACAACTGTCACCCATGTATGTTTGGAACGCGGGAGAATATACAACGCTAAAAAACTCCCAACCATACATAATAAATTACTATGGTGATGATAAACCTTGGGTGAAAAATAAAACAATCAGATACATTGACGAGTATATTTGGAAGTATTTTTACGAAAAACAAGTATCGCTAGCAGATAAAAATACAACATGATGTCGAATGTGGAAATTTAAAAGTTGAGTTTTGATTTTCCACATTCGACATCATTATGATTTATTTTATGTTCATACAAAATAACGGTCAGATACTCGCACAAAAATCATGATATATTTTTATGTTCATACAAAAATACGGTCATAAACCTATTTATTTTTTATAACTTATACCCATAGAGATTTATTGTACACACGGTCAAACGAAACCATTGAACAGTTTTGATCAACTTTGAGATTCATGAGATATTTTGTTTGGGGTTTGAGACTCTTGTATACACCGTCAACGATACAATAGTAACCATCTTCCGTGTGCATGTTACGTTTAAACAATAAAAAAATGTTTGCCGCCATCGATACGATTCGGTCGCTTTCTGCGACACGTTTCATCCGCAACACTGCGCGACACAAGTACACGGACCCTGCGCAAATTTCGTAATTAGTATATCCGGCAATTTCGTGAGCGCAACAAATACACATGTTTGTGAGACTCAACGCCATTTTGTACAACTCAGTCTCTTTGTTGTTTTTCAGCATCGAGTCCAGATACACCGCGGGCGCCGGTGGAGCCTTTTTAACACACTGTTGCATCTTCCGCGCATACTCTTGCACCACTAGACGATTTTCTTCATGGATCAACGACGGTAGATAGGGAGCGCTTCGCCAATGTCTTTGCGCCAAATATATAGCAGCATTGGCTATTTGTGTGTTGTCGGCGGCGACACCGTTCCGATAGAACATATCAAAGTAATGCGCGGCCGTTTGAACGACTTTGTATGAAATTGGGTAATATTGCTGTTCCGCCATACCGAGAATGTAGCTGATAAGAGTCTGCCGGCGAGTGTCGGAACTCGCCACGTATCTGCCGGTGTCCGCGTCATGGGTTGACACGATGCCGTTCCGCCGCCACAGCTTGTACTCGGGCACCTCGTCAAATTCGTTCAGTTCATCAAATGTGCGTCCTATCATTTGACGACGCGCTCTGCTCTCAAACGTCTCATCGTCCGAGTCATCTTCGTCAAGAGATTCGTTACACAACAAATACGCTAGTAACTCTTCCGAGTAATAATCCTCCATCGAAATACTCATCTCTCGGCTGCTTAATTGATACTGGGCCACAGAGATTCGCTCCCGTTTATAAGTATGTTGTGGTTAGCTATCTTGTTGATAGTGTTGTTATTGTTTACTTTAATTGGTCCGTTTAAACAAGCATTTGACGGGATACGAGCCGACACAGAAGAGCGTGCCGCGTTATTAAATAATGAAGAATATCGCGAGTATATGAGACAGAGGCGCTACGCCCCACTACACACCCTGCCGACATTACGGTGGCACAACAATTTCGACACTTTGGACAATAACACCAACTGTTTTTCGGTACCCACCCTGGTCACGGTGCTAAACGACACGCATTTTGATTGTAGCGCAGTGTGTAACGACGCGCGAGCGGTGTACTTTTTCGTGGACGAAAATGACAAGTTTATAGTGAACGGTGTGCGATTAACGCGCGGCGGTTATTGCACCACCAACGCTGTGCCTAGAAATTGCAACAAAGACACTTCGTTAATATTGCACAGCGTCAACCAGTGGACGTGTATTGCGGAAGATCCGCGCGTGTTTGCGGGCGAGGGTAACGTGATCCAAATAGCGGGTAAACAGCACAGCAGGGACATTTTGGCTAGTGATATGGAAAAAATAGTGCTGTGGGACAATTTGTTGAACAGACGAGTCAATCCGCTGGTCAACTCGATGAGACGCACGTGGGACGATAAAATGGACGACGGTAGGTGGCGGTTCGAGGTGCGTTGCGACGCCAAAGACGGTCGATTCAATCAAATGTTTGTTAACCCGTACAACAGACTAGAGTGTTTGCCAAACGTGTGCACGTTTGTTAATCATGTGCACAACAGCGTCAGGCCCAATTTTCTTACGGGCGAGTGCGACTGCGGTGATGTGAACCAGAGCCGAGTCCAGCACGTGGTGGAAGACGATCCGCGTAGCAAGTGCGCCGCGATAGTGGACCGACTCGACACGGTCACCAACGCTTACAATTTCCGTGTAGACTGCCTTTCTCTCGACACACCCGTGGTTGAGTTTTCGGAAAACAAGCTCTTGTGTCCGCCCGACATATTCAACGTAAACACTGATTTCGCGTACACGTTCAGTTTACGCGGAGTAATACCGCGCAGCGGCAACGGAATACACGAACCCACCGCGCGGTTGTGGCGCGACACCCAAACCAGGGTGCGGTGGAACAATAGAATATAAGAATGAATCGGTCGGTGGTCGGTTGGATAAGAGAGCGACAAAAATGCACAGAGGCCGAAAAACGTATTCGCAACCTCCTCTTTGCCAATCTGCGCCCAGACAAAGACGCGCCCGATCCGCACACGTTAACAACCGAGGATCTGTTGATTAGATTGATTAAACAAAAAGAGAACGAGGAGTGTGTCCAGGCGGATTTGCGTGTTCGCAATATATTGTTGACAAACGAATTAATACCCATTAACCCGGAGGATGAACGGTTTCAGTTGGACACGGAGACGTTGTTGATAAACTTGTTGAACGGTCTGAAACAACAAAAAAGTGGTAAAGATAGAGATCTCCAAATTAAGAATTTGATACTATCCACACCAAATTTTCGGTACAACGACGCGAGCGCAGATATTGATTCCTTGTTGCGGGCGTTTATCAAAAAGTTCTCCGAATACGAGTTTAAGCATCGAAAATGCGACGATATGGAGCTGAGACTCAAGGGTTTGATAATGTCAAGTAATGTGATTGGTAAAAACGAAAAGGGTTTGTCTGCCGAACAATTGCTCGTGAAACTGTTACAACGGTTTAATTCGCAAGACATGGACAAATTGGATCGCATCAAAACTCTGATATTATCACACACCAATTATCGACAGAAGAAACGTCCCGATAAAGGGTTGGTTGATATCGATCGAGATCAGGACGTTGAAGATGTGATATTGGATTTGTTGAAGCGACTCAATCAGTGCACAGAGAACGAGGCAAAATATAGAAGCGTGTTACTGTCCAACAGCGAATTAGACTCGACGCTCGACACCGATAGTTTGTTGCAAGAGTTTATAAAATCTTGTAATAAACAAGACTTGGTGGTCAACCAAAAGCGTGTGCGCGATATTTTGTTGTCGAGCGGTCAGGTGGAGAGCGGTATGGAAAAACAGTCCACTGAAGATTTGTTGATAGCGTACATGAGTAGTGTACAACAAAAGACTTGCTCCAACACGCGGGTTCGTGACATTTTATTGACCAGCAACGTGTTAAACGACAGCGCCGACAACAGGGCGTTGGGTACCGAAGAGTTGCTAATGAAGTACATGAAAGAGACAAACGAACAAAAGTGTCAACAAGACCTGTTGCGTATACGAAATTTACTAGTAACTACGGACGAAATTGATTACGCCCCTACAGATACAACCGAACAAATAGTCATTAAACATCTGGCCAAGATGACAACGGACCGCGGCAACGCGCTTCGTGATAAAAATTCGGCGTGGGAACGGCAGATTCGTTCCATAATATTGAGCAAACTGGGTACCGCAGCCTCCACCGAAACCAATAAAAAAATCAGCCGTAGCTAGAGACACAATTGATTTGTTGACGGAGTATGTGAACAAAGACGATAGTGGTGCGGAAAGAGAGCTGCGTTTACGTAATTTGTTGTTAACTAATATAGGCGGCTCGGATACGGTAAAATTACGCGACATGACCACCGAGAATATGCTCATTGAGTTTATCAAAAAAATCAACGACTGTAATAAGAGGGTGGAAAATGTCAAGCTAGTGCTGAATTTAAATGCAGAAACACAAACGACCAACGATAACTTTGACGAAATAGTTACTAATTACGTTACAGAGTGTAGAAAAAACCGATCGACTCTGGACGGTGTCAAGTATATTATTAGGCGCGAATTAGACTTGGACGAGGCGGCCGTCGCTAACATCTCGGTGGATGTGTTACTGAACAACTTTATCCGCGTTTTCAACAACATCCCCAACAGGGACACGATGAAACGAGTTCAGAATTATTTAATAGAATACGCCGGTTTGATTGGCGCCACGGATAAGTCTAACCTCATGAGCGTACCAGTGGACGAGTTGTTGGTAAAAGTAATGCGAGCCGTCAAAGAACAAAACTACACAGACAAAACTGACATTGTCAAACAAACAATCATAGCCAGTTACGCGTTTGACGGATACAGCGTGTCTGAACTCAATAAATTGACATTGCAACAAATAGTGTCGATGTTGATTAATGAAACGCGCGAGTTGGAGTGTGTCAAACGACAAGTGTTGCTAAAGCAGTTGATTTATGAACACTTACCAAAAAATAACGACACCGATTATAGGACCGAGTACGAAAAGCTCGACAGTTATCCGTTGGAGATAGTGGCTAGAGAGGTATTTAGTAGGATCAAGGCAAACTGCGATCGCCACCAACAGGAACTGATGCGAATTCGCGGCATAGTGTTGGCCAGTTCCGACGTAGACCCAAAAAATTTAACCTCGGCCAACACCGAAGATCTGGTGGCCGGCTTGTTGAGACGTGTCGTAAACGAACGAATAGAATTTTATAAAACCAACAAAGGCACCATCGTCAACACGGGCGTCGGCGCCACCGATAAACCGACACCTATGGATGTAGAGATGTCCGCGGCAAAATCGAGGGACGACTTAATTGTGTGTCGTGAAAAATTAGTGATTATGGCCGAGCGACACGAAAGGCTCATGGACGAAATAAAGAAACAAAAGATAACATTATATCAGAGCATGATGCAACTTTACGATTCGGTAACGGAGATTAATTACAGGACACACGAGTTGTCCGATGCGGATTTAACAGCGTCTCTGACAAAGCTCAAACTCAATCCGCTGTACGTGTTTATGAATAATTTGACTGATGTTAAAAAATACACAGACACTTTTGCCAGAGTGGACGCTGATGAAATTCGTCTAAATTTTCCGCTAAACTTACAAACCACCGAACAGAAGGCGTTAAACATGAATAAAGACGCGTTACAGAGAGCGTTGATTGAGTGTAAAAAAGAGGCGGAATTGTTAACTAGACAAAATAACGATTTTGCTAACAAAATAACAGAAGCGCAAAAATTGTACACCGCTCAAGTGGCGCGATACAATAAAATAAAAACTCAAGACACCGGCGCATTAACAGACACTTTACTAGGACTGAAGGTTGGTAATCAAACATATAAAAACACAGTAAACATAAACAAACCCACCACCTTTACAATATCACCATCAACGTCAACACAGCAACCGGCACCAACAACTTCCATTCAAGCTCTAGAACAAACCGCGGCTTACTACAATGATATTAACAAAACTTGGATAGAAAGAACATATCATTATTTGTACATGGAACCCACAGACGATTATTTGGACATGACAACCGAGCAAATGTTGGCAATGTTCGCCAAGAGGTCGACAGAGCTTAGAACACAATTTGTCAACGTTGTAACAACTACTCAAAAAACTATTGAATTGTTTTATAGAAAACTACACTTGGAAAATATGATCACCGCGCAACAGCGGGAAAATTGGTTTAAAAACATTGATTTTATTAAACGTTTCGCGGAAAACTATAACCAAATAGATTACATGTCTAGATTTATTAACGTGTATAATTCATTCTTGACCGTGCCATTGTCTTTGGTTATAGCGATGGTTGACGATCAGCGAAACGAAATAGAGACACTAAACAATAGATTGAATAGGAGAAAAGTAATACAGCCGGAGGTAGTGGCGCCTGAACCAGTACCGGAACACATTGCCGAAGATGAGGTTACACAAATCACGGAGTCTAGTAATTTATTTACCCCGCTCAAGAAATTGTTTGTGCGATTATACGAGATTTTTATACCAGAATATACACTAGAAATTTCAAACACAACAGTAATTAACGAAACTAACATCAACAATTTGTCTGACAACATTATAACTTCGTACACAGCGGGTATGAAAAAAGTAGCGACCGTCTTTGATCGGTTTATAAATACTATAAGAACACTGGTCGGAGACCAAACTTTGTTTAACGTACAAGATAAAATAGAATTGTTTTACACCAACCAATTTCTTGATGACTATATCAATCAACTTGACAAAATACCAAACACTGTACAATTTTTCATCGAAAATCTCGTAAAAATAATAAAAAAATCTATTAACGATATAAACTACGAATTATTAAAGCAATGTGTTATAAACGATAATTATTATCAAGACGTAACGATCAACGAAACGATCAACGAATTACGGACAATCTCATTAGAAGCGTTAAATGTAAAGTATGTCACTGTTAAAGAAAAGGAACGTTTTATAGAATTAAACAGTTTGACATTAGAGATTTATTCCAAAATAATTTACAAAGTAATAACCGACCTGTGTACACTAAAACTGGAAGGGTTTCCGGGGGCTATAAATAAAATTGCGGAAATTGTGAATAAGGATTTGTCTACAACAGATTTGGATGTAACCCTCAACGGTATTAACAGAGATATACGAAATATATATAGATTTATAGCCGATTTGAATAATGCGTACGTTATTTGTTTGCAGAAAAATGGAATGAGCTCGGCCAATGTTCTCACACTGAGCGATGATCGTTTATTTAATGATGAAAACGATCGAGCGAATATATTGCTGAGAATCAATCAAGAATGTAATTTTGCGTTTGTGGACCAACCCAATTTTCCGGCGATAGCAGATATTTTTAGACCAGCGGCGACTGATGATGGCGATAGTATAATATCTGATAATAGTGTGGTTAATACTACCAACGCTTACAACCAAATTAATAATGCGGTTGAAAGTAACATCAATGAGGAAACAACAACAACAACAACAACAACAACAACAACAACAACACCAGAACAGATAACGTCACCAGAACAGCCTAATCGGTCTCTGCCAGCGGATCTAGAAAATATATCGTTACAACCGCTTACTGAACTAGTGCCAGAAATAACGATTAAAATATTACACGATCCGTCGTTGACCCAACAAATGTGGCACGAAACGTCGGCGTTCGCGAAAGACGCAGATATACAAGAAAATATGTCTGAAGAAGAACAAGAAGAGTTACAGTATGACAATTATGATATGAATTTTGCTGAAGAGGAAACGTTAATCCTAAAGGAGGTTGATAAAGACGACGCCGTTGATGATGAGATATTTAGATCTGTGATTAATGACAGGAATTTTGATTTAGATAACATAGTAAACACAGACCTTTCATCCCTACCTATTACTACAACCAAATCGTACTACCAAGTTACCGCACCCATTAATATAGACGAAAACGCACCACCCGATCCTATACCAATAATACCTGAACCGACACCCGCGCCTGTTATAACGCCAAGAAGAAGTAAACGCATCAAATCTAGAGAAGCTGCCAAATTGTTAACCCAACCCACTAGGTCAAAACGAGAGCGTGTCAAAAAACCTATACCGGCCAGAGCGATTACTCGTTCAATGACTAAAGGGCAACGCGAAGTCGATAGTCATATCGTAAACATCTCCCGGACAATTGAGACAAAAAAATATAACAATCAAGCGGACAAAACCACACCAAAAGCGGTAAAATTAAAACAGGCAAAAAAAGCGTCACAGTCAACCGTAAAAATAAAAGAAACGCAGTCAACCGTAAAAATAAAAGAGACGCAAGTTGAAGATACGGATGAGGAAAAAGAGACAGATACGGACGAGGAAAAAGAGACGCGGATTAAGGATAAGGATGAGGAAAATGAACCCCCTGCAAAACAATACCAATCAAGAGAGTATATTACGCTAAACGAAGACAGCACTATGTCTGTGACTGAGAGTAATGAGGCTGAAAGATTGATTGTTTTGAGGAAACAACAACAACAACAACAACAACAATCAGAGCCGGCAGTAAGGCGTAAACGGTCGGCAAGGAAAGACGCGGAACCTACTGTAGTTGTCGCAGACCAAATGGAAGTTGCAAAAGTTAGGAGCGTCATCAAAACGATGAAAGTGCCAATCCAAAAAAATAATGATGAGCGTTTAAGGGATGCTGCAGTAGTTTTTGCGACAAAAGTAGATTATGTTACTAAGTTATAGTAGAAATAGGGGAGTTACGGTTGTATATTTTTCACGTAAATTATTATTAATCACCACTGACTTTTTGCTTAGCTTGAGAGTTTTGGTGGCGGCGGCCGCTGTTGCTGCGGGTATTACCACCGCACCAACAGCGTTGTTTCCGGTCATGTCCGCTACCGTGTCATATAGAATTTTACTCAGCACCGATTTGGCGTACGAAACCATATAGTGCTCGTCTGTTTTGTCGCTGTCCAAATTCTCGATACACTCGTAATAGTGTTTGAGCATGTCTTTTGGGGACGCTTTCATGTCGGGATCAATTTTATCCAGTCGTCTGGTCATGTTTTCAAAAAACACGCGATACTCTGGTAGATAATCTCGACATTTGTTTACGATAAGATTTACCGCTATCAAAAAAGTGCCCCTGTTAAAATTCTTATACTCTACACTCTCCTCGACATACTTGGTTTGACAAATCAACTCTTTTATATTTTTAAAAGTTTGCTCGTTTGGACACTCGTTGTATTCATCGTGAGCCTTGCGTATTATATCCATCACCTTTTCGGGCAACAAATTTTCGCTCTCAATCAAATTTCGGCACTTGTCCGTAATCAGTTGCTTAGCAAACTCTTTTGCGTCCACCACCACAGATTTCATACTTATTTATGATCGTCTTTTTTACAGCAACCGTAATTTGTCTATGCGTCCTGTATTTAATCAAATTAAACAGAGAGCAGGAAATACAATATATGCTGTACGAGCATAGGGTGATAAACGAAAGTATAGGTAAATATACAAGACGGTTGTAAAAAGTAACACATTTATTCATAATTAATCACACATTTTAGCATATATCACTTTTTAATGAGCGAACACATTTCCTCCGTGCATATGCAGATATAGTCGTCGCCGCCCCTTAGCCGCAACACCAAATGTAGCGTGCTCTCTTTTTGAATATTGTAATCAGATAGACTTCGATCGTCGTCCAACTGCTTACCGGCAAATATCAGTCGCTGTTGATCCGTGGGAACGCCCTCCTTGTCGCTAATCTTTTGTTTTACAGAACCCACAGACTCTGACGCCTCCACCTCCACCGTAATCGTTTTTCCCGTCAAAGTTTTTACAAAAATCTGCATCGTGTGTACGTGTATGTCGAGCGCGCGTTGGTAAATAAACCCATCTACAACCCACACCACGTTATATACACATAAGGATGACGTGTTCAGACAAGATAAAAGTGTTTATTAGTGACGACTACATTTTTTTTCCTTACAACCTCGTAACAAAAGAAACCGACAAAAATGACAACATCACCATTTTCGTGCCCACGTTTCAAGACGAAAAAGTTATCAACAAAAAAAGACTGACCGATAAAGGGTTCGAAAGTGTCACAGTAGTCAAACACGTGCCCCACTTTCAACAGGACGAAGAAAACGCCACCGGCACTGTAGTATACTGGAACGCCATTAGCGCCATTACCAAACTCGGCGAGGGCGTCACGCGCGTCTTCAACGTGGTGCTCAGCGACAATTTGTACATTTGCGCACACATTAACATAGACAGAAAAATGGCGGAGACTCGGTGCCCTTTTCAAGTGCCCTACCAAAAAGACATGGTTTGTCTGAGCGGAGAGTTTGCGGGCGACAGTCAGGAAATCATTTTGGCACAAAACCCAAACATAACTAGTTACTTTATCAAATTCAGCCCCGAAACCCCCTTGGGTATCAAGATATTAAACATCAAACGGTTCTTAATTATATTAAGCACACGAAAGGAACTGGTCAAATTGTGCGTATATTTACCCTACGAAGAACTTACGAGTGTACACAAAGAGTTGGCCTGGGAGAGCATCAGACGTGTGTTGCGCGGAGGTGTCCCCTCCAATTGCACCGTCATCAACCAACCTAGTTATCAATATGTAATCGACTCCCTTGAACTGTTGGGTATCGTCAACAGCGACATTTCGTCCATACACGAGCTCCAAGAAAAATTCAACCCGCTCATTTTACAATACAAACTGGTGCCTGACGTTATTGTGCAACTAAACAGAATCAACGGTCAGAACAAACATGTCAGACTCTACTGCAAACACGAAGCGGTCGCCGTCACCAACGCGGGACCCGTACCCATCAATTTACCAACCAAGAACCGCACACCGTTTACCTACAACAAACTCATGCCGCCCTCTGAACAATTCTATCAAGACGTCGGTTCAAGAGACGCCTTTATCAGACCACCCAACTACAACTATTTTTTATAAGTTATGGACCAAATCAACCATTTTGTTAACGATAATAAACCCCTGATTCTACAAATCATCTTTTTTATTGTCTCAGTAATGCTCATCATGACCATTTTTGCCATCGTGCTCGTAATAAAACAACAAATTTAATGGAAACAATTATAATTAACATCATACTCTACATCAACAATATTATACAAAGGCGCAATACACTTTACACAATAATTGTTGCGATTCATAATAAAATCATACATGTCATCATCATATTTGTAGTAAAAAAACTTTGATTTTTTACAACGCTCACACTCGTAAAAGTCCATAATATGACGCTCGTTGCTAGTCACATTATCACACTTGTTACAGTTATCATCTAAAGTATACCATTGCACACCGGTCTTTTCATAAAAAGACACAATCGTTCCGCTCATCCGCTCCTTTTTCACAAACAACAAAAATTTAATCAACTCTTGTCTACTCATGTTGCACATCTCTTCGATTAACACCTCTTCCAACGACGCGTCCGAGCACAAGTCCGTGTTTTCAATAAAGTTCAAAAACAAATCGACGTTATTGGTGACTTCGAGTTGGTTCATGTCCGTATAATTGTGTGCGCGTACATACTGCGCCTCGTTATCAGACCCGCATTTTGAACAAAAGCTTCCCAGTTTCCACGCGTCGCATCCGCATCGCAGCACATTGGGTGCATGTAAAAAACACGCTTGTATTCCATTATACGATCCAAAAAAAAATCTCCGAAGTGCTACCAACAAACTGCTTCAGAGAATTATCATCAATCTCACAAAAGTTGCACCCGCAATGATTCACACATTCTCTGCATATAAAACCATTTTGAAGCGAATCAAACGTTGATCCCGCCGTGACTTTATACATCTTGGATTCCGCAGCAAACTTTTTACAAAACCAACAAAAATTGTATTTACACCCGTCGCACAGCAACACAAATGACAGAGTATCAAATGTGTTAACAAAATAAAAACCACTAAACAGACGGTATCGCTTATGCACAATCTCGGGTTGTAACAGCTTGATCGACGCGGGAACAACGGGCGTCACGTCCAAGCGACGCAATCGACCATTATTGGAGCAACACATACACTTTGTGCCGCAATCGTCGCAATAATTGATGCGATTAAACGACGGCAACACGCTGTTGCTCTTGCAACGAACACACAGTATAGACATTTTGAGCGATACTGATCGCGCTAGATGTCTTACAGAGGTTTATATTGGAGATTAAAGATAAAAAAAAAAGAAAGAGATAACAATATAGAAAATTTATTTATAAATCAGTATTGGGCGGAATATCAATATCGTCATTACTAATTTTAGACTGCGACTCGTAACACTTGTCTTCGCCCTCGTCTATCACCAACTTTCTCTTGTGACACTCATCGTTTGACGACAACGAATACTCCTTCAGACATTGGTGATTGTTCAAAAACCTCTTGAAACTATCAACGCCCGACTTAAATTCATTGTACGAATTGAAAATGTCTCGTGTGTAATTATCAAACGGCGGCAGGGGCTGTTCATCCATGTAGCACGACACCATCAACTGGCGGGCGTACTTAATCACTTGGCGACGCAGCTCGTCAGACATTTCTCGGTTTACAGTCTTGTCCTCGTTGTACACGTTCAACCGCTTGTAAAAGTTTTCCAGACTCAATATTTGCTTGTAGAACACCATACCCTCCGGATCATTTTTCATAATTTTCCACACTCCTTCATTCTTCAACTTGATACCCAGCTTGCTGACAAACGATGTGTAGAAAATAAACGAGTTGATCGCGTACGCCGCCTGTGCCTTTTTCTTCTTCTGCAAAATTTTTCGACCAGGCAACAGATCAATCTTTAAGTTGACGTCGCAATTTTTGTTTTGTAACATGTTCGTAAAGTCAGGACAGCGAAACAGGTCGACGATTTCGTCGCGGTTCTTGACAAACTCCACGTTGATCGCATAGTTCTTATCATCATCAATAACCAGGCTCTCGCTAGACTCGACTTTATGTAGTTCGTTTTCCATGATTTCGTTTAACACAGTGTTCGTACTCGTCTGATAAATTGGTTGACAAATTAAACAAATAAATTATTTGATTTTTGTTGCTCACGATTGACTCGTGTCGATCTGGTTGTGTAATGAAAATCCGATCGATGTTGTCGTTTATAAATCTTGAAACGCCACTAAACTCGACTTCCTCTACGTGTGCCGCGACATTGGCTGTGTCAAAATTAGATTTTTTATAATTGATAACGTCGCGCACCACGTGATACACTTCGCTTTTGGTCAACATTTGATGAGATAACAAGATTGTTATCATTTATAGGCACGATTTTCTCACATTTTACACCGATTACGCCACAACCCAATCTTCCGCCACTGTTTCCGCTAATTTTGCTTTCTTTATTGTCACCACGCCCTAAATCATCCTCCATCGCGTGCACCACCACACTTCTACCGAGCACGCTGTACGGTCCGTACAAACTTATCAGACCGTCACGTTTAGATATGACTGTCACGTAACGGTCGCCCCTAGAATACACATTGCCCAAGTCGCCCAAGTGCCGAATTTCGCTCTCGGGACCACCGTGGTCCAAATCGAACGGATTAAAATGCTCACCGGCGCTGGTGCATCCGTTGGACGTGTCCCCAAATTCGTGTATGTGAATACCGTGATTGCCGCGCGGTAGATTTAACAGGTGGCCCGTTATAAACGTCATATCAGAGGGACGCTCTTGTGCAAACGTAATTTCTCCATACACATCGCCCTTAATATCACACAGACCTTTCATAATAATTCTTATAATATATATCACTGTCAAACATCAACAGTAGTTACAAAACCAAAAGGTGAATAATCGCAAAAACGACTAAAAAATAGTATGCGCATAACAAACTGTAAAATGATGTCCAATCTGGAAATTCAAACTATAACTTTTAAAATTCCACATTCGACATCATTTTATATTATAGTTGTGGTCATAGAAAAAGTTTGTTGAAAACGGCCGTTTTTGTGAATCATTTTAAATGATTTCAAACGTAATTTTCAACATTCGACGAGATTATTACTAGCGCGTAACCAGATTTTTGACAAAAATTGTAGTGCTTATAAAATTATACAAAATGATGTCGAATGTGGAAAACGAAAAGTTGATTTTACGATTTTATGAGATCGACATCATTTTTATTTTTTTTTAGAACTTATTGTTTTGGCAATAGTTAGAAGTTATTTGTTATATTTTATTTTATCGTGGTACTATTATTAGTTAGTAATTATGTTATCATATCTTATTATTTTATAAAAGTATGTAAGAGCGGGTGATAGAATTAATAGAATACATAAAACGGCCAAAACTACCACCAAAACGTATGTCGCATTATAGTGATTTGTGTGCGTGACGGTTAAATAAAACGTGATGGGTATTAGCGCCGCGAGCCCGAACCCGCCTATAGCGTACGTGATCGTGGGGTCTGTGTCGGTGATAATTTGGTCGTGTCTTTTGCAGTACCATCGAAAATAGTCCCAATTGTCGTTGGAGGTGATGGCGGCCGCGACAAGCTCGGCTTCGTTGATGTCTGTTATTTCATCGCCCACCGTCAAATTTATTTGTTGACCGTTGCTGTTTATGTCTAACGCCACCAAATAATCGGCCATGTGTAACATTGATTGCATAAAATACTCCTCCTCCTCGTTTATTACGTATTGTGAGAAATTGAGCGGAGTCATGACCAGCACCTCTCTAGAGTCTAGATCGAGCGAGTCGTAAAAACCGCTCAGGAAAGCGGCCGATAAATCGTCCAAGTAGCCGCTTGGGAACATTTGGCTGTAACCGAACGGGTCCCAGATCATCAACACGAAATCGGCCAACGTCAAAAACAACAGTATGGTGTTGACGACGGAGGCTGCCGCGCTAGCCAGTCGGACGGCGGCTTTGGCCACTCCCGAAGTGACTCGTATGAGCGATCTGTTAAGCGCGTGTATCATGGCCGCCTTGTATGTCTCACCCGCTAACGCGACCGTAAACCGTTTGCTCTGAGCGAGCAAGACTCGTTTGAGCGCCGGTATGACCACCTTGTTCAAGTGTGTCAGCATGCCAGTTAGCGCCGATTCCAAATAATTAAATCCCAAGTCGGTCAAAATACCCAGTAACAAGGAATTGTTTTGTAGGAAATCGGTAATTATTTGTTCCAATTCACGATCGTAGTCGTCGTCGTTGTTGTTGATGGTGGTAGTGACGGTGGCGGCATATTTTCTGACACGATTTAGTCGTTTACTAAAAATATCATTGCTGTTGTTTTTGTTGTTAACAACACTAATATTGAACCCTCTATTAGCGGTGTAATTTATTTGTTCCAACGGTGCAATACCGAACGCGTCGTTGTTTATGAATTGTGTCTCGCGTAACGCGTCGACAGTGGCGTCTCGGGCTCGATACCACTCGTCCAAACGAGCTCGTCCACCCGGCTCGGGCGGTGGCGGCAGCAATGACGACGGACGTTCATAGTCGTAATTTCTCAGTTCTGACAAGACGTTTGTGGTCAATAACTTGAACGTTGTCATGATTGATTCGCCAAGAATAAACGACAAAAACGTTTCGTACCACGGCTGCGTGCACGCGACATCGTTATAGTGTCTGCCAAACCGGCGACAGTACGCCTCGTTGAAGCGGCCCGTGATTTTCTCTGGAAAGTTAGGATCGTCGCTGTAGGCCACATCAAAGGCGGGCACGTCGTCCACGCCACGAATCACATGTGTGTCGGTCCGCATGTACGGGGAATTGAACCACATTTTGGTAAAACTATCCACCAATACACACCGATTTTGGTTATAGTTCAACTCGACCGACTGAATAGTGCCGTCTCTAACCGCCAACGCGTGGTCCAAATGAAAACACGCCGGTTGATTGTACTCCACCGCGGTGTTGGACGTCTGACTAAAACCAGAGATGGGCGTGCGCGCCACGTCGATCACGCCTGTAGCGGTGTACGGATAACACGACATTGCCCCGCAGCCCTCTCGCGAAAACGCCAACTCCACCACTACAGCTTTAGTGTTCATCAAAGCCCGCGGCACATAAAAATCCTCGTTTGTGGCCCAACGAATAGAGTAGTCAATGAATATGTGCGGAAACTTGTTGCGCCACAACTGTATATACTGCAACGTATCTCTGTTCGAGACATATTGCACACAATTAATCAAATCTAGCGATGTGGGTACCGCCATAGCTTATATTGAGTAAATAAAAAGTCAAACATATTGGGCATTTCTTTTATTCATTTCATTAAACCTGTCCCTAATTTTCTGCACCATGTTGGTGTCGGGCTGATACAGATATTTCAAATACCACAAAGATATTTTCTCCGCGCGTTTCTTGTAATAAACTTGTACAAAGTTTTCGTCAATGCCGGACATTCTGCAGATGGCCGGCAGCTGGGTCAATTCGTTCTTGCTAAAATAGGGGTACATTTTGATAACAAACGCGCAAAAACGCATCCGCTCCTCGGGCCTGACCGGTCTACATCTCAAAACACTAACTTTATATTTTACATCGGTCAATTGAGCACTCCCATAATTACGCAACAGAGCAATCAGAAAATCGCTAAAATAACCATCGATCGCCGCATCTATCAATTTGTGCGCGTCTCTAATAGTAAACATCTTGTGACCACAATTGCCCGTTAAACTAATACCGTCAAAATGATTGCGTATGGGGCTGTTTGGCGGAAAATTGTGTATCGCTCTACAGATATTTTCGGGCAACTCCAAATCAACCGTTTCGCCATTGTGGATAATAAACTTTGGTGTAATATTGTGGCGCTCGCGAATTTCCTCAAACACCTTGGTGGACATATTGTTAACGCTAAAGATGCCGTCATAAATGCACCACTCAATCATATACAATTTCCGAGCCAAATTAATCAAGCTTTTATACCACACAGTCATAATGTGGTTGGCCATGCACATCGTTTTAATAATGCGAAACTGAGTGTCGTCCGAACCATACGAAATGTACACATTGTCCAGTAGACACAGACATTCTCTAGTCAACATATACACCCCATACATAAAATACATGTTGTCAGTCTTTAACGGATTAAGTATAGTAATATCCACAGAAACATATTTATACACACCAGTTTGCATCAATTGATATATCAAATATATATCACCATAACGCAACGCTTGTGTCATCACGTTTGCATAGAGAAAAGGCACCGAATACGTATATTCATCGTTAAATCGAATGCTACTAAAATTCTCCGTCGCTTCTCGATTTGTTATGCTGATGGGAAACGCGCGGGTGTTACGAAAATAACATTGCTCAGACAACACCTTGGCCACGCCATCATCGATTTGTTCACAAATCACACAGTCGTCGCCTACCGATATTATACAATTGTTGTCAACGTAATAATTGGTCTGAATTAAGTCGCACGGTTTATAATACAAGCGCTTATACACAAACGGATCACAATAATAGTCGATATTCTTCCCCTTCTTAATCTTGAAAAGTAACACCAACATCTTTGTTACACACAGCCATTTTTGTTGATTTTTATAACACGCCGCCGAAGGCATTTCCACCGCCACACCATTACCGAACACCAAATTCGGACACGTCCGCTCCAAGTCCCCGATAGCGTAGTCCTCGCATAGGATGATCAACTTTTGTTTCTGCGTCAAGTTGCGCCACCAGACAATCGATTGCGCGCACGTTTCGTCTTTGCTGAACAAGACGCGCGCCGATGTGCGAAAAACCACATCAACAAACACGCGTCGACGATAGTTGGTCAGGCAGTGGTTTCGCAAAACCACAAAATACTCTCTAAGGTTTTGCGATAGATCACCATAACTAGCGATTTCTTTCGTCGCCCTCTGAAACGCCTTATGAGTGTTAACGTGGATAAACAACACCAACAACAGCGTCGATCTATCGATCTTGTACGGCGGACTCTCGGACGCGCGACCCCCAAAACATATAGACACCCGATCCATGGCAAAGGTCGGAGCAGACTAACAATACCAGCGCAGCTCAGCGATTTATATAGGAATTATACTGATAAAAAAAAGTATGGCCGTGAGTCAAAACAAACATGACTATAACCAAAATAAAAATGATGTCGAATGTGTAAAATGAAAAGTTAACTTTTAGATTTGCAGATTGGACATCATTTTGTATAATTTTATACAGTACTACAAATTTTGTCAAAAATCGGGTTAATACGTTTGTTAAAAATCGTACTGTGTTAGTAATAATTTGGCAAAATCTATGCAAAACTCAGTAATAATTTATGCGCTATTAATAATTTGGTAGAATCTATGCAAAACTCAGTAATAATTGTTAAAAATGGTACAATAATTTGGCAGAATTTATGCAAAAGTCAGTAATAATTTCATCGAACAACCAAAAGTTTGTTATGTTAACACGTCCCTTGTGCATATATCATATGTGTGTCATTTTAGGGTTTACATGATACGCGCGTGCACCACCGATGATGCACAACCCCCCTGTTAAATTAATAGCTTGCCAGCTCTTACACGTGTGAGTTAGGCGTATTTTATTTGCATGCACATACCGGGTACGGTAATTTTGACAAAATCGATTTTGAGCTTGAGGACTCGATTTCTGTTTTCCGCCTAATAGGGAACGTGTTAATATTTGTTACGAAGTACCAAAAAAAAAGTTGTGCAGCGCATTAAAACGCGCAAGTCATTTTTTTGTTTGATCCATTAATTTTTTTGGTAATTAATTGGTTGATAAAAAGAGTATTCAGTTGATAGTCATTTATTAATTATTAAACATTTCGGTCAAAATACATCTAATCTCCTCCTGCTGCTCGTTCAGGCTGCGCTTGTAATCGACGTAGTATGTCCTGTAGTTCATAATTCTAGCCCAAATCTCGAATACATGGTTCTGCCTTTTGACATAGTTTTCGTCCAACAGATCTATGCCGTTACCACGCTTGATCATCGCCTCCACTATCAGTGACTCTTGTCCGGGGATGGTCATCAAAATCAGCGACTCATATTCTTTGTTAAGGCCATACTCCTTGATCAGTTTACAATATTTTTCTATAACAGCATCTTCCGTGTTGTCAAAAATAAAGTGGTACAGTAGCGTGCAAATGGGATCTCTGTCAAACAAATGGTTACCGCTCGTGTAAATGTTGCGTTTTCTGTACAGCAAATACAAAAACTGGTCAGAGACTCGGTCGGTGCCGAGCTGTAATTCATCAGAAACCTCTTTGTAATCCTCAAAATGTACATTGTACACGTCCTGTAGACTCTTCAGCGTGGTAGTTTTGGTAGTAGCAGCGGTTCCGTCGAGAGCGATTAGTTTCATTGTAGCGGCGGTGGTTGATGATGTATTAGTTAAAACTGTATCGATACCGGCACATTGGAGACATTATATACACGCTATTATCTTTATTATCTATACAAGATTAGATATACTGTGCACCAAATTTTTGTATGGTCGTAAAAAAATATAATAATGATGTCGAATGTGAAAATCTAAAACCCAACTTTTATTTTTGCACATTCGACATCATTATTATATTTTTTTACGACCATACAAAAATTTGGTGCGCTGTTGAGTTGTAAGGTACTAAATATTGGGATTGTTATTAAAAGATTACAATCAAATTTATAAAATTCGTACCGACTTTCTAGTCGAATGTGGAAATTTAAAAAGTGAGATCCGTTTGTGATTTCAGATTAGACTGTTTTATGTAATCCAGTACTAAATTTATGTCAAATATTAGATTTTGTCGCTAGGTATGTCATGTTCGATATCTTCTTTTTTTTCTTCTTTGTCGTCTTTTTCTTCGTCTTTGTCGTCGTCGTCGCCGTCGTTCTTGTTAGATACAAGCGGCGGTGTGGGCGGCGCCGGCGATAATAGTTCCACTACATGATTCAGCTGAGAGTGTAAATTGTCGAGTTTTGCGGTAATGACATCATTGGGTGTGCGTTCGCTGAGCTTGTTCTTTATGACATTTTCAACGGACACTATTCTGCTATACGTGATCGCAATATCTTGTTGGGTTTTGATAATCTCTTGATGTAATTCTTTTAAAGACATGATGTGTGTACTAATTAAAATAATCTTATATATTGAGCATGCGCTATCAATATGATAAAAATATGAGTAGCGGCGAGCCGTTTTATAAAGAATTGGTATTGAAGTCTCAATACTTTCCGCAATGTGTCAAATATTTGTCAGAAGAACTGTTCGCGTACTGGTTGATGTGTCGATGCGACGACGGTTGGATCGTGAGAAATAAAGAGATGGTTGTAAAGGAGGGTTTTGTTGCGTTTAAATGTACTTTTATGAAATTTAACTTTGACTCGACACACGATTGCTGTCCAGCCGATTTGGAGTTGTACGCGACACACGGCAGCGGCCTGAGCCAACACGACGCCAAACTGTTGATGTTGGTGTTGCGCGATCGTTGGTACAAGGGTGACTTTGAGCGTCTAAAGAAAATTTTGTGTATGTCGTCGTATGATAGACTTTTGAATTTTGTGGAAAATTGCATTTGGGAGCGATCGTACGAGGACAATTACACGCTCGGTCAGCAGCTGAGTATACGAATGACTACAAATTTAATCCAAAGCGGTCTAGATTTCAAGCACCACATAAGCGAAGAGGTGGTGAAAAACGGCAGAGGTTGGGACGATGTAGATTTTGAAAAAATGTTGTGCACCATAAAATCGGTTGCCGATATAACCAAGCGCTACAGGTGGAGTCATTGTTATGTTATTTTGGAGCTAGATCGTCAAAATATCTGTAGCGTGTTGGGGGTGTTGCGTAAAAAGTTTGTGGTTAAATTAAACTCCCTCATCGATAACGTGTGCATGATCAAAGAGAAAAACAGCCGAAAAGTGCTCGGTATAATCAAACCGCTGATTGTTGATAGAATGGTGAACGTGGTGTTTGTCACCGACACGGAAAACTACATTCACACCAACAAGATATTCTACATTTATAACTCGATGAAGTTCTACTACTATTGTCTGAAAAATCGCTATGTCTTCTTCTATAACGACTACGAGACTCTGTATCTGGTGTACACAATTGTGATGATTGAAGTAATAAATGGCGGATGTCTAAACTCGTTTCAATTAGAAAAGTCTACCATGATGCACCCGTTAGAGTTAAACTCGCGGCGTTGCAACGCCTTAAAACGAGCCGCCGTTTATAACAAAACCTTGTGCAACGACATGGAACTAAAGGTTGATTTTATACATGGTAAACGTATAACAACGGGCACACACAATCCTAGCAGAATAATAGACATTAAATAGTGAGACAATAATCGTTTATTGAGCTGCGTCCATATATTATTCCATGTCTCCTCCTCCGTACCCTCTGGTAACATCACCCACGTCTTGGTGGCAATTTTCTTGTACTGTTCGAACACTTTTCGCTGAAACATCTCGCGCTCGTAAATTTCCTCGCCATATCCAGTCCTGGTGGATGGGGGAACATAGTTCATAAAGAACACAAGGTCCGGTTCCGCTTGTCCCCAATTGGTGTTGACACAAAAATCAAAGTCCAACCCCTTTGCTGCCGAATACGCGATACCGCTGTACAAGTATCGATCGATAATAACCAAATGCGACTCCTCTGCAGCTAATTGATTAATCTTTTTCATCTGCTCCCATCGGTTGGCGCAAAACAGCAAATGAATGTACTCGTCGCAGTCTTCGACGCCCTCAGTGAGATGTTTGTTCAAAATCTGTCCGGTGGGTGTGCTTCGATCAGGAAACTTAAACGTTGTCGTGGGACCGTGCCACGTTTGCGCCAACCGCGCGACCTGACTGGATTTACCGGAGCGGTCCAACCCTTCAAACGCTACAATGAAGCCCATGATTGTTTATTGATGTAGTGGACGGAGAACGGTCTATTTATATGGATTATCAAGATCAACGCTGATTAGATAACTATTAATTATTAAAACCGCGATGTGGTATACTAAGGTTACACCTTTTGATGATATGGTTAAGCGAGGACGTGGTCGTCATTCCGGTCTGTTGCTGTTGACAGACGATGGAAGAGCGGTGATATTACAAGCAAACAAGTCCTATGACGAGTACATTAACAAGAGTTTGTTGTACAAGAAACACCTGCCGTTTGTGGAAAAGTTGAGCATGCCGCGTGGACGTCAAGACTTTGGCGAGAAGGACTACGAGACGGCGGTGCGCGAATTTATCGAGGAAACTGGCATGATTTTTGACGAAGTATACGTATACAACAAGTCTTTTTTGCTCGAATGGAGGGATAACTCTAAAACGTACAAGTATAATATGTTTGTGGCTTTTCTCAAGGGGGAACTGAAATCTCTTCAAAAACGTCCAAACACCTATAATATTAGACTGTGTGAATCTCATAAAAATAAGTATCAAGTGGATCTGAGTAGACAACGGTTCTACAATAAAGAATTGAATCGTAAATTGGACATTATGAGTTGGGTGCGCTACAAAATGTATATGGAGAACTGTCAGCTGCCCAAATACACCACTAGTAACTATTTGTTATTTTTTGAGTTTGTCAAGCACGTGCAAATGTTGTACAATAGCAAATTGTTGACTGACTTTTTTATTTTACTGTTAAATTGGTGCGATGGTGGTGTAATAAATGAGTGAAAAAAAAATTGTGTTTTATTAAGGTGTAATGTCGTTTGAGTATAATTCTGGTCCCATTGAGGTGTTTGTGGTCACCAATGAAGATGGTACCGTAAATGGTTATGCTGAAGTGTCGGCTGTGGCTAATTTGTTGATGCCGTACACGAGATTAACATCTGCCCAGCTGTGGAACACTACACACAGTACATATAGGATCCAGAATAACAATAAAAGTTTTATTCATGCTATTGTGATTTGTAAGTATCTAAGCGCGGTGCCCGAGAGCGACAATCAAAACTACCAACATTTGCGTCAATTGGTGCGCGACTTGATTGTGGGTGATCAAAAAGAGGCAATAAACGATATAAAAGATGATTTGATGGATATTAAAAATAAACTAGCAGACCACCAGCCCGATTTATTGGGCGACTTAAACGCGCTGCTACACGTGATAAAGAGCGAAATTGTGTCAGAAATAAAGGCTCTGCTGGAACCATCGCCAGCGGCGTTGACAGAAGAGGAGGAAAGTAATGATACAAAACAATAGATTATAAATAGGCAGTTTTTATTCAACGTTATTAATAATATCTTTCAAAGTATTGTAATTACAATCAACAAGTAGACTGTTTTCGCTAACAGTGGTGATGTTGTATCCGTTGTCTGTGAGCGCTCGGTTGATTTTGGCGATTTCGTGGCGTGACTCGTTCACCGGGCGATCATCAATCATCTCCATCTCGCAGCTGCTGTAGATGTTCTTTCTTGTGGCAAATGTTTTAGCGTCGCCGGTCACGTATTGTATCTGTGTATGATCGTTGTGTTTGGGTTTGACGAATATTGCCAAATTTGAGCGCGTGGAGTGGTTAGACGATGCGCGACTATGGAGCATAAATTCATCATCCTCTAGTAACTTGTACAACAAACTGTCCAATTTCGCCTCTATGTTTATCAGAGTTTCTTTAAGAAGAGGCAAATCAATTTCTACCTGTTCGAGTCGTTCGTTGCATGAAAACAGACCCGTTACGTTTTTGTAGACGCTAAGCGCAAAATTCATGGTCGCAGTTGAATTTTTTTGATTTAGAGTGATAGCTGTACGGTGCACGTATCTGTTTGGTAGTAACGAAAACTTGTTTATCAACAGACGGAAAAAATTCTTGTAGCAGCTGATTGTTATTATCCAATTTAATATTTGGATAAAGTTTAGCAATGTTACGTTGAATCCATTGGTTGTCGAAAACGTTCAAAAAACAATCGTGCAAAGAATTCTTGGCAACGCAATTTCTGTTGATGCTGTTTGGTTTCTGCAAGATACAATCGTAGTAATATGTGCGAGTTTCTTTGGCGGCCGTGTAATCAAACTCGGTCCGATTCAACCACACGTGCAATCCCCTATTGCCCGAAAACATGATTCGATCGCAATTATCCTTGAAGAACGCGCCAAATGTGGCGTGCGCGATCATGTTTTTCAAGGCAATTTTATCAGGATCCGTGTCGTGGTGGTCCACATCTATGACCCACTCTCGACCGCCATCAATAACACTTTTCACGTGCACGTCTTGAGCTCCAATGTTGTTGATGTGCGAATAAAACTCGTCGAGCGTTCCAAATGTTTTTTTCGACGAATGCTCAGAGTCGGAGTGGTGCCAGCGTCCATTTTTCAACATAAATGCCCAATAACGATCGTCTCTAAACGCCACGCTGTTCCATATTTTCACCACTTGCTCCCTTGAATACACCATCCTGTCGCAGATACAGTAAGATAATGAGTATCGGTCTGTTGTTATGCACGATACTGGTCGTTACAGCTGCTTTTATATTCAATTCCGCCCTGTTTGATTACGCCGCGATAACGGCGGCTGATAAAATTTTTTATTATGATAACAGTCATGTGCCCCACATTAAGCCGCCCGTGCAAATTGACATTGAAAGTAACGAGTTGGTGTGTCATAAAACGCCCACCAGATGTCTTTCCAACGCCGACTGTCAACTTTGCAGAGAAAGTCTGGCAGCTTGCGTGCGATTTAATGAAACCGTGCTGCTAGAACTGGACGAAGACCGATCGATGACGATAAATGCTGGTGAAAGTTATTGCCTCGCGCTCGACAGAGAACACTCGCGCAGTTGCAATCCCGCCACGGGAACTTGGGTGTTGCGTCAAGTGAACAATGACAACTTTGCGCTAATCTGTCACTGCGACTATCCCGGTATAGCCACGCAGATTAACATTTACGACGACTGCACAGTGGCCGTGGGCTGCAAACCCAACGGTTTTGTGACAAGCGTATACACCACACCGTTTACTTGCACTTGTGACAAAGGTTATGTGTTCGAAACTAGCGACACGGGCGTTCCTTACTGCAGACCGAACGTGATACGCGACATTATACTCGATCCGGGTTTTTTTCGCCGTCCCCCGTGCGACGAGGGTTTCGTTCCGCTCAATCATCCCGCTCTGCACCGTACATATTTTACGCAAGTGGGCGCCAACGTGTGTGTGCCAGATCCGTGTTCGATCGATCCACTGACTGGCGTCAAGCACAGCGGCAGGGTGTTGTATGAGCCAGAGGGTGGCGCCGACGGTAGCGATTTAATAATGTGCGTGTGCGATATTAACGATAATCTATATCCCGTGTACAGCGCTCAGTCTATGCTTAACACAATGTACACCGATACAGACGCGGAAATCAGCAACGCTTGTATACAACCGCTGTCGGTTGACAGGCGCACGATTAGGAGCGACTTAAAAGTGTTCTGGGCTCGCAATAGTCTTAAAAGTGACGCAGACATCGTGTTCCAGGTGGACCCGGAGCATGTGCACGAGCGATACAAAGCGATAATGTACCCGCGTCTCACGCCTCATCCTACCGATAATGTGACAACAAGTTGGTTGTTAAAGTTCGAGCTACACTCGGCGTACACGGTGGTGAGCGTTGACTCGGCGATACAAGATATATTTCAGCGCTACTGGAATTACAACTATTTGAGGTTACATAACGACAACAACTGTCCGATTCCGGGTATCGGTGAGTGCACACCCGTGTTGACTTGCGGTAACGTTAGTTGTACCAGAAACCCGTGTATAGGCAGCACCGTCAACACCTCATACCGATCGTCGTGTTATTTCTATCGAACCAATCGTACCTTTCCAGACGTCGGCACAATCGGACAGATTGCCGTGTGGAATAATACGCTTTTTTACGCCGCTGCCAGCGTACCGGTGACGTTTTGGATAAACGCCAGAATGGCCACAGATTTTGGGTACGGGTTTCCGTCGGAATTTCAGACAATTTATTTCACCAGCACACAAGAAACACTGCCGGAATCTGAGTATGACAACGCGCGACAAATACTAAACACATTTCCCCTGTACGCGAGTTAATTGTACACAAAGTATGACAGCTTTTCATTTTTGGTGGGCACATTGGCCGACTGGACACGCAACAGTTGCATCAATTTCTCCCACCAACTATAATCATTGTAGTTGCGGTGCCAATCAAAAGCGGTGTCCCCCGCAACACCCCCCTTCGTCTCTTCACACTCGTGATCATTTTCAATATCTGCCAGATTGAGTGTTGCGCAACTCGTCTCGATGTAAGTTTCCTGTTCAAACGTCACTTTTATCGCGGTCATTAGTCGCTCCAGTTTGGCTCCTCGGCGCAATGACAGCGGCACAATCATCGTGTCGTAAGCGGCAATAAAGTTGGAATAATTGCCGTGGTGCACCGATAAAGTGTCAAACCCATTAAAAGCGTTGACGGAAAACAAACAGTTTTTTTTGTGAAATTTCGAATTTGCATACATGTATCCACACTTGTCTATACACAAAAAACTACACGATCCGTCTGTGACAAAATTTAACACGAGCGAGTCTTTATGCTTGTGTGCGAAAAATGATATCTTGGTACAAGTGGGATCGTTGTTAGCGCTCAAGTGTACAACTGTGCCGGCCATATTTTTTTTGCATAAATAAAACCTGTCTAACATAATTGCCCCTCTCAACACACTCATTGTTGACACAAACAAACACGTGTAAATAATAGTAAAAATCAACATTGTGAATAAAATAAATCAAATAAACATAATCACATTTATTTATCATTGTAACCTGATATACACGTCAAACAATTTGCCGTTTCTTGAACACACTTTGTTCTGCAACACATAACGAAGAATTTTCGCCTTGTACCGGGAAAACTGCTCCTTATCGCCGTCGTGTAAAATCACATCCAAATCAAATATATTATCACCGTTGATCACATTACACTTGAATTGGTGCGTCGCGTTCTCCAACTCGGTACACGAAACAAGATAAGAATCAAGCTTCGTTGGTTTAATTTCATTGTCGTCGTCGTATTCCACTAAACAATTCTTCAGTCCGCACAAGAAAATCGTTTCTGCGTTCCGTTTCATGTTGAGGTGTCGAATGATCAGCTGCGATATATGCCACCGACCGCCGGTCCGGTGTTATATATGCGGCACCGAGATAACTCGTCGTTGTCGTCGTGATTTAATCAACCATTGGGATATGCATACACACACACACAAACCAAAAGCACGCTGCAGGCCGGTGGTGTGTTTTGATTGCGTTAGATAAGATGTCTGTAGCCTTGTTTTTTTTTATATTATACTCTATGATTGCAATTGTTTTTTTATTACAACAAAGCACAACGCCACCCCTCGAAGATATCGATGACGGGCCGCCCGACGTGGCCGATGAGAACGACTGTAGAAAATACTACAACCGATTCGGTTGGCACATGCAATGTCCGGTTTATAGTAGATTCGACGACAACGCTCGTAAGTGTCGCAACCAATTTCTAGTCGATTGTGGAAATCGGTTCAATGTAATGGACAGCATAGAAGAGATATGTGCCACGCAAAATGAAAAAAGCAATTTTCCTGTACTAGATTGTAGAGAATGGGCGTATTGTGACTCTACAGATATATTTATTCAAAAATGCAATCCGGACGCGACTGGGGTCACACATTACGATATCGAGAGTAGAGTGTGTATGTCGCAACACGAGGTAGACTGCGGTTCACGCATCAATTAACCGCCGCCCTCAGCGCCATCTCATCTTCGGTATACACTCTGAACAAGTCTCCCTCGGGAAAAAATACAATCATATCTGTTATTTCTTTAGCCACCCACTCGTGGTGTACCACTAAATAATTCCTACAACTCCTTTTCCAGTCAATATAATTGACAATTTTTTTATTCCTATACTGTATAATGGCCTTGGTTAGCGCCAAGGGATAAAATTCGTCGGTATACAACCTAATGGGTTTACGCATAATAAACAAAGTATATTTTACACAGCTTTATTAAATACTTCGACATTACTCAATACAACATTATTCTGATTTGTCTATATAAATAAACATTATGGGTAGTAGATTCAGGGCGAACGTCTCAATTTCGCCGGAAAGCGACTCGGTAACATCCTTCAGTGCGCTAGCCACTATAAACGTAGAACTCTTGCTCACGTTCTTGTCTTCGTACAGCTCAAAAATTTCCTTAAACTGCTTGGGCGACATCGGGTCCAACTCCATTCGGCCAGACTCGAAATCGGCCTCGGATATATTAGCCGCGTTGTTGCCGTGTTTGAGCACAAAAAATTTATTCATAAACATTTTTCGATTAGCCACATCATCCTCCTTAGGCACATTAACATAATTGTTGCCGTCGCCAATGATAATTTGGTCAGCCTCTTCTTGTCGTTTAGTTTCTTGAAAATAATTACCCATCAGAGTGGACATTATATCGATGAGACGCATCTCAAACTCCCCCTCATACACCAAAAATTTGCCAATTTTACTCTTACACATTTTCACCTCACACTTGTCCCAATAGTAACACAGTCGTACGCCGCCCAAACGCTTCAACCCAATCACATAGGAAATCTTCTTGATCATATTTGTATCCTTGCACACAAAGTTTTTTGGTCTAATCACCATCTTGTTCTTGTCCAAAACCAACTGATTGTGTTGATTTGTTATCAGTGCGTTCTTCATCACGCTCAGCTGTGCATACTTGGTTATGCCGTTAAGCGCCACATTCAGGTGTGACGGTGACGTGGTGCACATAACCACCTTGGTAGGATCTGGGTAGTTGTTCAATTGATCGATTAATTTTTGTTGCCACGTTCTATCGTAAACGGGCAACAAAGCGGAGCTGTCAGATTCACCTGCCATCTTGACGATTACTGTGCTCAAACTACGATTAACGATCTATTTATGGTGATGTAGTATCAGTACACGACGACAATAATCGTCGATTTTATCGTAATTATGCAAGGTTATTGATAACGATGGATATAGGCTGTTGTTGTTGGTACGCGGAGGAGGCAGGTCGTGCTCAAACGCTGCCATAAATTTATTAAACAATTTAGCGTACAGTCTTTTGCATAGACAGTTTTTTCTTGGACAACTCATTTTGGTACAATTTGACAAATCGGTAGCAAGTGTCGCTTCTCAAAGGTGGCGAATCGATCAGTTTGTTGCTACGCAATAAATCGTGCAGCGTGTCGTAGAAATTTTGCTCGCAACTATACGTTTGTTGTAAACAAGCGTACATTATGGCCGAAACAACGCTGCGATCACCTATACAATATTTACCCAGCTCGTCTAGAATATCGACAACGTTAAGCGTGCTCAGTTTCTGGTAGTCCTTATCTTTGAGCCACACAAACAATTGGGGCTGGAGCGATGGCGGTGTCGGTTGTTGTGGTGTTGGTGGCGGTTGACTCTCTACCAATACCGCATCAACAAATTTGGTCAATTCGTGCTTTTTAAGAATACTAATAAAACATTGTAGCATTTTCGTGTTGGGTCGCAACGCGTTACACCACTCATTTTTTACGTTCCTAAACATGACCGACTTATACGACGGTAACGTGTACAATTGTTCGTCGGTGACATTTTTGATGCTGGTTCGTACGATAGTTTCGTCTATATTAATGTGCAACAACACCAATTGAGCATTATTTTTTTTTATCAAACTATCAATACCGCTCTTGTTTTTTTCATAGTCCCATTGTGTAAATCTTAAACACTGTGCCATGTCTAACGAGTTGAGTGTTGAGTATTGCTTGAAATTTTACAAAATAAACAGTCAGTCGCAGAGTGAAACAAAATATGTAAAATTTTTGTGCACACTCACCGCTTATGAAATTGACACTGTCACGTTTTTGTTGGCGGAATACTTTGGTCAACAACACATGTTCCAATTTGACCGGTTGACGTTTTTCAATCAATTCAAGTACGTGGTGGACGCTATAAAGCGAGATTACGACACGCATTCCGAGAATGACGACGAGGTTAAGCAGATATTCAAACTGTTTATCGATAATGATTTTATCGGCCAAGTGCCGTGTTTTCAGATGATTATGAAAAACTTGGGGATGTACTTTAAACCGATACAGGGCGTCGTGGGTTTTAGACCGTGCGACGCTTGTGACAAGATCGTGTCTTGTATGACCTGTAAAGCAAATTATCTGTCGGAATCACTGACCATGCTCGATTCTAGTCTGCAAGACGGATGGGACATTTTCTTCAGACCAATGTTGGGTATACCGGTGCTGTTCTTTGTGTTGTTCAAGACCGACATGAGCGGCATCGACGACGAAATATTCAACACCGACAACATTATCACCAACACCCTGTTGCAGTTTTTCTACAATTTATTGAGCGACAAAGCAACCTCTCTGTACTGGAACAACGCAAAATGCGCACAATTAATCAACAATTGCGCCAAATACGTGACGGATATTCAGCTAGAATCTATGGATTTGCTTTTAACAAAACTTAATAGCAACACGTATAATACAAAAATGTTTGCTCCGCTAAAACAATTTATGGAACACCACTTTTCTAATAAACAAATTAGCAAATTGGTTCATAAAATATTCATCGGTTTCTATATGCGAGTGTATGCAGACGCTAAAAAACAACAGTGTAAACGACGAACGGTGTCGCCGCACGATATCGAGGTGCGCAATATTTGCAGAATCTTGTTCAAGGAGTATAACGACGCCGACTTTGAGCGGGTCATCGCCAAATTGGCCAATCTAAAGACCGAGCTTGCGCTGTTACACTGCAATAATTACGTCATCAACAAAGAATACGTTTTAGTGTTGTTTAATAAATACGATCTAAAAAAAGACGTGACGAGATTGTTGGAAAAGACCGTCCATATTAATTAGACGCGCGGCCCGAAACACTTCATAAGAAAATGGTCAGTTTAGAGAACAGTTTGTTTGGTATGAGACCCGCCGTCGACAGCGCACGACCGCCCCCGCCCACCGTCGCGGAACCGACGCCCGCGGACGGTAACGAGGCGGTGCTACAGGCTCTGTTGATGGAGGGTGTGGGTAATACGATCCGTTTGGACGAGTCAGTGGGAAAAAGGGACGTGTTAACGCAATTGATGCCTAAAACGCGCGGTCTACAAAAACTAATCAACAACATTACACCAGAAACATCCAACGGTGTGATAATAAGAGGAGCAGACGACGCGGTAGAACTATTAGAGGTTGTCATGGGTATCGTCAACAGCAAATTTGTTATCAATCGTAGTTAATGTACAAAAATCGGATTTACGGTGCATTTAGTCGGTTGTGTGTAAAATAAGATTAAACGGTGTAAAATGAGCGCCAAGACTAGATTGTTTCTGACGATCGAAAAACTAAAAAATGCCATGGACGATCCCCAAATGACGTACCCGTTTTGGGAGCAATTTTTTCCACTACTGGGCAACACGCCCTCGGTCAACATTGAGTACGCCACGCTGAGCGATTTGATAAATGAGGCCGCCGAAGCCGCCGAGCGGATAATTGTCACGCAGGGCGTAGTTATCAATTCTCAGTACATACAAAACGCTCCAAACACCAGCGCCGCCGCCACCGTTACCACCAATCTGTTACCGCCTCGTAGACAAATCGTCAAAACAGCCGTCAGCACTACGGTGGACGCAAAGAAATATATATCGGCGGCGGAGAAAACCATGAACTATTTCGTATCCGCGGGTGTTTCATCGGCCAATTTTACAGTAAGAGACATCATCAAACTGTACTTGTACGTGTCCGCAGCCGATAACAGCAAACATCTGTTCAATTTTATGGAATCGATTTTGTTTAGAGCAGACAAGGACTGTACGCCGATACTAAGTTCAGAGGAGACGAGTTTGTTGTTGGACGATTTGCGCAACCTGACCGGAGTGGTCAACATCAGACTGGATTATGATGCGTTGTTGTATGTAAACACCAGTATTCAGCGAGTGATCAACAGCGAACTGAGTCGTTTCCCGCAAATCAAGGTGACCGAGTATTTCAACAACAATGTGTATAAGAACGAAGTTGATTTCTACAAGGCATACGTGGACAAGTACCAGAAACTGATTCAATTATCAGGAAACAATTATTATGTAGAAGCGAAAAACAACATTGTAAAGTACAACCGCAACCCCACTCTCATAGACAACATCGCATCCAACATTGAAAAGTACACCAACATGAACCGCATGGTTTACAATGCCGTCAACAACATATTCATCAATAGTCTGGAGCAGTGCGCCGCGGAAAATATCCGCTTTGATTTGGACAGCTACAATAGGCGTATGCGAATCACAGACCGTGTACGTGAAAAACTACGTAATAATTATGTTGATAAAGTGGCGGCGGGAGATGTGGTGGTCAAAAAACGTCTCAAAACCAACACACCCGCAAGTTTCAAAAGATTTAAATCAAACAAACTTTTATCAGACAACTAATTAAGGTATATTTGAAATCATGGTCCGCCGCAGGTCGCGCTCACGCTCACGCTCTCCATACAGACGCCGATCCCGATCGAGACGCTCTTATGACGAACAGCCAAGACGCAGACGGAGCCGCTCCCGTTCCAGACGTCGTTCTCGATCACCGTATCGTCGACGCAGTCATCATGTCAATCAATATGTTTGATTAAATAAACAATTTATACATGTACACGTTTTTTTTATTCAGTACAATTACACAGTATACAGGTTTTTACAAACGACACAATTTCGTCTCCAGCCCTGATTTGTTTCTCTTCGACAACAAATTTGTGCAAACAATGTTTTATTGTGTAACCGTTGATGTGTGACAAGGTGCTAGGCGCGCAGCGCGTCGGTGCGATCAACGGGATATTATTCTCCGCGCATTTATCCGCCGACTTTCGTAGCTTCTTGACTATACATTTTTTTTTGTTTAAACTAACTTTCCAGTTAATGGAATACTTATACAGAATGTTGTCGATGGGCTCCTTCTTGAACTTTATTGGTTTAGTGTCGAAATTCTTGCTCTCCAAACTCTTGTTGTAGTCAATATTGTCCTTGAGTCGAGCCGCAATCAGCTCGCACGGACACACAACTTTTCTCATCTCGCTGTCCATGAGCTGATCGATAATGTCGCCGTACATTTTAAAATCGTTGTTGGTCTTGAGTAGAATATCCCCGATACCATCTAAACGTATTTGTTTACGCTCTTTGGTAGACAACGACGGCACGTAAGCGTACAACATGTGAAACACGTGGGACGTGCTGTTAAAGTTGAACGTGCGGTTTTTCACATTTTTTGGATAATGTGTCACCAAATAATCAATAAGACCTTCATTGTCCTCTCGACTACGAAAATCTTTAAATATATTATAAATCTCATTTAAATGGATTGGTTGATCTTGCGCAACAATTGGGCGTTGGTCAAGAAACATATTCTGTTCCTTAACAATCATGCCGAGATGGTTGGTGTGTCTAAAAAGGAAATGGAGCAAATTGAGTTTGTCGTGTTCGAAAACAATTGTCAGAGATTCTACACTCAATACGACACGTTCTCGATAACGTCACCAAATGATATGAGGCATTTTAGGGTGTTGTTTAAATCAAAATTTAAACTGCCATACTTGGGTCACATTTTCGTGCAATACGGTAATCCGGCAAACTATTCGCTACTAAAAGAATGGTTGGTGTTATACATAAACGAGGCCAAAAATCTAATGTACAAGACAATCTACATGGAACCGCCGCACGTTATAGTGTTTGACATGGACAGTACACTCATAACAGAAGAGGAGGAGGTGCGTATACGTGATCCGCACATCTACGAGGGATTGGATGAACTAAAAAAAAAAAATTGCATCTTATGTCTATGGAGTTATGGCGACAGAGAGCACGTGGTGCACAGTCTGCGAAAAGTCAACCTGTCCAATTATTTCAACATAATTCTGGCAGAAGGTCGGAAAAGCGGCGAGTACAACACCGAGGACCAACTAGACAATAAGCGCGACGTGTACTACAAAAGCACACCGTTCTACCTCAACGTGCCCAATCTAATTAACATCCCTAAATCGCCCAGAGTCGTATTGTATTATCTCAAAAAAAAGGGGGTGCAATACATCAAGTCGATAACGCTGGTAGACGACTTGTACGACAACGATTTTAATTATGACCATTTTGTGCACATCCATCGTTGTCCCGTGCCCGTCAACGACTGGCACCAGTGGCAGCACATAATATTATCATTTATTGATAATTACGACTTTATTTATAGATAGTGTTATCTCATACCGGCAAATCCAGATTCGATAAGAATATTAAACAGATCAATGATAGTAAATCGGCTTATATAGAACGGGAGACGATAGAAACACCCCTCATTCGTGAAGTGGTTGTATAACGAAACGGGCGATGTATTTGTGCAAGTGATATTGTACACGCCATTTTTATTAATTAGTTCTATATCTTTGCTGGTTAATCGAACGATTGCGTGTTCGTTATGTGGACAAATACGTCCGCTAGTGCCGCCTTCGAAATAATAATAAATCGCCCCCGCGGTATTATAAATTAAACTACGTTCTGGTTCGACGACAAACAACCTATCGTTATCTTTGACATACAGGTCGATACTAGGAATAATCGTGTAGTCGACAGCTTGTCTAATATATCTGGCCGTATTTTGCAACGGATTGAAGAAAAATATTGATATCGTCAACACCAACATGGCGACGCAAATCAACGGAACGATAAGAATGTCCATAAACGACATTTTCGATACTTACGATACCGCCGATTGTGCTTTAAATGCATCTCTTAAATACTGGTATTTTACCAACCAAACGGGCGTGTATAAACGAAGATTGTGTAGAAACCAGAAATTTTTGCACACAATGTTTGACCAGATTGGCGCTAACGAACAGCACACGTGGTGTTTGGTGGCAAACTATTACAATACAAAGGTGGTGCCGTTTTTGTCGGTGGAAGATTATAACAAGATTGGACGGGAACATTTTCAGTTTTTGGGCAATTGTATCAAGCTCAACAAGTATGTCGTGTGGACGGCGCATACTGTGACATATTTGGGCTGGGCGTTTTATCTCAAGATTCACCACGATTGCACACTCGATAATTTAATTCCGCTCAAGGGACATCGGGATTTGGGACAGTTTAATTTACTGTCGCTGCAGACCAAATTTGTCAAGGATATAGCTTGCGTTATCAAGAAAGATGATAAGATTATATTTACCAACACCGATAACAACGAGTGCGCTATATTGAAGGTGTTTGATATCAAACATAGGGATAAAGGTGATAACATGGAGGTGTGTTTTGGACCCGACTTGGTATCCACCAGAAACAATGTGTGGTTCAATTATTTGCTGTATGACGAGAACGTGTTGGCTATGGAGTTTAAAAAACCGTTTACCGATTTTGGTAGACAAATTGATTTTTACGATATGCGGTGGGACGGAGAACCCGTAGAGAACAACAATACAAATGTCAAAGAAATGGTTGTTAATGCTGTTAGCGACAAAAAGATGTTGGTGCGCGACCAGCTGACGCCCAGTTCGAAATTTCATGTCGAGTTTGATAAACACATTAGCGAAAGTTTAGAAGCCATCAACGATATCATGATAGAATCGTATCCCAACAATAATTGCGGTAGCGATTTTTTACAAGCCTATATGGACCAGAGCGGATATGTCAACTTTTATGTACTCTTTATCTGTCTGTGGCAGAGTTGCGATAAGTTGATTATCAACGGTCACGATTACGCCGAGGAGGATATTTTGTTGTATCTGCAGCTGTTGTGTAACATGTTTAAAGATTCTGAGCTGTATAATTATTATTGCGCCTATGTGTCCAACAAAAAGTACGCTCTCAAGTTTTTCGACAGCCTCATATTTTTCAACAACTCGCACAATGATCACACCCAATGGTATAACGGCATGGCCAAGTATTTTGCTGTTCACTATAGCGTGTTTATGCTAACTTCGCGATGGGAAATAAACTCTAATTTGGTGCTACAAAGCGATATCGATATCGCGATCAAGTGCGAAGGATTTTTCAAGAAACTCAAACACAATAGAAATTGTTACATATTCACGGGCGGGGTGTATGAGTTTGTTAGATCAAACGAGAAGCAACCGATTGTGCAAACGTTTAAAGAAGTCAAGAAGGAATGTATGGTGGCGGATTTTGTGTTTAATAAAATCAACGTGTTTTACATGACCGATAAAGGTATGTTTGATATGGTCAAGAAGGTGTATAGACCGGCGTGTCCGTTTGTGCTGCAATCGTCACTGCAAAAGAATTTTGTAGAGGCGGACGAAAAGTATATTGATCGTAGAATTTTTGACTATCTATATGATTCAATCGGCACAGATTATGAACTATTCAAAGTGTACCACGGTAAAAAAGTTGTGCAAGATTTTGAAAATAACGTGGCCGATTGGCGAGATAGTGTCCGCAGAAACATTATCGATGTGACGCTCAAGAACAACTTTGATCGATTGTCGCTCTCGCTGCTCAACTACAAGGCGTCTGATCTCATTATGATTATCATGAACCTCAAATTGGACAATATTATCAACAATATTATCAACAGACCCAAAATGGACATTGATGTGCATAATATGCAGTTGGCCGTGTTGATGCAACTGTTGATGCCAAAGAGTGAAGTTGCCCACTTTATCTGGTGCCTGATGCTTAATTTCGAATGCGACTATTACACCATGATGGAGGATAATGAATTGGTTAAAATCGAGGCGCTGTTTGAAAACAAGCAAAAAATTGTCGATGCTCTCAAGAGACACTTTCAGAACAATTGTATCACCGACCTTATACTGAAGGATGATTTTGAGTCGAATTTGATCGACATTATCAAAAACGCTGTCAAGCACACACCGTCAAAAATTACCATGAATAGGATGTTGTGTAACGTTCAACGTCTATACAGAAAGTATATGGACATTCCGAACAACACCAATGTTTGGCGCGATCTGCTGCTCGAGTATAAGGAAGACCAAGACGACAATATGTATGATTGGATGTCTCGGTTTTATATCAGAATGTTTATCAGCAACGTGCCGTACGAGCAGACTACCAGCATCAGGAATATATTGAGCGGATTATGTTGCTTCCGCATTGTTCCCAGTTTTCACAATGTCAATAGCAAAGTGTTGATGAACTTTTGCGCCTCGCTGGCTATCCCGTACGATTTTGAGAAAATGTGCATAGTGCTCACGTCGGTTCCCAACTGCGGCAAATCCACTTTGTTCGAAATATTGAGCAGATTTTTGGTGGTTGTTAAGCACGACAAGGAGATATACAAGCAGGCGGACGATCACAATGAAGAAAAGATAAAAAAAATTGAGTCTCAGCTGTTTGTCATGAACGAGGCGTCAAAGTTCACCAAACAATTGATCAAGACACACGTGGACAGCACCAAGATTGACACGGCACATCGTCACTATTGCCCTGCCGAAAACTTTAATTGTAACTACAAAGTTATGGTGTGCAACAACGAACGTGACTGGGTAATTATTACCGACGGATACGATGACGCGTGCAGCAACAGACTGGGTCAATTATATTTTGATCATTCCTTTGCCAACAATCTCAAGTTTAGCGGTAGCGTATACGAGCACCACATGAATAAGACTTATCCGGAGGTTAAAGACAGCGCCACCGTTTTGGCGCCGGGCGTAAGGCAACTCTTATCTCATGTGCTAAAGTATAAAAGCGACGCTGATACCGGATATGTCTTGTACAAGACGCTGCTTGAAAACGATGCCACCTACAAATATAACAAGCAGTGTATATATGTGTACAACAATTATCTACAAGCATTTTTATATGTAGTCAGGTATCAGGGCGACAATAACAACGATGCGGTCCCCATTAGCTCGGAAACTATCACCGATGTAATCAGCAAGGCTGTCGTCTACGTGCAAGACATTGTCAATTATATTATACGCAAAAATGCCCATTTGGAGACTAGCATCAAGGCGGCGTTTCATGAGAGATTCAAGAACAATTACAACTCGAGCACCCAATCTTATCACAAAATAGCCATAGTCACGGATCCCACGAAATTTAAGCTATCTGGACCAAAGATGAGACCCGTTTTTGAAGTTGAGCAATAAATTATTATTGAATTCTAAAGCTTTTTTCATTTTTCACAAACAATGTCGCGCTGTCGTTGATTTGTGTGTAACCCCACTCTTTTAACACCAATTGTGCGCTGGAATTGTTGGTCAACACCACAATTGGATAGGACACATCTTTTAGCAGCTCTGGAATGGTGGCGTTGCTAGCGTCGATTAGCGCGTACACCATTCCGTTGGCGTCGTAACGAACCATGTAGGTGCTAGTGTCTATTTCCGTGTAACCCACGCCTTTAAACACCACGAACAAGTTTTTGAATTTTTTGACCGCAAAGTTGGCGGTGGATTTGTTGGTGGCACCGTTGAGCTGCGATTCTAGAACACCCAGAAATACAACGTTTCCGTCGAGCTTGTCGCCGTGCTCTATTAAATTTTCCATACGAACCGGCGCTTCGGTCACCGACACTTTACTAAACTTGTTGTCTCCGTGCGAGATACGCACATTTTTGTATTTAGTCGTGCCTAGTCGCACGTTGGCCTTACCATCTGGTGTAAATTGCACCGAATCGCCGCTATTGGATTGAGCGGAACTGTCATTTAGGGAGTTTGTATTTAATTTGTCATTGACATACAACAAATATATAACCGCGCCTAGTACCAATAAAAGCACAATTGTTCCCAACATATTTATTCTTATAAAACAAAAATTAGTGTGGTAACACAAAAACCTTTTCTAGCTTTAGTATGCCCAGGTCGTGCATTTCCAATAATATCAAATTTATTACATCGTCGCTGTCCGACCTGGACTCTACAAACACCACTATGTCTGTGGCGTTGTTGAACAAACTAAACGCAGATATAACTAACTCTCGACTCAGCGACACACACTCTTGACCAAACGCCGTGTCGTCTCCATACTCTTCACTATACTTTTTGTACAACACCAACACGTCGAGCAACACGTGGTTCTTGTAGTAGTCGCCGTTGCATTTGTTTAACAAATTATCGTGAACTTTCTTGATCAACACCACCTCTTCGCGCTTTAGCTCCAAAAAACAAGCAAGCTTACTTTTGGTGTCGTCTTGTAGCGCCTCGGACAAACCTTGAATAAGAAATTCGTCTGTGGTGTCATCGCTATCTGTACAAAACACGCTGGGTTTGAATGTATACAGATTTACTGCCATAACTTATAAGATAATGGTGGACACGATTACAACAACACCAACTTTGGAGAGATATAAGACGAGCTTTTGTTTGTTTGTGTACAGAATGCTGGATATGGCTCGAGTGGCGCCCTCCGACGAAATCAAACAGGTGCTGATCAACGAGTCAAAGTTTCTGTACGGACTAATGTGCTCGTTGAAGTACAACGATTCAAAATCGGCCGAAATTGACGCGTTAATAAAGTGGGGCGTTAACTTGGGCACCGACATTAAACTCGACCAATACAAGGATATGTACGTGCAAAAATTAACCGAACTGAGATTATTAGAAATGATTCCGACACGTTTCGTGTTCTCGTTTAGCACCATATGGGACAGCATACATCTAATGTGCTACATTGCTGATGTTATAGTGCTCAACAGACACAAATACACTTACGAACACGTTTCAGTGTGCATATCCAACTTTAAATGGGTGTTTTACAACATGTTCATTATTCTGTTTTGTCCCGTGTGCGCCAAACATTACTTGACAGTAGACACGTTTCCGTTTGAGTTTGAACAGGTACAAGTGGCGCTGTTCAAAGAGTCGCTGGGCGAACCGCTCGTTTTGGTAAACGAAATCAACAGAAATCAGGCACAAAAGAATATATTACACAAGTATCATCTATTGTACAAGTCAATGTTGTTTCACAATCACATCAACAACTACAGACCCATTCAACACAAGAACAATCAACTCAACGATTTCCAAAGAATGGACTGGAATCTGTACACTACTTTATTAAATATCGCATAGTTTTAACTAAAGTAACGAAATGATGTCTAACTCGAAATTCAAAAGTAAACTTTTAATTTTACACATTCGACGTCATGTACAAAACGCGCTGCGCTGCACAATATAGCACTATGAGCGTACACCGAAATTATCACCAAAACGCATACACTAAACCACATTTTATTATTAGCGTTTATTAAATTTAACACAATATCAGTTAAAATTGTAAAATATTTTGTACTCCATAAAAAAAAAAACAAAATGACGTCTAATGTGTAAATATAAACTTTGATTTTGGCCATTTCCGTATTCGACATCATGCCGTGTCGACGTCATCCTCTTCGCTGGTACTAGAAAACTCGTCATCGTATTTAGCCACCCATCTACCATTGTTCAGCTGTTTATAGTAGGTCCGTACGGCTCGCCACGCGTTCAAGTTGGCATTACCGCCCACGTTATCGTTGAACGAGTCCATGTATAACACTTTGGCGTGATATGGCAACTTTTTCAACTCTGGCGGTAATTCGTGTACACTATTATACATGATTACTTAATTGCTTATTAATCTATCGGGTCTTTCTTTTACCACCGTCACAATATTATCACATTTTATAATAACCTCGTACACACTACCAACGACCAACGTTAACGATGGCGGTCTTTGGTCGATGTTGTACACGCCGAAAGAGCAAACAAACACGTTATCGCCTTGGTATTTCATTTCGTAAGATTTTTGCGGTTTAATTTTGACTATTTCGTAGTCTTTGTTGAGCCCAATGTAGCCGTCGTTTGGTGCCCATTCGGTGTTTATAGAGCTCCTGTCCCGGTAAAAGCGTTGAAATTTTATCTGATATTCGCCAAATTGTACGCTGGTATCTTTATTTTGGTTCATAAAACACACCGCGGCGGACACATCGATATTGATCAGAGGCGCGATGTCGTACTGGTTGCGGTTGTCATACTTGTATTTGTACAAACCGAGTATGTCTGTGATGAAGAAAGTCGACTGCACGAACTCCATCTGCACCCCCACCACTTTATTGGTTAAAAATTCGGCGGGGGCGGTGATTGGACCGGAGAACAGTTGCATATCGTCCAGTTCTATGTAGACATACGCCCCGTTCACAATATACCCTTTACCACGCACACCGTCCAGCTTTAGCGCCCACCAAGCAATGTCCATCGCATTGTCCGATAATAGTTTTTCGTCAACAAACGGCCTGTACGACAGCTCGTTAAAGATGGCGGTGTGTGACAAAAACGGGGCAATTGCATAATCGACGAGTGTGCGCTCAATGGTGTTTATCAAATTGGCGACATTTAGTATGGTGTGTTGGCTCAGATCATCATTGTACTCGTACTCTAGCCGACAATTGGCCAATATTTCGTCGCTGCCCACATGCGAATTGCTCGTAATATCTATGACGTTGTCGGTGTTGATGTGATTATACAGAGCGATCACTTTGGTCACAGATAAAGGGTCTAAATAATCGCCGGTGTTGGTTTCATAGTACAACAGTTCAAACTTTATTTCAACATCGCCGTACAGTTGCTTGTTTTGGTACACTCGAGTTTTACACAAACGTTTGACAGTTTCGTTGCATTGGTTGTACTCGATCTCGACACACTCCCTCTTTACTAGCGGCACAAAGTTGTTATATATGGCCACCACGAACCTGCTAGAGTCGATCAGTTTTTTGTGCACCACACTCTTGATTGCACCACCGTGGATTCTGGTTCGTGCGTTGTTTTCGTCGAGCACCTCGACATATTGATCGGTGACGCTAAAATTACCATCTAACCATTGTTTAAATCTAAACAACAAATCTTGCGAATAATTAAACGTATACGACAACTCTAGTTCACGGACGCTATCCATTACTTTTCCCGTCATTATTTAAGGTCAAAAACGCTACAAACTATTATATACGATGGATTACGATTTAAACACGTTTAATCTGCGCAACTTGTGCATTTTTCAAATGCTGTACAATAATTACATGTGTGACGCGTTGGATTCGCCGTGCACTACAGACGCTCAAAACGACGACGGTACGTTTATTTGCGAGGGCCACTTGGAGCGGTATTTTAAAATTGGCAAAATGGTGTTGGAGATTCCTTCGGGCACCGGCCAGTCGTTTAAAATCCTCGTCGGTAAGACGTTGGTTCAGCAAAAAGACAATCGTCGTGTCATGATACCCTACAAGAAAAACTATCACGAACTATTAAACGTTGAATCGATGTCCACGATGGAAAAGTTTATTTTGCACACCATTTACGAGGACCAGGAAAAAATAACAGATCTGTGTACGCGTCTCAAGAACAACGAGCTTCACGACAACGAACTGTGGACCAACCTCGGCTCGGTCGTGTCTCAAATTATGTCGCGTGTCATGCCCAACTATCTGTGTCGCCAGGAAGTAAGCACGGACACCCGCGTGTTTGACGCCAGCACTGGCGGTGACAACGCGTTAACGGTCAACACGCGCTACGAAGAGTTTCCGCCGTTCCTCAAGAATCTCATCAGGATGCTCGTTAGGCCGATTACGCTTAACATTGGCTCAGAGCAGCTGATTCTAGAGCGAGAGGCCACAGTTTCTTTCAGCGCAAACGGGCTGAGCGCGCCTGTGCTCTACAACCCGGTCAAGCCGCGGTTTTTGCTCAATCCGCAGCGAGAGCCGCGTTTTCAAATGCGCACAGTGGTGGAGTTTGACGGACGAGCGACGCGTCAACAACAAGCCCTGGCTCGCTACGAAGTCTACACGATTGCCCGACCCATGTTGGCGGGTACCGAGACGGTCCCCAATGTGTAACAATTTAGTTTTATTTTTAATAAAGTTTTTAAAGTAAGATAAGCGTTTTATATTTAACATGAATCGTACTGAAGAAGAAAGACCGCAATCGTACCGAACGGTGACGGAAATTTTCGACGCCGACGATTTGTACCAAAAGGAGTTCGATGTGTCCGACTTGCAGAACAAAAATGAGGCGTACATTCGCGACAAGGAAAAAAAGGAGACGAATGTGATTGTGGCACAATACATTGCCATGGTCAAGGAGTTGCGACTGCCCGACATAAAAATTGTGTTTGGCAGCAACAACACCGTCACTGATATGATCAATTTGGTTTACAACTCGTTGGCGTTCATCAACCAACAAGTGTTTCCCCACAGCACCCAGTTTGTGGATATGAAATTTGCGGTAGTGCCCGATAGGCAACATTCGTTGGCCACAGAGCCTATCGCGTTTTACAAACCCATAGACAGCGCCAGCGATCAGGCGGTGACATGTTATGTGGATCGCGCCAACGTGTTGCGGATACTCGACAAGACCATCGATGTTAACCTAAAGTTTGAGAATGGCGAATCCAAGAACGAGCTGCTCTCCACGCTGTTGGACAGCATAAAAATGATGGAGAAAAGAAACATGGACCGTTTCTTCAACAACAACAACAACAACAATGACGACAACACCAAAATGGACGAAGCATATGTCACACAGTTTGTGACGCTACTCATTTTATTCAGTAACGCGTATTTGGCATACTACAAATTGGTTAGAAACGACTTTAATCAATACTTTGATTTCATCACCAACAACGATATAGTATTAACAGACACGTCCATGCCCAACGTAACAAATTTGTTCACAACCTACTTTACGTTCTCGGTTGACGCAGTTTACGACAAAAAAACCAAATCTACACTCAATTTTAGACGCAATTAGCAATGTTTTCCATCAATATATCAATTTTTACCACAAATTAGTTTTAATTATCAATAATTACCATCAAAATATCAATATTTTCCACAAACGCCGTGTTTTAAATCAATATTTTCCATCAAAACATCAATAATTTCCATTAAAATAGCAATTTTTGCCATCAAATATTTATTAAAACGGGCGGTTTTGTTAAAAAATATTGTTTTAATTTTTTCGTAAATAAAAAAACTGAATCTTTTTGTATTAATATATAATAAAAATTGTACAAAATATTCGTAAAAGTTGTATAATATTTATACTACCACACAAAAAATGTATAATGACGTCCAATGTGGAATATCAAAACTTGACTTTTAAATTTCCAGATTACACATCATGTACAAAATCGTTATTTTAAACTAATTTTTTTGTACCGACGTGGACCGAAATTTGCTGTTTTTTTTAGCCAAAAAACACATGAATTTTGTATGAGCGTATAAATAATCAAAATGACGTCGAATGTGTAAAATCAAAAGTTTATTTTTCTGTGATCACATTGGACGTCATTCATATTTTTTTTTATGCCGGTACTAAATTTCGATCGATTACGGACATTTTGTTGAGTGTTTTAGTACACGCCGGTACTAAAATTTGGTTAATTATGATAATTTTGTATGATAAAAAAAACCGTCAAAAGTGTAACTTTTGTACATAGGTATCATGAAATAATTGTTAATCTACGACCAAAAAAAATGCCGATGATTTGTACTGGTATAAAAAAAAACTAGAAATGATGTCGAATGTGTAAATTTAAAAGTAACTTTTAATTTTCCGAGTTGGACATCATTTTATTTTTTATCTCGTTGGCTGTGAACATGTAAAAGTTTGTGGCTTCTGTTGAGTAATTGTGGTGCATCAATAGGTTATATACGCCCTCTTCGTTGATGAGTAAAGTTGCGGGATGCCACTTTATGTTACACCGCTTTATTTGGCGTTGTATCTGGCTCCATGATTTGGTATATCTATAACAGTTGTAGTGTTGATTTTTTATGTTGTAATACGTTTTTATTTGTTTAAGTTTGCAGTAAATGTGTAAATTATCGGGCATGACAAAATCGATCTTGTTATATATTTTGCCCACCAAGCAATCTTCTGCGACAATTTCTCTCTGTCTGTTGCGCCGCGGCGCTTTTATGTAGGGCGCAACGGTGTCCGTGTTGTAATTTTTGACACTGTTCATGATGGTGGCCAATAACGGTTTGTTGTTGGTGACGATGAGTAAATGTTGTAACCCTGAGCTTTTGATGAATACAGTATTATTTTTCCATTTATTTTCTAGTTTGATTTTATGCTTGTTCTCCAGATACATTTTCAAATCTTTCCACACCACCAAGTAGATATCCTTGACGTGTTTGTTCAAAGTGTAGGTGGGCGTTGCGCCCATGGCGTTGCAAACATCTCGCGCTTTGTAGTACACTCGTTGGGGGGCGCTGATAAATTCAATGTTTTGCGGCAGCACACCCACGGTCACCTGCGGTACGGCTGTTTCTTCTTCTTCTTCTTCTTCTTCTTCTTCTTGTTTTTCTTCTTCTTCTTCTGGGTTAATGGTGGATTTTATAAAAGCATGCAACTCGTCCAGTTCCCACTCGCTACATAGATTACCGAGATAAAAAATACCGCGCAATGTTACCAGAGTGGTGGTGGGATAGATACGCTCCTTGTAATAGGGGTACTCTTTTTGTAACTCATGAAACGGTATTAGGTGCGCGGCCGGTATTGTTTTTCGGGCCAAAACCTCGTTGATTTGTAGTATGCGCAGTAAATGTTTCAATTTGAAAAAATATTTATTCTCGCTAATGTACAGCACGAGCAAAGGGTGGGTGTCTTTGTAATAGACCAACATTTTTATTGTGTCCAAACAAAATGTGTGTGTATATATGTTGCGTGTGGCGGTGCGGACACGTCGATAATCAGTAAGGATTATTTTTTAAAATGGATTATAATTACGCACCAGACGGCGCTCACAGGCATCACGAGTTGGAAAAGGTTCAAAAAGAAATATTGCAACAACACAACCACCTACAAACGCAACTGAACAAACTAAAAGACGATATGAAATACGCTTGTAGTAGAAACGGTCTTTGTGGGGTTGATTATGACACGGCGGGCGTGTACAAAATAAAGAAACAGCCATCTAAACACTATCGATTTTAGGTATGGTGTAATAGCACGAGAAACCGTCGACGACTCTGTGTGTCTGATCAAAGTAGGGTGATCCATCGTCCATACGACACTGGCCTGTGTAATTGGTCATTGTTTTGACGACGCCGTCCTCGACATATTGGTCGTTGTTTAGTTGGATTGTGCGCAACAGCTTACCGTTTTGGCACTCGTTGTACCTCGTATTATCGAAAATATCACTGGACACGTCGTCGAAACAATCTAGGCCCATGAGATTTTCGTCGATGCCTATTTCGCCCAGGTCCCTGCTGTACGTGACGAAATCGCTGATGGAGCGGGCGTTCAAAAACGACTGTTTATCGGTAATTTTGCTAACTCGACCCACCATCGAGGTTGACACACGACCGTCAACGGTGATCGTAAAACCGTCCTTAAGTATATTGACAGCGTCGATATTGTAATCGATACACTTGTTTTGGTGGTAGATTTGTTTGGGTAATTGTAGACGCGCCGTGACCGGCGGATCAAACTGTTTGGAGGTCACGAAATCGTCAACATCACACTCCTCCACACTGGTAATTAGATAGTTTTCGCACACGCTTGCGCCCGAATCAAACGAAATGTTATCGGTGCTGATGCCGTTAACAACGGTTCCGTGACCGTGTTCAAACTGTCTACACATCTCTTCGATGTCGCAATAATATGCGCCGTTTTTGTAGTACCGGTTAACGCAAGTGTGCAAAAATACATTATTCGCGCCGATACACTCCAGATACTGGTGTTCGCTCAGCTCGTCAGTGATGAATGTATGACCGATTGTGATGGGCACCGATTGGTCGAACGTGTGATTGGAATTAACAGCGGTGGGCGGCGATGATGATAACGACATAGGAAGAGGAGGTGGCGGCGGCGGTGGTGTTGTATACTGTTTGGTGGTCGCCACGCCGCATTTTGTGTGCACTTTGTATGCCGCCTTAGCTCCGTAGTACACTATGGATTTTTTACATTTTATTTTGTCGTAATTTATACCGGTGGTTAGACCCTGACCGTTGGTGGTTATGACGGGATCGTATACGCACCGGTTACCGAAAAATGTCTCTCCGTTACCACACTCTTTTATGTGCGGCACCAAATCGTTATCGCAGTGTACATAAACGGTGGTGTGTTGTTGGGGGTTGTTGGTAATTGGTTTGCGTCGCGCGTTCATTTTATCAAACAATAATACGTTGAGTGCGTCCTCGGTCATGGGCACGTTGATGTTGCTACCCAAACAAAAGGACGGTTGTGCACATCGGTTTCCGTCATATCTACTACCAGCATCACACTCCATGTCCAAATCGCCGTCGTCCATGTGGGCTATAAAAGCGCCACCGTCGATCGCTGTAATACCGCTGGCGGTCGGTGTTGATATTCTGCGAAACTCTTGGGATGAAAAATCAAACGAATACTCTTTTTCGCTAGAGTTTATTTGGTGCATTTTTTTAAGCGTCGAGGTGTCAAAGTAGGTTACGGCGAAATTGTTACCTTGTACGGCGCTAACATAAGCCAAACGCGAGGGAATGTGCCCGTCGGTCACGGTGGTCATGTACGTCTTCAGTATATCCAAGCGGCTGCTGTACGTGTCCGTGTCGAAATCGACAGCTATATATTGGTTATAAAACATTAGAGTGATGATAAGAAGAAAAATGGCGACCAATAAAGCGGGCGCGGAGAGCATCGTATTGTGTGCAGAAATCGCCAATGATAAAGTAAAATTTGTAACAAAGCGCGATTACAACTTACAAAAACTAGGCGTTGGAGCGTATAAGCTCGAGTTTGACGATTGTATAGCGAACGAATTGGACACGCGTCCCCAAGTGTGCGACGATAGATTCGTCGTTGTGGTCAACAAAACCGCCAATAACGCGCTAGTGGGTATCCTGATCACAAACGCAGAAATGAATCTGGACAAAAATAGCCCTATATTTGAGTTGCAAAGAACTACCGTCCCCGTCCCTGTCGTGATGCATCAGGACGACGAAATAACTAGCACCGGTCCCGAAATACCGCAATTGAGACTACCACCAACACATAGTAAGACGTCATTGTTAGATCATTATTATGTCGAGTCAAGACGGTCTAGTGAACAATAAGCGTGTAAAATACGACTCTCAGCTGCTACTGAAATACATATTCGATTTCAAGACCAAAGATGTGTCGGACACACCCAACATTATACAGATATGCCGAGTAAAAGTGAGAAAAACGTGCGGCACCGTCTTGGCTCACTATTACGCCAAAGTGTATCTGGCAAACGGTTTCATGTTTGAGTTTCACCCTGGCAGCCAACCGAAAACGTTTCAGAGCGTTGACGAAACCAAACACTATGTACTGTATAAAACGCTCATTTTATGCGAAGAGTGTTGCCGAAAAGAGCTCGATGGGTATGTGGAGGGCGAGAACCGGTTCAATATCGCGTTTAGAAATTGCGAGAGTATATTGTGTAACAGAAGCAGTGTGCAGTCCGTGATTGGAGGGGTGTTGTTGATCGTGTTGCTGATTAACATTGTCGAGTTTAGTGTCATCAATTTGTTCTACATTGCGTTTCTTATATGTCTATTGTATCTAATCAACAATCATTTGCTGCACGACCCCAACATTCATTATTGCCCGCACTACAATAATAAGACACAATGAATTGGAGCGGCGTCGCCGATATGATAAACTTGTACAAAACAAACAACACGTCCAAGCTCAGTCCCGAGCAAATTTCATGCATGAACATGGTGCGTGATCTGTTCCTAAAGGCGGACCCGGTACCGGTGAGTGTTAACAAGCGGTTCGAAAGCGACGAGCAATTGATCGAATACTATGGTAACTTGGAGAAAAAGTACGGCAGCGACATCAAACTGACTAACGCGCACACCATATTCGACAAAAGCTTTATTATGTCGCCAATAATGAAGACGTACGCGGACAAGTTTTACAAGCGCCGACTCAATTTGGCCGCGTCTCACCTCAGCGACGGTATAAAGTACCAAATGGCCAACGCCGTGACACAAAACAAACCCATCCCGCTCATTTACAACGACGCCACCGACGAGTACTTGCGACAGGTGTACCAAAAGACAGACGTTGCACCCAACCTACAGCACATGATCGACGCCTCCTCCAACAGCAAACTGTGCATGTGCACCGACATAATTAACAATGTGGTTGAAGACGTGCTGACGGGATCGCACAATGGCTACTATGTCAACACATGTCTATATCCGCACGTCAGAAACAATGTGCTGCGCTTCCGGGACAATATTACATTTTTACTACGCTCTCCGCTAACTCTGTCCACCAACGTGTACGGTTTGTTGGAGAAAAAGGCGCAGGAGCACGGTCAAAACACCACCGCGGATTACAGTCAGTGGGGTGTGTCGCGCAAAACCAACATCCCGATCAAACAGAGCTTGTCCGAAATGGCCTTCGAAAACGAAGCGTTGCGCCGCGGAATAATACAGAATCTCAACATAAAATACAGCGATATCATAAAAAAAGAATAATGTACGAAAAAAAAAGAATAATAAGTCATGAACCAATTAAAACTTGATATGTCCGCACTAGTCGGCGCCACGGTCGAAGCGATACCTCTAAAATTGGCCTACCCCGAACCGACAGTGGTGTCGTCGTCGTCTGAACCCGAGCCCTACACCATCCAACGAACCAACGTGTACTTGATAATTTTTTGTTGTATATTCGTGTTGGCCATAGTAATTGTAATAATAAGTTATTTAGTATTAAGTCGCCGGCGCCAATCTATCGATTATTATTACGATGACGATTACGAGGAGTCATGAATTGTATGATTTGTGGAAGTTGTCCATTAAATCCAAGCCGTTGTACGTACCCGCGTTTGATGCCACCGTCGAGCGACAAAAGAAGCCGGAAAACCTCATTGTGCCGGGCGAGAAAAAAAACCTATGGCAATCGCTGGGCAAAACAAAAGAGTATAAAGAGTCCACCAAGCGAGAGTTTAGAACCTTCTTTTTTATCATTGTCTTTTGTTTGATAGAAGACGAGGATCTAGGCTCGTACCATTATTACACGCTCGATCGGGAGTTGATCAGTTTGCGCGACGGCACCAGTCTGATGGACTTTGAAACGTTTCTGGAGCGGCTGTTGGTGGTGGCGAAAAATGTGGAGAAAAAACGGCTGCAGGCAATCATCAACTATTACACAAACTCTATCAACGCGCCTCGATACAAGATTCCGTCGGGAGTCGCCATGCCCAAGGACCGACTCAAACATCAACAGTTGATGGTCAACAAAAAAATTGATTTACACGACGAAGTTATACAGCCCATCAGCAAGTACATTACCGATTATGTCATGCATATGAACCCAGCGCAAAACATCAAACTGTACCGTGCCGCGATCGCGTTCAACATAATCAAAGCCACCGGTCTCAGGATTAGCAATGCGTACACAATTAAACTGGACGATCTGCGACTGTTGCTCAACAAAAAGGAGATCAAAGTTAACGGGTTGGCCATGAAATGGAATCCTGCCCCCTTCAGTTATGTTAAAAACGTGGACAACAGAGCGCTCACTGCCGCCATCGCCATGTACGAAAAAGTACCCAACGCCCTCAACAAAATCAGCATGAAATCTGGCACAAAATTCAGCGACATGGACGTGTTGGTAGACGCCGTAAACAGTAGCGCCGACCTCAATTTCACCAGCAACATGATACGCAAATATGTCGCCGACCGATTGGTTCAAAAGGGGGTGCCGTTAAGTAAAACATCCAAACTGATGAATCACAAGTCTGTGAGCACCACCAAACATTATGTCAACAAGTACCATCCCGGACCCACGGTCTACAGCAGCGATAGCGATAGCGACACCGGCGATTTTTATGCCACCGTAGTAAATGTTTAATAAGCAATGTTGGTGTTGACATTAATTGTAGGACTAGTAATTTTGGCGTTTGCGCTGCACAAATCGTTTTACGGCAGTGAAATAATCATTACGGTATTAGTCATGATGGTTGTATTCTTTTGTATACTTAATTTGTATTACACCAACGCCGACTCGGACCCGCAAGATCTATACAACGAAAACACCAAAAAACTTAAGAAAAAACAGCAACTCAACGACGCGTTTGACGCCATACTCAACAAAAATACCTCTTCGATAGAATAATAATAAGGGAAAATGAATTTTGAGTTTTTAAAAGATTTGGTCAATCTCAATCCCATAAAAACTAGCTATATTGCAAACAATTTACGCACAAACTTTAATTTTATTGTAGATGAACATGTAAAGGATAAGGAAATTGATCCAGCAGAAACTACGCTTTTGCAGAAATTTTACCAAATATTACTGTTGTTCACTAATAACCATCTAGATCAAAACGCTTTGTACAATTTATTCGGCCAACAATTAGATTTAACCAAATCGCAATTTTATTACATGTATAAGAAAATGCATCAAGACGCATATCTCAACCATTTGATACGCAGATTAATATACATTTTACAAGACTCTTTAGACGTTGAACGTGTCAAAAAACGGTTAATGAACATGATGGACGAAGAAGAGGGTTACACCAATATTGCCACCTTTTTAATGAGAGAATGTAACAATGCTATAAAAATTAAATAAACGATTTTTAACACACTTAATTTCCGTATTTATCATCATACCATTATTTTACGGGCATACAATTATCACGTTAAAACTAGATAATATCGTGCCAAAACCAGCTAGGTATTAACAAAACTCATGTATGAATACAAAAAAACATCATGATGTCGAATGTGGAAATTAAAAAGTAGAGTTTGATTTTCCACATTCGACATCATGTAACAAAAATTTTTGGTCATACAATTATTTCGTCAAAAACTTTTAATTTATCGCAACAAAACTAGTTTTGGTGGTACATTTTTCACAACCAAAATCCACCAAAAATTAACATGATGTCGAATGTGAAAATTATAAAAGTAAAGTTTATATTTCCAGATTGGACATCATAATCAAATTTTTATAGCCATATAAATGCCGTGTCAAATCTATCATTATATATCGTACACATTTCGTTTTGGTAATACAAGTGTCGCGTTAACTATTAGTAATTTGATTTTTTTTAGAATAAAACAACAAAATAACGTTGCATATTTAATAAAAGTTTACGAACATGTTTCAATTCCATGTCAATATCTTTTTCCATATAACCATATTTTTCATTAAAATAATTTTTCATAAACGAATCGTCTTCATATTTGTCCATCAATATCTCGCTAAACCGCAACATCTCTTCCTTGTCGTAAAAAAACCAATGAATGACCTCTTGAACGCCGCGACTGCGCGGATTGTACAGTTTCTTGCTGCTAAAACACTTGAACAACTTAAATAAAATATCCTTTGCGTTTTCCGCAAGCTTTTCAGAGCTGACATATTCGACCAGGTCCGCGCTGTAGATTGTGTTAATTTTGTCGTATTTTATACGATGATACTCTCCGTTGAGATGAAGCAGCGTGATAAATTTGTTGAACAACATGGCGATTAATGATTAATTTAGCTGGATTTCACAGGTTTAAATAGCGCCGTTATCTTGGTCTGCTTGGTTGCCTTAGTGGTGGGGTGTAGATTCAGGGTCATTTTTTTTTGCACCGCCGCCACGCCGCGATTATTGCAAACGGGACAATCTTCCGAGAGTTTGATATGTTCCACGTTGTACGGCGGCGGGTTCTTACCCATGGTGAATTCGTAAAAATGCTTAAATTTATGTTCACGCGAATCAAGAATCTCACGAAACTCTTTATTGTCCAAGTCTGTCTTTTTCTTGATATTGAGCTCTTTGCACACAATATCCTTGGAGCGAGCGTCGGTCATCTTCTTAAGCACCGGATAGCTAATATCACACTTTTGGCGCTGTTGTAAATACGAGCAAATGTCGTTAAACGCGCACACAAACAGCGTGTCGTTGCCCACCATAGACATGATATCATTCAAAAATGTACATATAATCTTGAGGTGTTTGCTCCAATTCATTACTTGGTTTTTAAACAATTGCGTGGGTACCACTTTGTTGTTAAGAGTGGGCGAATTCTTATCCTCGAGAAGATAGGGTATTCTGTCGCCCGACGAGGGAATGTACTTTGTGTCGGCGCTATTTTTCAACATCATGTATAGCTTATATGCAATGGTGACGGAGGACGTACCACCGCCCTCGGCGCCGCTCTTGGTTTCATTCAGAGTCTGAGAAAAGGCATACAATTCGCAATTTTGAGCGCTAAACTCGTCGCGGCACTTTTTCAGTCCCCTCACCAAATGATTTAGCACACAATCCAAGCTGTGGTTGGTGAGCAATTGTTTGATCACGGCATCAAAGAGCTTGCGCAAAAACACCGGGCTGTCCTTTTTTACGTTAAATCCGCGCTTGTAGAGATCACCGTTCTCCTTGATGCACATGTACGACTTTTTACCCTTGATCATCATACACTGCATAATATTCTCCAGTTCCATCTTAAACGCGCCGTTCCATGTGGAATTGACGGGCTGTAACACTTCGGTCAATATAATCTTTTTCAACGCATCCACACCAATGTTCTTATGATCGTCTTCTGTCAGACTGAGATTGACAAAGGTGCTGTCCGTGTCTCCGTACACCACTTTAAGGATAAATTTTTCTAAATTATGTTTTCGTTTAATCTCTTCATTGTTGCTGAGCGCTTCAATCTTCTTGATAGCTTCTGTCAATTTTTCCCGCCCCTTCATCGTTATAAAATTAGCCAGCGCTTTACACGTTAGTCCAAACCAACCATACTGCGAATTACACACCAATTTAGCAGCATTCTGCCACGAGTCGTACAAGTTATAGGCAAACGAGCCGGGTTTATGCTTTTTCATCTCTTGCTTATACAAGGCTCGATTGTTGGCCATTTTATTCAAAAACTTGGTTGTAATGGCGTTTGTGTTTCTTTGCAGGTACAGCTTATTGTCCGAGCCAAAAAATAAGTTGGACAAACAGCACGTGTAAAAAATCATGATGCTCGTATAGAGCTGCGAAAAGTCTAGAGTAAATATCAAATTATAGTATCCCGGAACCGGGCTCAGCACCATACCGCCCGTGTACTTAATGTTGGTGCGCAAGTCGCACAGAGCAACGGCATCGTCGGGAATGATAGTTTGCAGCACTCGTTGTCTGTCCAGATTGGTGTAATTGACCTCACCGTCGCCATCCTGCTTCTTGCTCATGATGCGGTTTAGATCAAACTTGTTGAAAAAATAGGGGTCGGGCGAATTATTATCCACGTTCTGTATGGCGTTATTGAATAAAGCCATGTTGATCTTGTGCGATATCACCTTGGCGCTGTCGTCCCTAGACAAATACATGATTGGCGCATCGGCATACAGCTTGTTGGCCATCTGACACTTGATGTACATTTCCAAGGGTAACACAGAATCTCGCACGTTGTACAAAACAATTTTACCAAACTTGCCCTCGTTATAGAGGCGCATCATCTCTTTAACGCTCAACTCAACCTTGCCGACGTTCAGATAGAAGCTAGCCGTGGTGTCCAAGCGTAGATTCTCAATCTTGTTTTTGTCAAACGAATTGTTGATAAACTGGTACACGTCCAAGTGGTTATAGTAAACCATCAAATGGTTGTTAAATCCGTAGCCAAATTTGGTGCGAATGTGAACGCTCTTCATTTCACTCTTTGGTAAATTGTAGCGATAAATAAACCGATTGTTAATCTTGAGCAGCTTCATGCGCGTCAACAAAAACGGTATATCAAACTTGTCGCCGTTGTAATCCAGTATATCGTCGGGATTGCTCCGAAACACCAGCTCAAAAAACGCCTCAATCATCGTCTTTTCGTCATCAAACGGAATCACATAGACGACTCCGTCCACCTCTGGCATACTTTCGACGCTCTCAAGAGTAAACGGTTTATTGTTGGTGTTGATAAAACACACTCGGTATATCTCGTTATTCTGTTTCCTCAACACATAGGATATGGTGATTATGCTGTCACATTCAGCATTGGAGAATGTCAATCCGGTGGTGTATGTTTCCAAATCATAGCTGCCCACAATCAAATCGATCGGTGTGGCGATCTCCTCGAGCCCCACACGAATTATCTTGTCCATAGAACCAATGGCGCAACCGTCGCTATTCACCGATAATTGATTCTTGAACCGAATATAGTCACCCTCATAGATACCAGTTTGCATTTGTACTCGATTAATGTCGTTGCAAAAATCGTCCAGCAAAAACTTTTCATTGGCACAATTGGCGCGGTCCACCATCACCACATTAGTGCGATGACATTTGAACGTCTTCAGCCCAGTCACCACCATACTCTTGTACACCTTACATTTGTTAGAATTTTGCGTGCATTGCTTATGATAGCATAGTTTGTATGAATAAATTTGACACGGTGTTCGGTAATAAAACTGAACGTTATTCAGTCCGGTCAAAAAAATGTATAAAAACGACATGTTATAATACATTCTGGTTATACGAAATATCATTTTGGAGCAAATATCAAACGCCTGTCTTTTGGCAATTGCAAAACAATCGTTGATATTGCGACAAATTATAAAATTGTCAACTCGCTTCGTCTTGACCGGTGGTGATTCGTCATCGTTCGCCGCCATAGCAGCCGCGTTCCTTTTTTTAGGCACTTCAACCGTCGCTTCATCGTTCTCTTCGTCACACCATAATGAATAATCCATCGTTGACTCGGTACAAAGGCGTGGATGTGACACCAAAAACCTTTGAGAATTTGATAAAGACCGTTGCCCAATACGGCACCGCCGTGGGTTCTAGCAAGACTGAATACGATAGACGGATACGAGGTATTATATTGAATTTTTGTCCTAATCTAATCGGGTCATCGGCCAATATGTCTACCGAGCACCTACTCATGCGTGTCTTATCTCGGCATATGCACACCAAAAACGTTGTAGATAATAGCGATGATGACGATGACGACGACGAAAACGATAATTACATGCACAAATATTTACGCATTATGTCAAACAAAAATGAATGGAGCGAAAAATCCCTGTGGAAGTTGTTGAGAATGATCAAGGGGTCATCAAATAGTGTGAATCAACTAAAGGAGTTGTACCATAAAAAGTTCGACGGTAACCTGTTGGACGCGTTAAAGTTGTCATTGGGCGTGAAAAAGCTGTCCCAAGAGTCGTGCGTCAAGTTGGTCACCAGTTTCAAAAACTATTTCTGGTGTCCAAATGTAGATTGTGTAGATAATTATTACGAACTCATAAACCAAGCAAAAAAATACCACGAAGAATACAATAGCAAAGAAGAGCAAATTGTGCAGATGAACAAGAAACTCAACGATTATATGGAGGACACCGAGCGACTAAACGAACAAATTGCTACGCTCACCGAAAACAATCTGGTGTTGCGCAATAAAATTACAGCACTAAACGAGAACATCGAGGACCAAAATTACACCATAAACATGAACGTCATGGAAATGGCCAAGATGGCCTCGCGTTGCGGCGACTTGGAGTGTGATTTGGAAAAAGTCACCAACAATTACAATGCAGAGCACAACCAATTAATAGAAAAATACAATCACATCGATCAAGAAAACAACACTCTATTAACCACAGTGGAACGTCTAAAGATCCAGTTACAGCAAACGGCCCAGGAGTTGGACGTCGTTAATGAAAATTTAACACAGTGTCGGTCACAGTGTCTCAAACTAGCCACAGATCACGATAACGACAATAAAGACCAAACACAACTGATAAAGTCTATTAAAGAGTTGACCGACAATAAACATTATCTCGAAGAGCAACTACACGAAGCTCAACGGTTCCGACGTGAGCTAGAGTCGCGTCAAAACTCCAACCTGGTAATCGTCCAGCAGATGGAGGATAAATTCAGTCGTTTACAACAACAGCTTGAGCGAAAAAATGAAGAATTGCTATTGATCAAAGCGCGTCAACAAGACGAAGCGATGTGTCATCAAGACGAAATAGCGCAAATAAATAAAAATGCCGAAAAACGCATAGCGTCTTTAGAAAGTAAGTTACAATCGGCACAAGACGATCTAACCAAGCAATACAACGACGATCTGTTGGTCATCGAAGAAAAAGATATTCAAAACAAAAAGCTACTACAGGAACATCAAGAAGTTAGAAAACGTGAACTAGATCACATGCGTACAATCGCAGAGTTGGAAGAAAAGTTGTCAGAGACGTACAAAGATAACCAAGATAACATCGATCGAATAAAAAAATTACAAGGTAGCATAGATAATCAACCCAACATAGACAGTTTAAATGAACAAATTAAAAAATTACAAGGTGTAATAGATAATCAACAAGGTATAATAGATAACCAACAGGGTATAATAAACAATCAGCCAAATGTTGACAGTTTAAATGATCAAATAAAAAATTTACAAGGTATAATAGATAACCAACCCAATGTTGACCATTTAAATAATCAAATTGATAAATTACAAGACATCATAACCAAATACATGGACCGGCCCGATCCCGTCGTCCCAGACGACAGCGAAGTTACTCGCAAAAGAAAACGCGCTTTTTTACCCGTTAAACCTTTAAAAGTTGTCACCGATGAACCGAAGGTGTCACACAAAGTAAAGACAAAAATTATTAAAGATTCATTTATTCCAAAAATAAAACCTTACACCAAAACAAGCGATACAGTTACAAAGTAATAAGATACGACTCAAAACCTTCAGAGTCTTTCACAAACAACGATTTAATCTTGTTTCCGAGTTGACCTCGGACGTAAACACAATATGCGGTACTTTCGCCAAACTGCGTAAAACCATTAACCTCCAACGATCTATCCACCACCGCCTTCCTATCGTCAGCGTCATGTGGTAACATAAACAGAGCGGCAACAATAGGCTCTGAGTCTTCGGTGTCAATCTTGTATCTCAGCATATATTTTTTCTGCTGATCTTTAGTGAAGTATTGGGATTCCGTGCAAGTTATTCCGGTAATTGGTGTCATAAAGTAAGTCTCGTTTATCGTCGAAATACACGAACCGTCCATGTTCGTGACATCAAGCTGCTCGTCCATCACTTCAATCTTAGTGTTATCAAGCACGTTCAAAAAATAATACATTTTACCCATCGACCATTTGTTTTGACCCACAGCGGTAATGTGACACCATTTATTCATGTTGTCGAAAGTGTGTTTGTACGCAGCCGAAACGCGTTCGCTTATCGTGTCGTTTGAGTTAAATTCCCAACACGATCTGTTCTGCAGGCTGATAATCGCTTCACATTGCACGTACGAATTTTCGTAATAAATTAAACCAAACAGCTTAAATCGGTTATTAATAATTTGTAGACAACCCTCGATCTTAAAAGCAACAACCGCCTTCTTGTTTTTTATAAAAACACTCTCGTCTAGCATGGATATTATGTCCGTACTATCCATTTGAGTCGCTTCGGCGCTCACGATAAAAAACTGTCTGGTTTCCTTGCTGATCACCAAATCGTACGTGACCCCATCCTCAAGCTGATTAAACATTTCCTCGGTAGCTATGTAACTCATCATATATTTATTATCCCGTTGGGTTTGAATCTTGTACACGTCACCGCTTTTCGTCTTGATGATATACTTGTTCTGGACAACTTCGGTGGTGTTGATTTTGTTCTTTTTAAGAATGTTTTCATCCTTATCTTCGGTAAACGACAACGGCCTCTTAGACATGTTGAAGGGTTACAACTGGCAAATTGTCGATAATAATTTGATCGAAATTATACCAAGCGAAAGAGAGAATGCTTGGAAAAATATCTTGATAGAGATTTTAAAATCAACACCTTATACGTTTCGCACAAATTTACGTGTAGGTACTTTCAAACACTTTGACTACAATCAGCCAATTTACTATGATTTGCGCAAAAAAAGTCTAGGAATCACCAATGATATGGTATTAAGAGCGTTGACACCTCCTACTAGACCGCTGTTTAAGTCAATAATGGTACCTCCGATGTCAATATTGACGGTATTTATAGGCGTGATGTTATCTTACGCATTATGGAAGGGGATTGAATAACAATAACAATTGGGTGTTATATATGGGCAGATGAGATAAATTTTTTACCAGTCATCGCGATAATGTTAAAAAAGAAACAGTATCACCATAACATTATTAGTGTAGTAAAAAATATGCTGTTGGCCAATAGTTTGACCAAATCGCCGTCGTCGGTGGAAGACAAATTCAAGCTGGAATACTACGAGTCGTGCAACAAAATGTCGGGGCAGACATTTGATACGATTCTGTCCCTCTTCCGCTACATGTGCGCCACGCCGGAGGTGTTGTATACTTTTTTTGACAACGATTTGTTCATTAATTACAGTATCAACTTGATTCCGAACAAGATAAATGTGATTGTTGAAGACGTGCGTGTAACAGTGTCTATGTACTACAACAAAGATGTAAAGATTTGTGTAGAGTGTTGGGAAAAATTGCGCGATAAAGATTTGGTGCGGTTGAATGAGGAGAAATTGGTGCGAGTCGAAGAATCTTATTGGTTTTGTTTAAATTATATATGTGATTATTGTTTTACAAATAAACTATATACCAAAGCGTAACAAGCGGTTTTATTTAGTTATGGACAAATATGAGACCAGATTGGATTCTTTTGCGTACTGGACGGGTAACGAGAATAAAGAAAAGTTGGCACTGTTGGGATTTTATTATAGCGGTGAGGGAGACAGGGTTATTTGTGCGTTTTGCAAATTGGATCTGTACAATTTTTTTGGCGATTTTGACACCATACAAGACCATAAGCGGTTTTCGCCCCACTGTCCCGCCAACAACAACACCGACCGACCGCATTACGTCCCGTCCAATTTTATCTCACCGCGAGTGATAAATTCAAACTATCCTTCGCTCAACATACCGGTTGGTAACTTTGCTCTAATGGAACACCGCTTGGATAGCTACAAGAATTTTCCTAAATCGCTCAAACCGTTGGTGTATGAGTTGAGCAACAGCGGGTTTTATTACACCAACGTGGGTGACTGTGTGTGCTGCTATGTATGCGGTATAATATTGAGGGACTGGTGTTTGACCGACGATGTGTCCAAAAGACACGTGCGTCACAATAGCAAGTGTGATTTGATAGACATCCATCCAAACAATGACGACATCGTTACTCCTAGCGCGCCCCCGCTTAAACGTGTGTGTATTCAAAAGTGTGTAGTTTGCGAAAAAAATGACATTTGTGCAGTTTTTACTCCGTGCTTTCATCTGTGCGTGTGTGAAAAATGCGCTTTGGGCACGAGCGTATGTTACGCGTGTAACGTAACTACAGCTGGTTTTTTTTTAGTAAATAGTGTGGTGGGCGTTAGGAGTGCCGAAAATGAACACAACGTTTGAGTCGAAAAACAAAAATATCATATCCACACTCAAAGACATTAATGATATCGAAAACTGTGTATACTTGTCGGTGTACACATTCGGTTGCTTTGTCAGAGACGTCCTCAACGATTTGAAACAGAGTAAATGCGCCTATTTCAATTCGCTTATAGGTCAATTGATTACGGTGCACCAGGACGAAGAGTCGATTAAGCACGATTACAACAGATTGCTGAGTCGCGTGTTGATTTGTGACAATATAGTGGTGACCGATATTGACGAGAGTGTGTTCTTGCGTAAACTAAAAATAAACAAACTAACAGACGACATCAACTATCTGATCCTGCCAAACTTTACTCTGTGGGACCATAATTTTTTGGTGTTTCTGAACAAAAAATTCAACAGCAAGAAACGCGGCGGTCTATTGAATATTTGGGGCTGCATGCAAAAAACACCTCTCGCGCAGGGCGTGATAAAAGATTTAATTCAGAACAAGAACGGTTATGCCGGTCAGTATTTGTACTCGACCTTTCTAAACACGAGCAGTTTTTATGCCAACGTGCAGTGTTTCAACGGTATCAACGAGATTTTGCCACCCAAGATGAGCATCCAACGCTACTATGGCCGACCCGTTGATAACGTCAAGGTGTGGAACACGCGTCATCCCAACATCTCGCAGCTATCAACACAATATTCCCGAGTGTTGATGTCGGATAACGTGTGTGATTGGAACGTTAAAATCGGATTAGGCACTTTTGTGGGAGCAAACAGAGACTGCGACGGCGACAAGGAGGTGATCACCTATTTGCCGTATCCCAACTCGCTGTTAGACCTAGAATCGCTGTTGTATTGTGATCCTAAATACAGCTTTTTGTGTTTCGACAAAAACAAATTATCGTTTGTTTCCCAGCAAATTTACTATCTGTACAAAAATGTGAGCGTTATCGAGAAATTTATGAGCGACTATCCACTAATCTACAACCTCTGGAACATACACAAGAACATGGTGTTTTCAAAGAAACTAGACGCGTTTTTTACCGATGTGGCGCTAGTGTTTAGTAGCAACATGGCCACGCTGCTGTTTAAACACTTTTGTCATATTATCAACGATGAAGAATTGGTGTGTAACGATGAGGAGGTGTTGAAAATGGTGGGGTGCTTTAGAGACATTGTCGATAGTGGGGCAAAAGGTACCGAAAATCTCATTACAAGCACTAAACAGTACAAGGGGACCGTCAAAGAGGATGTGTCGTTAGTGGCCAATCGGGCCATAACCGGTCTTAATTCGCACATCACCAGCCACGGTCGTGTAAAATTTAGCGGCGGAGACATTTACCACAACACTGTGATTTTTAGCAATCTGTACTTATACCAAAACAACATTTGTTACAAGAAAAACAATTTATGTATAGGCGATATAGCTCATTTACCATCACCGTTTCTATTTCCCACCCATCTGTTGGACAATATAATTGATAATTTATAAGGGAAAATGCAAACGCAACACGACATAAAAGATTGTGTGGAAATATTCGGGCTGGGACAATGGAACGACTACAACCATTGTTTGCGGCTGATAGCGCAAAAATTAGGGGTAAACTACAACGATGTCCTGTATTGTTCGCTTAGAGGCAACGGGCTTTTGGTTAAACTAATCGACAATCGCGCTGTTAACGAGTGGGAACGGCGATCACGCGAACAGCGACTCACCATCAAGGATCTGGTGGACACGCCGATGGATAACAAAATCAAAATCTTTGCGGCGGCTCCCACAAAGTTTAAGCTGCTGTTGCACAAAGTCAGAAACTCATTACCAAACTTTAAGTATATTTGGATCGGTCAAAAGGGTGTTATGGTGCGGTACCGATCTCGCAGCCAAATATTGCTGATAAAGAGCGAAAACGAAATTGATAAAATAAAATCCAACGATTAGCTAAAAAACCGTTTATTGATAGCTACGCGCGCTACATATACTCCAACAGCTTTGTATTTTTCTTTTAGACATAAAAGACGTAACGTTTAGAGTTCCCAATTCGTCAATATGCGCCGTAATCTTCTTTTTATCATGCCAAAACGTCTTGTACACGAAAATTGGACACGTTAACAGCCGCAGGGTCTTGTTCCATTCAATTTGTTGTGCAAACCGTTTAATGTGTTCTATAGTCACAAAAGAGTTGTAACGGTCGTTAAATGTTTCACAGAGCGACTCCGGCAGCTGCACCCAATCGTTTTTGAACCTCAAACAGCTTTCATGAGCGCGCATCCAAAAACAAATCGTGGCGTTCACAAACATCCTAACCATGCGCTCGTCAGACAGGCTGTTGATAATGTCGACGACCCACACCGCGGTTATCGACGGTTCTGTGGGTATTTTTATACAAAAAAACCGTTGATGTTCAATGCGTTTGAAAAAACATTCAGCCTCCATCAACATCTTGATCGATACTGATCTTAGACGGGCGCAACAGTGTTTTTTATATTGTTTCGCAGATACCAATCATTTAACTCGTCATAACGCGTCACATCACACAATAACTTGAGATCCATCAGCCGATTGGCGCTTTCAAAATTCTTATCGTGACGCACTCTAATAAATCGCGGTAATCTTATCGATACGTAGTTGGACTTAAACTCGCCATATGTCCACGTTCTGTTGTTTCTTATAAAATCACCCTCCATTTCCCACACGGGCATACTAAATGGATCTTTAGCTACCATATTGGGTATTTTTTTGATAGACATTAGATAATCGTCGATATAAAGCCAATCTTGATCGTTGTACGGTTCCATGTATTTTTCCAGATTATACTTTGCCAATTTCACCTTGGACACGGGTAAAAACATCCACTTTTTATTATGGTAGTCGTAGAAAGGCGCGGCCACCAAGTAAATTATGATACGTTTGTTACACGAGTTTCGCACTTTCCACCCGCCCACCACCACCAAATCGGCGCTACACACATTTTCAAAGTAGCATTTTTTTATTTTTAACCACTTTTTTTTCTTTGGTTCATACGCACCATCCCAGCATTTCACAACAATACCCTCTATATCGGTGTTTAATATTAGACTCTTCATCCACTTCACAGCATCGTTCTTGTTGTCACACACAAACGATTCAATCATGTACATTTGGATGTTGGAATCGCGCATAATGTGCGCCAGTATACCCTTGCGTTCTCGCAAACTTTTCTGGATCAAACAGTTGCCGTCGTGGTAAATCACATCAAACACGACAATAGTGGAGGCGGACACTAACTCGCAGTCCAAAATTACACTGTCCGTATCTCTGAGCACGTGGTTTATTAGCGGTATTAATTTCTGGCACTTGTAGTTGATGTTTAGGTTCCTCTTGTAACACGATACCGTGTTGTTGAATTTGTGTATTTGCGTTCGCTCACCGTCATGTTTGATCTCCAAACACAAAGTTTTGAAATTGATGACGTCAAACGATTTACACGGCTGCGCCAACATCGGCTCGATCGGTTTGCCGGGCACACAGTTTATGACGCAGTCGATATTTTCATCCGTTTTCTTGGCAAACACCAGCTTGAACAGATATAAGTTCCGTTTTTTAACCACACTTTTGTTGGTTTTATTGGTGTTTCTGATCAAATTTATGATACAATTCAGACTTTTTAAGTCACACTTGGGTAAAATTTCTTTGAAATGTTTGAGTAACACTGATGATTTAGTGGGCAGCAACAGTAATGTTTCCAGAAATTTATACACCTCGACTAGCGTCAGGCTCGGTGAGTTATCGTCAATTTTCGCCACACTACCACACGTTTTGGCCACGCCGCATCTTTTAAACTCTTCTTGTAAATTTTTACGGTCGATATGCGGCTCGTGAATTTTACAAAACACCGTCAGCAAGTGTTTGTCGTTTAGTTTAAATTTTTGGCTCATTGTGGAAAACAAATAAAACCACATCTGCAACTCGTCAAGATCAATACCGCTACTTATGTGCAAACTTTCAATAATACTTGTGATTTCGTTCAGCGACGTCGACACCAGCACCTGCTCGAACACGTCCGCAAATTCGAAAAACAACATTGTTACTAAAAAAAAATAATGCGGCTCAAAAGATAAAAACGACAGCTAATAAATATCTAGGTCATATAATGAATAGCGCTCAAGATAAAACTGACATGTCCCGCGACGCGATCGTTATCAAAATAGATCATTTGATAAAGGCGGTTATCTACAAAAAATATGAAAAAACTACATGGCCTGGAGCAGCCCAATGGACCAGGAGACGCAACACAAAAAATTGGTGATACGCTATTATACGAGATTATTGTGACATATATTTTTATTAACCAAAGATTAAATATAAATGGGCGTGTGCTGTGATAGTTGTTTCGACCACATTACCACAATTAACGGCGACTATGACGACGACGAAGATCCACCGAGAAAACGTTGCTGTTGCTGTTGTATCAAGAGCGTTTTTGTTTGTATATTATTAACCTGTATAACGCTTTTTGGGTATTATTGTTACCAGAATAAGGATGTGTTAAAAGTTATGTACAATAAAAACACCATATAACACACAATTTTTTTATTTAATATAAAACTCAACAAAACCGTCACAGCGCTGATGAATAATCGTGTTCCTTTATTTCTATGACAATTAATGTCGTTTACCGGCGAGGGCGAGTAGATATCAAAGCTGGGACAGCCGCTCATAACACCATACATGTACTCGTCAAATTCAATCTTTGACCTGGGATTGGAGGAATAGGTCACATTTTTGTTGGTGTAGCTCAAATAGTAATTGTTTTGAATAAACTTTACAAAAAAAGAGTCCCTCAACAAACTTTGCTCCACCCTGAGTTTACAGTCGTTGCTGTACACGCTGCTCATATACACACCACAGTTTGCGTTCTGGCAAATAAATTTACACGTATTTATATTGCGAAACGCGTACACGTTGGGTTTAATAAAGTGTTTTTGGAACACTTTGGAGCTCTCCACAACACCGCCCTCTCCGTCAATGTATTCTTCGCCAATTTTTATCTGGTAATATTGGCGACGGTCCTGTTTAATATGTACGTCATAATTAACCAAAACACTGTTGTCGTTCTGATCGGGTATGGCGCATTTTTTTGACATGTCCTCCGAAGATAGGGCGTCCAAATTTTTACTGTCCACAGTGCTCAACCGGGGACACGAAGCGTCGTAAATTGGCGTACCGTGTATCCTAAACGACGCCTTCACGTCGTCATAGTTGTGTAAATTTGTCAGCGCCCGCAGCTTATTGTCCGCCACCACAAAATCCAACGACTTGTATTTTACCACATCATTATTGCGCGAGTCTAGATAAATCTTGAACAAACCGGTAGTTATCATTTTAATGTTAAATCTACAGTAATGCTGAAGTCGTATCGAACTAGTGAATACTACACCGCAAGGGTTTGCGCAAAGAAATTTACATGATGCATCACGAATATAATACTTGTTACCGTCGCGATAAAAATAAAATGTGTAGTCGGCGGTAGTGACACGCACCACATTATCATTGGTCACGTGGAGATTAGTATACTGATCGGTGTTTTTGACAGCAATGTTAAATCCCACACCTTTTAATTTAGTAGACTCTAGCAAGTACGACAAGATTGACATATCATTTGTTGTACGGTATTTATCCGTCTTTTTGTACTTTATCGTGTTGCACCAACCGTGTTGTGCCAATAGACATATTAATAACGCGGCGTGATACAATTTCTTTAACATATTTGGACAATAACCACAAATAATTTGTTTATATTACCGCAAGCGTTAATAACGATACGTAATGCACGAATTCAACGAAAGTCTGACAGCGGAACAAAATCGTTTGGCTGATAAATACTGTTTACAAAATTACGTGTCCAACCTAACGCTAGATTACAGAAATAGTAAACAAGAAATATTTGAACTTGAAAAAGCCACCAGAGGGCAGGGAGAAAATGAGCTGTGGAAGCTGTTGAGAATCAACCGAACCACCGCGTCCAATTCCGGTCACGCTTTTTACGGTGGAGAAAACGAAGCAATGCGCTACGGACTAGATAACGAAAAGCTGCTAAAACAAAACGCCCAACTCATAGATCTCGTGTGTGCGCGAATCGAGCACAAGACTAAACAAAAAGTTGTAGAACGAGTCTTGGACTGCGGCATGTTTATCACCGAACTAGGACTGTATAGCGCGTCGCCGGATGCTTATTTTTTGTTGGAAAACAACGCGATGGTCGTAATGGAAATCAAGTGCCCGTACACGTACCGGTCAGAGACTTTGTTCACGATTCGCGACAAGTTCAACAACAGAAACCGTTACAGAGTGCCTCACACTGCATTTTCAGTCAACAGACACGGTGAATATCTAAATGTGTTGGTGGAGAAAAATAACGACCACTATAGACAAATGCAGGCGCAAATGTACGTAACCAACGCCGTTTTTGCCGTGTATATGGTCAAAATTGGCCAAGATCACGAGATGCACTTTGTGGAAAGAGACAACGAACACATAAACAAAATGAAGAAAAAAGAACTTGCAGAGTTTAAAAATTACACTAATCAAAACAACTCATATAGATGCATGATTAAGGAGCAGTCGAGATATGCGTCCTTCGATAGCGCGGTTGAAGAACAAATGAGGAGAAAATTGGCCAAAAACGGACTATATAACAAACATGGAGTGATCACGTGCTACTTTTGTAAGTCACAGTTTGAGATAAACAATGCGATAAATCACGATTGCGGCACCAAACAAGATAACGTTATCTATATAAATGTAGATAACATATCATATATAAATGAACGTGATAGGATTGACAATTTACTCAATTCAGCCAACTATTGCCGCGAACAAGCTACCGCTCTAGCTAAATCCAAATTTTATTGGGACGGTACTCAGTTACGTCTATATTGTTGCGGTCAAACCGATCTACACGCACCCAACTGTAGTATGAAACGATCCGATGAAGAACCCGTGCCTTCGACATCAACATCGACGCAACCGCCACCGGTCAAGAGACTCAAACTCGACGATGAGACGGATTTTGACGAGATTCACCGTAAATTTATGGAGGACGATGAATTGGTGGAAATGGAGTCGGTGCCGTTAACAAGAACCATCGAACCGGAGGAAACTGTGGAGAGTATTGCCGAACACCTTAAACAATATGACGAAAAGTTTAACACGCGTCTGGTTAAACCCGTTACGCTAAATCAGAGTCAACAAAAACTGTTTGATTATGTGGTGTCTAGACAAGAATTTGAGCCGATATTTGTGTCTGGTAGCGCTGGTACCGGAAAAAGTGCCTTGTTGTTGGCCTTGCAAAAACGCTGGGAAGATGATAAAAAAATTGTGATGACGGTTGCATATACACATATGGCAGCGAGAAACGTCAACGGAACAACTTGCCACTCTGCGTTTGGGTTTGATTTTAACTTAAACTTGAAAAGTTATATTTGTAACCCTGTGCCAAATTACTTGATCATAGACGAGATCAGCATGATTCCCGACAAGATGTTGAATGGTATTGATGAAAAATTGAGGTATAATACCGGGGTGGACAAGCCATTTGGTGGTGTAAACGTAATAGTGTTTGGTGACTTGTACCAATTACCGCCAATTAATGACGAAAAAAAAAATAACTTCAAACCTCCGTTTTACTCGCGCGTTTGGAACAGCTTAAGTTTGTATGAGTTAACGGAGAATATGCGCCAGACTGAGGCGGAGTTTATAGCCAACCTGAATATGTTACGTGTGGGTGACATACGCTGCAAGAAGTTTTTCGATAAACTGGTGACCAAACCTCCGTTGATATCGGAAAGTGTCAAGTGCACCACTTTAGTGCCGCTTAATTATAAAGCTGATATCGTCAACATAAATTGTTACAAATACATCAGGGGGTTAAACAAAAAAGCGGAAGAGTACACGGTGAAAATCGAACAGCATATTCTCAGAAAGACGTTTGAAAATAGCAGAATATTATTTACCAAGAAACAGGAGGAGATGATTTTTCAACCCGGTATGAAGTTTTGTGTGGGCACCCGAATTATGGCGACACAAAACATCAACGGATTTTGCAACGGTGATGTTGGTATTGTTACGGAGGTGGACCCGGAGGTTGGTCCGTTGATCAAACGCGAACACGACGGTCGCTCGATGTGGTTGACCAAAGCGACCGTCATGTTTTCTACTGATGACAAGCAGTATGTTAAAATGATAACCGGACTGCCTATGCGTTATGGATGGGGGGGCACGGTTCACAAGAATCAGGGTATGACTGTGATCAATTTGATTGTAAATCCTGATAAGGTGTTTGTTAATGGACAAGCATATGTTGCGCTGAGTAGAGTAACTCATTGCAGCGGACTCAAACTGATTAGTCCCATTCCCGAACGCCATATTAGTGTCATGAATGATGTTACAAAAATATATGAGTCTATGAACAAGTTGGTTGTCGAGTAAAAAAATTAATAAACGATTTTTACTAAAAATTCTCTTTTTATTGTACTACCATATAATAAAAATTCTAATTTTATTGTACTACCATACACATAAACGATAATGATGTCGAATGTGAAAAATCAAAACCCAACTTTTCATTTTTCACATTCGACATCATTTTATAAAACATTAATTTTATACAATATATTTACTAGGGTATAACAAAAAATTATTACAAGTATTCGGTAAATTTTGACAAAATATTTAATAAAGCGTGTATAAAAATATTGATGATGTCGAATTTGGAAATAAAACTTTTAATTTTACAATTTCAAATTGGACATCATTTAAGACACTTGATATTTTGGGTAAAAAAATTACGATATAACTAAAACGTTTTACTGCTTTAAGATATTCGTTGTAAAAAAATGTACCACGGTATAAAAATTATGTACGATATACTACATTTTGAAGCAGAACTGTTAAATGATATTTTTTTTATTATATCGGTTATAATGTCTGTTTCTGCGGTAACAGCGGTGGTGGCTTTTGGTGTAATATGTAACATCCACTCGTGTACCGACTCTGCAAAAGCTACAGCGCCCTGACAATCGTCACGTTTTCTTTGTATTCTACATACAAACCAACCATTAGTGTCTATTTTTGGTATACACGACGAGTACTGTATACTAAATATGTTGGCTAGTTTCTCGTTATAGGTAGCGCTCATGTGTGTGGATGTTATTGTTAGGTAATACTTTTTATTGTTTCTAATTGCGTAAAACTTATATTGGCGTGTGTTAATGGAGGGTTCGTCTATGCACACGGTGTCGTTGTCTAGATAGTAACTATGTTCGTCGATAACGGCGTCGGTGGACAAAAAACAATCGTTTGGTAGCGACACGGCGTTGGGTGTGGTCAGTAGTTTAAATTCTCCATACTTGTCCAAGCACATCACGTCGTTGTAATTGTAAGTTTTTAGCAAAAAACTGTCACTGTTTACTCGATACAAGGTTAACATGATGGAATTGGTGGCGTGTAACCGTAACCGGTCACCGTTATCGTTCGGCACGTAGTTGACATATTGTTCCGCCGACCGTAGTGTTATGTCGATGGGACGATGGGCGATGGTGAACAACCCAACGTCCACGGCAGAGACTGCTGTTATTAACAATAATAAATATATCATAGCGATGTTTCGGTTTGTAATAGTTGTATAATTATATATATTTTTTACCCGATACTCATACATCATTATATTTTTATATTGATATTGTTACAGTGAATTAGGCTCTTGAAAATATTAAATTGGCCTGACGGTAAATTTGTGTCGTTACCGTTACGTATACAATGTAATCCTTCGGATAATCGATTACCCATAAACGACTGATTAATACTCCACTGGTCTAAGCGGGTCCCCTCCAACTTTTCGTATCCAGTAATGTTTTTGCAGATAAACTCTTTGTATATCGTGTCTGGTGTGTTGTTGAAGAACATGTACGGTATCTTGATGAGAGGATACTTGGTACCGTTGTCTTGTACACAATACCGAATGTCTAGTCCGTCAAAGCTGGTTTGTCGCGACAAATATGATATGGGCGATAAGCAGATTTGCGCGTGAATGCGGCGGTCGTCGTGTGCCCGAAACGCGCTCAAATCTTCGGCCTCGCTGAGCACCCCCTTTTGGCCGTGTATACCGCATATTTTCAGTCCCGTCAAATCTTCGACGCTGTACACCAGCTCCAGTTTGACGGTCACATTAACATCGACACTATTCACGCTGCTGTTGGTAAATTTGATAGTTTGTCCGGTGACTGTGCGAAAATACATATAGAACTTGTACACGTGCCAATTTTTGCTGGTGCAGTACTCGATTTTGTATTTTCTACCGTCATAATTCCAATTAATGCGTTTGTTGGACACCATAGTGCCGAACGCGCACAGTTTGTGACACCCCTCCACCTCCATAACGTTATTTTTTGCGCACGCTTTGTATTCGACAATAGCGCCGCCGCCGCCGTCGCCACCGTTCTCCATTTTACCCTTGATCCTTTGCACCTTGTTGTGATATATTTGCATGGGTAATTTGTGGTGGGGAATGTAAGGGTCTTCGGCAGTTTTTAGTTTGTTGTCTCTCACCAAAGTCCACAAATAAAACATTCTATCGTTGCAGTAGTGGTGGTCGTCGTCGACTATGACGCTGTTGCCTATAGGTAGAAATTTGTAGTCTGTTTTTTGCACCACCATGCCGTTTTTTAGGTTGGTCAGAGACACTATTAATTTGGCCACCGGAGTTGTGTTGAATATTTGCAAATAACCCTTGTAGTATTGTAAAATCATTGTGGACATGAGCGATGTGGTGTCGTCGTGTTGTATAAACTTTAAAACTTTACTCTTGTTGACCACGCTGTTTGCGCTGTGGTACTCGTAGGCGGTTTGTAAAGTGTGCACCGTGTGTGTGTTGTTTATTTGTACGGGCTGTTTGAGCATCACCATGCCCTCGTGATGGTTGATGAATAGAATATCGTTGGTAAATTTGATTTCGACAGCGGTTTGGTTGTTTTTCAACCGATGGTAGATTATGTAGAGATTTTGCCGTTTACACATGAATTTGGTGGGTCGATTGTTGAACGCTACCAGTATATCGCCCGCGTCACCGATCAGTCCGTCGTTTAGTAAACTTTTAAACAGTCCGCTAATGTGTTTATAATTAACGTCTGGTAGGGTGACGTTGTGTGTCAAGAAAAATTTTTTACCCGCTACGGTCATTTCGCCGTGAAAGAAGCTGTCGATAAACTTGATGAAGTCGCCCGTGTGCTTGAGCATGTCTTGCTGGAGGTTCTCGTTGATTATGCGCAACACTTCGTTACCGATGCGATGTTTGAGCGGATAAGTCTCTAGATTGTTGTTGTTACTATTATAATCTTGGTCGTATTTCTTTTGTTTACTCAGCGTCTTGGACACGGACTGAATCAGTTTACCCGAAACTATAATATCATAGCACTTTTTCGACTCGACCGGGAACAAAACACCCGTGTGCTTTTTCTTGTTGTCTACAATTTTTAGCTTGTTGAATATCAGATTGTATGTCAACTGTAGCAGGTACGAGTGTTTGTATATGATCTTGTTGGACAGCGAGTCGATGTTGTAGTCAATGTCAACACTCATGATTTTCTTGAGCTGCTCAAACACGTGGTCGTAGCTTTCAAAATCAAACACAAAATCCATATCACGCCATTTACCACTGCACTTTAGGTAATCGCGCAGTATTTTGTTTATACCGCTGTCGACAATATAATCTTTGGCGTACACGTCCCTGACATAGAGTATGTCATCTTTGCGGTCGTACACTAGCTGTATGGCTCTATTGATGAACTTTTCGTTGTCATAGTTGCCGTACAGAAACATGCGCCGCATATTTTTATCTCTGGCATAGCGTTTGTCGAAAAAGTTGTGCAGCAACACGTTGTTGTTCATCATTATGTTGGGGAACGAGAAATGACGACCGTCCACTATGAACGTGCCCTCAAACCCAAAATTCTCCTCGTCTCGCCTAAAGAGCTTATCGAGCGTGGTGCCGATAATCACCACAACACAGTTGTGCATAACACACTTTTTAATATTTGTCGCGCAACAAAAGTATGTCTTTATATCTCGCATTTTTATCGGGTTCGTGAGCGGCGGTTCTTGACAGTGCCACACAAACGACAGTTCATGTTCGCGTTTTAATAGATCGTAGAGCGCGTTGAAATCTTCCACAACTCCCATTGTGTGCTCCACAGATCCACAAACATCAAATATATAATAAACCGCGTTATACGTGTCACGTGTCGCTATAAAAGCGGGCCGCTCGTCGCAGCTTGCACCATTACAAACACGATGGCAACCGTTGAACAGCTGCAAAATGTACACGTCAAAGTTTTTGGCAAGAGAAAGTCGGCGTTCGACTTGATCAAACTAATCATCCACCGGGACCGGATCGAGGCGTACTTTGAACGAAAGGCTGTAACGGATCGTGTGTGCAGCGTAGAGATTAGCGGTCTCAGACACTACGAGTTTACGGCGTATTCTACCAACGGCACGCAGCACCACAGCATCAATGGGATTATTGATATCGAGGATAATGATACGATGTATAATGTTATAGGAGGAAAAATACAATTTTTTATGCATATATTTATTGAATAACATTTAATGAATATACATGTGTTTTATTTTCTGCTACACGCTAGACACACCAAAAACATTACTTCTATAAATTGTAAAAAACAATTGGTGGCGCTGACGGTCAACGTTGCCACATTGTAATTGCTGTCGTTATATATCGGCGCAGCGATACACAAATCACCGATTATCATCATCGGCAACAACAATATGTTTTTCATAACCACACACACAGAGTGCAAAAATGAAGCGGAAAAGATTATCGCTAGACAATTTCGCGAAATCGAATGTGCCATTTGCTGCGCCGCTATTGACAATAACAAAAAGGGCTACATTTATATCACGTGTAACGGCGCCGCCGACTTGGAACATATTTTTTGCACCGATTGTGATGCAAAATTTACACACACCGACCCGTACAAACGCAAAATCGTGTACAAGTTTCAGTATCCATTCATAAACAACGAGCACGCCCGGGCCTTTCTTGACAAGAGCGACACGTTTATCCTAAACGTGGGCGAGGACAATCTCGTGAGAAACTTTACAAAAGAAATAAAAAAGGCGGTCACAGACTCGTATCAAGATTTAGAGCTCAGCTTCAGACTATTTGATTAAATTGAAAGATTTGACCTTTTTATATGTGGGTGTAACGTTGACCAGTTTCGTTTCGCCCATAAACATAACACCCGTAACTTTTTCCTCCTTGGTAAACTTTCTAAATTGGTTATGATGTGTGCAGCGTACAATTTTTTGATTGTAAAAATCGGTCAACTCCCGTTGTTGTATCATCTCATCGTCGAGCGTATTTATATCGTTTTTGGGCAATTGGTAAATGTTGTCAAAAAATAACATGGGGAGATTGTGTGGTTTGGCGACAAATTTTAAAAACGAGTACACGCTCTGGTTGATAATATTCATAATCTCCTTGACGGGCGACGCGCCGTTTGCGTTGATTACCAGACCAAACAGCTTGCACACATTTTCCGCCCAGTCCATGTACATTTTATACATGACTTTACGACTATACTCGTATTTAATAGCGTTCATGTTCAGCGATCGCAAAAGTTTGGTAAAGTAATAGTATCCCACAGAGTAGTCACCCTTGGACATTTGTAAAAACAAGTACACGCTCATATTCATATTTATCACATTATTAAAGTACTTGTCCATGACGAGCTGTATTTCATCCAGCTCTGTCGGCAAAAACGGCGCCTTGGCGATGTACACGTGAGGCACGCTTCCTATATCGATTCCGTTTATGTACATCAAATGGTGTAAATTAGAATCAATCATCGTCTCCGTTTCGTCCACGTCCATCGTTTCCGTATCATCCTTGTCATCCTTGTCATAATCATTTGTCTCTGACATCGTCACGCCGCTAATTTCTTTCATACCGTAAGCGTTGTTAATACTCATACTGTCAAGGGGTGTTTCTGGCGTTGTTTCGATTTCTTGACTTGGTCTGCGCGAAATTTTTTTCAATAATTCTTTACCTTTATTAACTAAAGAGGTTTTGTGCCTTTTTTCTCCATTACTATTTCGTCGTTCTCCAATACTACCATTACTATTTCGTCGTTCTCCAATACTACCATTACTATTTCGTCGTTTTACCTCGTTATCGAACGATAACTTTGGTTCATTATCCATGTTTTAAATAACAACTTAACTAGACCCCGCGACGCGCAATTATATATTGATTTTTTTTTCTCAAAACGACACATTAATAATACACAATACGCTTATGATCAGAATATATACTGGGTAATTTATACTCAAACTCTTCTGTTTGACCAGTATATCTGTTCTTGTAAAAATACACGCCGTTATTCTCATTCACGTAATCGTACGTGCTACACGCGGTGTCAGTCTCAGAGTTTATAAACGCCGTGTCGCTCCCAGATTGGTTCATAATGATCGACAACGACGACATTACAGATATTATAATTAAAAATAACGTCAGAGTGGTCGAAGAGAAATACCTTATTTTTTATGTAATCGACGTCGATGGCGCTATACGTCCAACATGCTACGGAACTATCGAAAGTCTACCAGCCGGTCAAAATGCTCAAGAGAGAATGTCCGTTTCATCCACAACAATCGTGTCGTCTACTGAGAAAGATGGGAGTGAGCAAGAAGCAATATAAGCACTATACCCCGCTCCATCTCACCTATTGCTCCATCACCACCATGCCATATTTCGAGTGGTTGGTGATCGACCGACTCGACATCGATGTGCAGCGCTCACACATTCTCAACAACTCCACCATGATTTGCGGCGTCAATTTCTACCAAGAACCCGGCGAGACGCTCACCAGTGTCTATCTGGGTAAACAGCAAAACATCAACTTGATCAAAATGATATTCCGAGTGGCCGACGAGTACTTACACAACGACAAATACGGCAGTAACGGTAATACTCGCATAGACGAAAACAACACCACCGACAGTAAACTGTACATACTGATGCATAGTTTATTTGTGGACTGCATCTACTCGGAACGACAATGTGTTATTTTACCACAGCCCGTGTATTGTCTGTACAAGGACGGTGAGGAGCCGGCGCTAGACGAAATATTCGCCTACTCCGCCTTTCCCGAGAGCGAAGACGCGTCTGTATGCCAAGACATTTACAAATCGTTTATTGTGTACAACACCGTGTTGACCATGATGCTCGCCATACCCAATCCGTTTAACGACAAAACCAAGGTCATATCTAAAATTATCGAATCCATCGGGTTGTGCGACGGCGGAATACCCAACGGACCAAAGAACAGAATCAAGGTGTGCGAACTACCGTTTGCCGTCGACACCAGAGAGTATGTGGTGCATAGCGAGGGACAAGCAAAAAGCTTGGGACACACAATGTGTCCTCCAAAAGAAATGGTCACAATCGTGTATCGTTACGCCAAGTGGGAGCTCAACCCAAAAAATTATCATAGATACATCTCCATGATTGTGGGCAACAATGAAAAGAGACAAAGCATTCGCGATTGGCACTACTTTATCATGAACTTTAAAACGTTTTTTTTTCCAACGTAAATACGCGCCGCTTTTTATACCATCGTTTAGTATCATGTACAAACACAACAACGTCTATCGCGAAACCACCATGGTAAACTCGTACGACCTAAATAAAAAAATACCGTACAACGAACACGGCGAATATCCAATTATCATCACCACCACCACATTATCGATATTTTTCAAGGCTCTATTCTTTACCTGTACAATTACAGCTCTCATTTTCGCAGTCGTTTATTTTACGTGGTTAAAAAAAATATTCCGCGTTTATATATTCACAACGTAATTATTCATGTATACACGATGCAATCGATTATTCCACTCTTGGTCTTAATCTCCATAATCGTCGCCGCTGAGGGAACAATAGCCGTTAATCCAGCACCAGACGTTGGTATCTCAGAAATACCCAAAGCCGACGCTGCGTTCGCAGAAAAATCGTCGTTAGTAACAGAAAAATCAACAGAGACAACACCAAAAGGAATAGAAAAATCAACAGAGACAACACCAAAAGGAATAGAAAAATCAACAGAGACAGTAATAGAAAAAACATCAACAGAGACAACAATAACAGAATCTACAGCCTCGGGCGTTGAAGAAACGACTGAGGAGACTGAAATAATAGTGGAAGAAAACGACGAGGATTTAGGCGACAAGTATGATTACACCAAGAAAGTTGTGCAAATTTACCAAATAATTCAGGGTAAAAACTATTATCTAGATTGCAGCGGACAAAATGTCGCTTTATACGACACGGAAACACCCAAATCGTCTTTAAATCTCATCTTGTACGAGCTAGAAAAAATCCACTCTGATGAACCAGACGATCAAATTGTGATCAGACATGAACAATCTCTGTACTACTTTTGTTTGAATCACTGTGGAAAATATTACATGACACCCACCCTCACCAGAGACTGTTTATTTATCAAATCACCGGTGGACGACGAAGATAACGTGGAAATTATCCATCTGCAAAAATTATTCAACCCCATCACCGTCACGATCAACGTTGAATTTGGTCAAATAAACTTTAAAAAAGACGCTGTTCTTTACATAAAAACACTCGACAAACTTCTCAACGCGCCGCTCACCAATTTGCTAGACCAAGCCGACGCCGAAGTGTGCACCGGAGAGTACGACATCCAAATTATCAACGGTGTCGAGGAAGAAACAGACGCTAACTTCGCACTCAACAGCGCCGGCGTTCATCTAAGCATCGTGATCGTTTGTATCACAGTAGTTTTTGTTATTACTACAGCGTTATTCATAATAGCAATTTGTATTCATAAAAGAAAAAATCATTAAATAATCAACTAAATCTATCGATTATTATTAAACCGCTTTACACCCATATCCCGAACACGCCAGCTAAATTTTACAAAATATTAGTATTGGTGTAAAAAAGTAACATGATGTCGAATGCGGAAATTTAAAAGTTGGATTTTAAATTTCCGCATTCGACATCATGTTACTTTTTTACACCAATACTAATATTTTGTTACTTAACTTTCGGATATAATCGGCTATTGTCGACAAAATTATTACTTAGTCCGTAATAATAGTGTACATGCTGTCGAGAAAAGCCAAAAGTTAAAGTTTAGATTTATCGACATCATTTGTATTTTTAAAAAGGCCATACTATTATATTGTATAATTTTCTTAATTTTTTATACATGTTTTATGTATGCCCATATAAAAATTTATACACAAACTTAATTTATCACACATGATGTCCAATCTGGAATTATAAAATCAAAAGTTTATATTTCCAGATTGGACATTATATCACATTTTATTTCGGTCATACAAAAAATTATAACAAGTGTATTTGTTTTTTATCGTTTATTTATTTATGGTAGTACAAAAATATTTTATTTCTCAACACATAATTGGTGTAATATACAGATCTCTTCAACGAAGTCATGCTGTTGTCGTTAATATAACTCTTAAGTTGTATTAAATTATTCTTGTAATAACTATGGTTTTGTACCATATCCATAATTTTTAGGGCCAACTCTTCCTGTTCTAGACGTAAAACGTCAATCTTTTGTCCGATTTTTAGACTCACATATCGGCCCGTGTTGTAGAACTGATCGCCCACCATGGGTATTCCCAGCAAGGGCACACAGCTATCTATCGCTTCATCGGTAGATTGTACACCACCCTGAGTAATAAACAGCTTAACATTAGCGTGATTCAATATGTCTCTTTGCGGAAACCATTCCCTAATTATCACGTTGCTAGACACATTGTATAAATCTCGAACGTTGTTGGATATTTTCCATAACACCATATACGGCACCCGAGCAAACGCCCTCACAAACTCACCAATCAACCCACTGTCCATTTCCATCGCGTCTATGCTAGAACCAAAGCTCACGTACACCACATTCTTGTGTTTGTCCAAGAAGCTCACATCCTTAGTGGGAGATCGTAGATGCATACCGCCAAAATACTGCACCATCGGAGTGACCGGCCTGTTGTTGTCAAAAATAGCCGGCACGTTTATGAATAACATTAACACGCGCTGTCTCAGTTTCTTCATAGTGGGTACACGTGTTCCGTAATTATCCCGCATGATATCGTGTTGCGCCCGCTCAAGCATGGCCCACTCTCGGTGAAGGATCGCCTCGTAGCTAGCATTTTGCGAAGATCTCCACAAGTTGGGATGTGTATTGGGGTTTCTCTCGACAATACCCATAGTTTCAAAGTTTTCCACCAATCCGTAGCCAGACGAAAACTGTATCACGGGCGCCTTAAACAAATACCCAAACACCAGTATGTAACTAATATACGCCTCACACACTACCAAGTCAAACATCTGGTCCTTTTGTAAAAACTCTCGTACATTTTCGTGTTGCATTTCCCGCACCACCATATCAACCAAACCCATGTAATTTTCCTTGGTTACCGTAGTTTCGTCTGCGACAACGCCTCGTTTCTTGATCATCGTCGAGTTTTTGACCAATTCCTGGAAATAGTGTCCTGGCAACGAGCAGTCAACTTGCGTGATGTATGTAATGTTTCTGGGCATTGTGGTAATAACTGTGACATTGTGACCGTCCTTTACCAGCTCGTCCATGTACGCGTTGAAAACCGAGTTGTGACTATATGCGGGTGTGGGAAACACGCATAGGATATTGTGCGCGGCGGCGCTGCTGGCCAAAACAACTACGATCGCTGTCCACATGATGACTGATGTTGGAGCGACGCGGTGGGCGGTTTATATACATTCGATGTGTGCGTTTATGTAAATCGGTGTATAATATTGGTGGTGCGCGCACACACACGCACTATTACATTAATATGAACATCGTGTCAAATGACGTGCGTAGTAAATTTTTATCCAACGAAACTAGGCAAGTGATGAATTTTCTGTTGAATTACGCCAATTTTGTGAGAAAAGGCGAGAATGTATCTCTCACGCCGATGGAGGACGCGTCGACGATTTGTTTCAATTGTAGACTACGGTTTGATAAAAAATCGTACATTTTTGTGGTGCTGCAAGATTTCGTCAAGGACGTAAACTGTTTCCGAATCTGTTGTTTGGGATGTCGCAATTCATTACCCATGTACGATTTTGTAGAGCTCTATCCGACGTTGTCGTTGAACAGCGTGAGAAAGTTGGTGTCGTGCGGTGTGCTAAAAAAGCTCGTGTTTGATTTTGACACCACCAACCAACCCCAGTATAAACGTTTTAGTATAAAAAGCAGCGTGGAAGAGTGTCTAAATGAAATAATGGAGTTTAAGCATGTGGATAAAGAGATTAACACCATTGAAATTGTGTACGACAACAACAAGCTGATAGGTGCGCAAACCGTGGACGATATGCGCGTTGACCATAACACGTTCAACTTTGACAAACCGCTCGTGTTTACGAAAAAGTTTATGCATGACATCAACCAGCATTTGGACAACGATAAAAAGTTTAGCTTAAACGTTTATTATACCCAGAAAAAGTACATGCCGTTTGTTGTGTTTTACTACAAACCCGTCACGTTAGAGTGTGTGTTTTGCGCTAATAAAGTGCTGAAAACAGGCCAACCCATATTGACTTGTAGCGCGTGCGGATTCACGAGTCCCGATTATTGGGCCAAACGAGCCAACTATTATCGCGCCCGGTTCAAATATGTGGAAAAGGATGTGGACGAGATGAAAAAAAGGAAAGCAAAAAATCCACAATCTCGCGAAGCCTTTTGGCACCAACCGTTCGAATCAGACAAATTGTTTTGGACAACGGATAAACAAAAAGGCACCACCAAAGTGAGCCTTTTGTGTTACAACAGCGACGTGTATACACCAAAACAAATGTTTTTATAAGGAATTTTAATTTTTAAAACAGTATT